GTGGGACTGGTCCACGTGGCCCCGTTGGACCTACAGGCCCACAAGGCCCTGGAGGTGCCCAGGGTGCTACTGGCCCGATGGGTCCCACTGGTAAGACTGGACCTCAAGGTCCTGGCGGAGGTACGGGACCTATCGGTCCTACTGGTCATACTGGCACGACTGGTCCTGTTGGACCTACTGGTCCTGGAGGTGGGACTGGTCCACGTGGCCCCGTTGGACCTACAGGCCCACAAGGCCCTGGAGGCGGACAAGGACCTCGTGGACCTCAGGGAGCAACTGGTCCTGTTGGACCTACTGGTAAGACTGGTGCGGTATCTTCAGTTTCAACAACTGGCTCAGGTAACGTCGTTACAGCCGTTAGCGGCACTTCTCAAATTACTGTCACTAAAGGCTTCACGGCAGCACCATCAGATATCATTGTTGTCTCTGCTACTCAGCCAACTTCCAGCAATTGTAAGATTTGGATAAAGATTTAATTATCAAATAATATTATTTATAAAAACTATAGTTTTATAGGGCAAAGTCATATAAAGGCTTTGCCCTTATTTTTGTATTATAGTGAAAAGGTAATGCTCATAAAACTACTAAGAAAATATTTTGTGAGGAGGTGAATGACAATATTATGTTTGAAGCTTATCCTTATAATTATAATCCTTATTTTGCTCAACAAATGGCTCTCCAATATCAACAGCCGCAGCAAATTCAAGGAGTCAAATTCGTCAAAGATTTACAAGAAGCACAAAATTGTTCCATTCCTATCGGAACTAAAGCGCTTTTTATGAATCAAAACGAAAATATTTTCTATCTCAAAGAAAACGATTTCAATGGAGTCTCAAACGTTACATCGTACAAGTTTGAAGAAATCAAACCACGTAGCGACGAGAACTATATAACTCGTGAGGAATTTGAGAAATGGAAGGAGGAATATGAACAGTCTATACAACAAAGTAAGCGGGTCGCAGACGTACCCGCGCAACTCTCCCAGCGGCAACCAAATGGAACAACTGCTGAATTTTATCAAAACAACTTCACCCAGCCAAGCCAAGGCACAGGTGGAGCAACTTATCCAAGAGAAGAAAGTATCTTCCAGTGAGTTTGAGCAAATAAAGCAACAGGCTCAACAAATTGGACATGTTCTTGGATTCAAATAAAACTTTGTTGAAAAGGAGTTTATATTATGGAAAATGGTATGACTTTATCTGACATTGCGGCTGTCACCGACAAGAACGATTGGGGTGAAGGCGGATGGATGTGGATTATCGTCCTCTTCCTGTTTATGTTTGGCAATGGCGGATTCTGGGGCAATCGTGGACCCGCAGAGCAGCCTGTCACAGAGTCAAGTCTTTGTAGCGCAATGAACTTCAATAATCTTGAAAATGCAGTTGGTCGTCTGAGCGATAACGAGAATCTTCATATGATGCAACTTTCTCAGGGTCTATCTACTGTTGGCTATGAGAATCTGCGTGACTTTGCGGATACCCAAGCCGCAATTAAGGATGGAGATTATGCTCTATCTAGTCAGCTGGCTCAATGCTGCTGCGACAATAAAACTGCTACTTTGGACCTTAAATATACCAATGAAGCGAATGCAGCTGCTATTAATGCAAATACTACAGCACAAGTTCAGAAGGTTCTTGATGCTATTTCTCAGAATAAGATTGATAGCCTTCAGGCGCAAGTTTCCGAACTCAAGACCCAGAACATGTTCTGCGGCGTGCCTCGTATTAGCCCATATGGCTATGGCGTAGTTCCTAATTTTGCCCAGGGTTGCTGCGGCACCACTTTCTAATCACCGTCTATCTTCGGTAGTAGGGAGTGGAGAAAAGGCCACTCCCTACGCTTATGTAAGGAGTCTTTATTATGGGAATGAAAACAATAGGACGTTTCGTATTCGATAATACAACACCTGCGCCAGTTGCGGCTGGAGCCAATATCCCTTTGCCGCAATCAACCACTTCAAATAAATGCGTGTCATGCGACGGAAACACGATTACTATAAATAAAGCAGGTGTATATCAAATTTCTGCTAATTTCACTTTCACTGCTACTGCTGTTGGGGTGATTGAAACTATGATGTATCGTGCGGGCAATGCGGTTCCTGGAGCCTATGCTTCTGATACAGCAACCACTATTGGAAATAATACATCACAATCATTCAATGCAATTGTCACCGTGCCGCAAAATGCTCCAATTCTTCAACTCAACTTCAAAGCCACAAATGCGACAAGCGTGCGAAATGCGAACGTGATTGTTATCAAGGTAGCATAAAATGCTGTGCATCAAGGAACTGTCTGAAAAAATCTATGAAGAATTGGACGATGCTAAATGGTATGCGGAAAAAGCTATCAAGTATAAGGATACGGATAAACAACTAGGTGACACTTATATTCAAATCTCTAAAGAAGAAATGGCGCATATGAATAGGTTACACGACCAAGTTACACGTATAATTTATGATTTCCGCAATTCAAAGGGTGAGCCACCAAAAGAAATGATGGCATTATACGAATATGAGCATAATAAAATTATAGAACGCGCTGCGGAAGCGCAATACATTATAAACATGTATAAGTAAAATCTTGGGCAAACCGATATTATATTGGTTTGCCCTCTTTTATTTTATCCTGACAAAAATAGCAAAGGAATATTTTGGACGCAAAATGAATTAGTAGATGCTCAGCCAAATGAAATGACTGAGATATATACTAACATAAAAGCTCCTAATATTTATTTCAATATAGAAAGACGCTATTTATCCAAAGATTTATGTGAATACCACTAACTTGAAGAATCTTTGTTTCAAAATAAGTTAGTGCTTGTTTTGAAAGGAGATTAGTTTGGGAAATTGGGTAGAAGTTTGGGCAGAAGACGTAAGTAAGACGGGATTTACTGTTGTCGGTAGATTTCATAACAATGGTTATACTTGGGACGTTGGTGACGGCCTTGATTTTTCCTTGTGGGTGGGCAGCGAAAAAATCTACACGCATAAGGAATATGTTTATCAAAGCAATTGTAAAAATGTAACCATTTCTAAATGGTATGATTGTGGTACATCTTCTTCTGACCGCTCATTTACTATCTGGATGCAGTGGGATGACCATGGAGAATTCAATTACGTCGATAGCTGGCAAGCAAAAACGACTGTTTATGTTTCAGCTTCAGTATATTCCGCAAAGGCTCCAACCAATGTGACAGCAACGGCTACGGGAACAACCGCTACTGTTACATGGGCGCATGATGGAAATTCATCTACATATCCACTAAGCAATTTCTCGATTTCAAAAGATGGATTCGCGACAAAAACTGATGTAGGTGCAAGTGTTCGCAGCACAACATTCACAGGCTTGGATTTGAATAAAGCCTATACCTTTGAAGTTCGTGCAAATGGTAGCGCTGGTAACTCAAGCCGAGTTAGTTCAAATACTGTGTATACTCAGCCAGAAGCTCCAACCAATGTGACAGCAAACATTCTATCGTTATCCGATACAGCATATAATTGTTCTATAAAATTTGATAATACTGCAATTAGTCCAACCAATAAAATTGATGTTCAATATAGCACAAATGGAACAACTTGGTATGGACCAAATGGTTCGACTTCTGCAGTATATAGTTTAAACGGAGTTCAATCTTGTGAAATTAATGATGCAAGCGCCACTGTTTTAGATACTACTCTCAAAAACATTTTCAAAAAAATGAGGACACAAGCAATAAATGGGCAAGCTCAGCCACAATTATATTTCCAAGTGCGGGTATATAACACTGGCAATACGACACATAGCGATTGGGCTAAAACAAACACTACGAAAGTGAACTTGATTGCTAAAGTGTATGTTCGCATTCCAGATAAACAAAAGCTGAAGAATGTATACTTCTACACTCCAGATAGTACAAAAAAGCCTAAAGTATCTTTCAAAATATAATTTCTTTATAGATAAGAGATAAAAGGAGATAATATGAACGACCGCAATGGCAAGCCTATAAAAATTTACGACGAAGCTGGCAATGAGATTACCGAAGCTGATGTAGATACGTCTAAAGGCCGCCTTGAATCAGATAAGAAATTTATTGCCCACCATGACGCAGAAGCTGCTGTAGCACAAGTGAAACACTACCGTGTGAAGACTGTCTACTTCGAAGATGCTACCTCCATTGACCTTGATGGGGATAACACTGATTCGCATCTTGTCGTTATCGATGATAAGCAAGGCGTATTTGAATATATCGATGAAGCGCGCGATGCTGTTCGAGGAATGGACCTCGAAGAAGTAATTGATGTTGAAAAGAAAGAGGCAAAAGAAGCTTATGATGAATATGAAGATATTCAAGTATATAAGCTTTATACCGCCGCAGAGTTAAAAGAGCGTCAAGAAGCAGAAGAGAAAATGAAAAAGCAGCAGGACTTTATGGCAAATGGTCCTGACCAGCTAAAGAACAATACAAATTCTATCGATGATTTATATATAACTATTGCCGACATAACGGCAGGAAGTGGTGAATAATAATGGCAGTTTCAGAAAACGTATATCGCGTAGTTAAAAAGGCAGTTAAGATTCGCGTTGCTCGTGGCGAAGACGCTTATGAAGTAATCGCTTCATATCCTAAACTTTCTGACGAGCAGAGTGCACGACTTACACAAGAACTTATCGAGGACGGCACTATCGTTACTGCTTAATCCAAAAGAAAGAAGGAAAGAAATGGCTATCAACTGGAAACTTCGTTTACAAAATAAAGCAACTTTGACTTCTATTATCCTTGCCGTGATTGCTTTCGTATATCAAATGCTTGGCTTATTTGGTGTTATCCCTTCTATCAGCCAAGATACGCTTATCAATCTCGCTGGCCTAATCATCAACATGCTTGTTGGTTTTGGTATTGTTGTTGACCCAACCACGCAAGGTATTCATGATAGTGAGTTGGCTATGAGCTATAATGCTCCAAAAGAAAGTGAGTAAATAATATGGCAGATTGGGAAAATGTTCAACCCGATGAATATATGCTTCTAGGTCAGAACTATAGCTCTGGCCGTCCATGGGGCATCAAAGGCATTACTGTTCACCACATGGCTGGCGATCTAAGTGGTGCTACTTGTAATAATGTTTGGCGCAATGCGGGTACTTCCGCACATTATTGCGTTGATAAAAACGGCTATATCACACAGCACGTAAATGATACTGATCGCGCATGGGCTTGCGGCGACGGTATCGGAACTGGCCTTGGTAATGATACAACTATCTCTATCGAGCACGCAAATGATATGAACAATAAGTGGACCGTTCATGCGGCTGCTATCGAATCTGGTTCACACCTTGTCGCTGCGCTTTGCAAATATTATGGCCTTGGCCGTCCTGAGTGGGGAGTCAACGTCTTCCCGCACAAGCATTGGTCAGCAACCAGCTGCCCAGGCGAGCTTTACGGTTCACAAAAGGATGCCTATATGGCTCGTGCTCAAGAGTGGTATGATGCTATGGTCAATGGCACCGATGCTGGCGAGGCACCTGCAGTTCCTACCACCCCTTCCGCGCCAAGCGCCCCTGCGCATCGTGAAAACACGGAAGGCGTAGTTTCTACTAATATCCATTACGCCCTTCGCATGATGGATGGCACTTGGCTTGATACTGTTACCAATTTTGGTGATGGTGAAGATGGTTTCGCGGGCTATCCTTGCCATGAACACGACCTTATGATTGCATGGGTTGATAATGGCAACCTTCAGTATCAAGTCCATACTAAGAATCATGGCTGGCAGCCTTGGGTTGCTAAGGCAGACAAGAATGATACTGAGAATGGTTGCGCTGGCTGGCCTGGCGACCCTATTGATGGTGTTCGTATGTATTACTCCACTCCTACTGGACAAGACTACCAGCAGGTCTGGTATCGTTCTCAAACTGTTGACCGTGCTGGTTGGCTTGATGTCGTCTGCGACGATGGCGGTTCAATTGCTGGTTACACGGATGATTATGCAGGCTTCTATGGTGAGTCTCTTGACCGTCTACAAGCTTGTATCTCCGACCATAATCCTTTCTAAATAAATAAAAGGGCTACCTAATCTAATTTAGGTAGCCCTCTTTTTTTTATTCATTTATAAACGGCGGCATATAATTCACACCATCGATTTTGTGTTGCCTGTAAATTAACTTATAGATATCAGGTTTCACATCATAACCATAAAGTCTATCATACGCTTTATTCATTTTAGAAAGCGCTTTCTTGAACCTCCACTCGTTCAAGCTGCGCCGCAAATCCGATACAAATACTGTCAGCTTCATCCGTTGTCACCTCTAAATCAAACTTATCTTTTACGAAATTGATTGCATTCTGCTTTTGGTCTTCACGTTTGCGGCCAAACGATACGCCGCATTTATCTTTCAAAATTTTGCGCCAATGGGAAGGAGCAAGAATTTTATATTTTACAGTATTATTATAACACCAAATCATTAGTGCAGCCTGAACGTATGCCAATTTCTGATACGTACTGACATTGCCGCACTGTAATTGAATATCTTCGAATGCGATTGATGCAAATTGATATTGATTATGCAATTCACTAATGTGTTTCATGAATTCATTTAACCTTTGTTCTATTGGAAGGGTTGGTTTAATTGAAAATTTTCCGCTAGCAACCAACTGACGATTTTCAAAAACAGACCAGCCAGTCGTTCCAAGAGCTTGGTCTACAGCGAGCATCTTTTTATTCATAATTGAATCCTATCTTTATATATAAATAAGAACGTTATTTCTTATTCATATATAAAAATAAAGGGCAATTATCTATTGCCCTTTGTCCAATTTTATCGTCCTGTGCTACCGAATCCGCCACGAGTCTCATTATGAAGATCAACCACTTCTTTGAACTCAACGCTAGATTGTTTCTTCATAATGCGGAATTGGCAAGGACGCTCGCCCTTTTTAATAACTGTATCACGAATAGCAAGTACAGGCATCATCCAGATATCATCATTACCATTATAGGATTCGTCAATAATACCTACGCCATTTGTTTGAATCACTCCAAAATGCTTGAAGGTAGAAGAACGAGGTGCTACATGCGCTTCATAACCTTTTGGAAGCTGGCAAGCAAAACCTAGATTTACATAGCCATACTCGCCCTTTTTGAGTGTCACATCCTCGTAGGCATAGCAATCAATCCAATCACCCTTGTCAGTCATTTCCATATGCGCCGCGCCAGGAAGATACTTGATTTTGATTGTCTCTTTTTCTACCACTCTTCAATCTCCTTTGCTAGCGTGTCGTTGCTTTCTAGTTGTTTGAAATAAGCTTGGAAATATGCTTTAGATAATTTTTGTTCCTCTGTATAAGGAATAATCCAAAGACGATATCCATTATTTTCACACCATTTTTGCTTTATCATATCACGATATTGTGTTTTTTGAACTATCTCCTGAGTACACCAACCTGATGTAGGTGAATAATGCTGTTTTCCGTTGTATTCAATCAAAAGTTGAAATCGTGGAATATAAAAATCAAATCGTAGTTTAGCATTTGTTAATGGATTTATGCAATTTTGAAAAGTTTTTTGTCTTTCAAATTTTATATTCAAATCTGCTAAAATTTTATCAATTTTTTCTTCAGCTTTTGATAAAACGCATCCACAAGAATGTGTGTTGCCAGAGGTTAATGAATTTGTTGTTGCAATTGTATGTTTCCCACAATCACATTTACATTCCCATAAATAATTACCATATTTATCTTGTTTTTCTAAGCACCGAAGAACCAATAGTTTACCAAATCGTTTTCCCAATAAATCTACGCGTCGATATTTATATAATTGTTTTTTATATGGACATCCAGCTACGCCGCAACTTTTACTATGACCATTGGTAAGGTGTAAAGCTGTTTTTTCAACAATCTGTCCGCAATCACATTTACATATCCATTTTATGCCTTTTCCATTTGGAGAACGATGCTTAGATAAACCAACAACTGTCAATGACCCGAATCTTTTTCCTGTTAAGTCTTGAAATCGACCATTATTTTGAGTTTGTTTAGAAAAACAACCGCAAGAGCGAGTTTTTCCTTTTTTGATGTCTTGTAAATATGCTGAAAACGTGTTATAACAATATGGACACTGAAATTCTGCATATCTCAAATTATTGCGTTTTGGCAAATCTCGTTTATAAATAACATTATAAGGTCCTATTGGAGAATCCTTTTCAATTATTTGTTTCTTACACATACATTTAGTCTAGTTCAATTTTATTTATAGAAATAGACATATAGGGAAGCTCAGGCTCTTTAGGGTTATTGATAGTGAAAACAGCCTTCGTGACGAAATATTCATCGATAATTTCACCCTGTTTGGTTACTTCCTTCTTAGTCCAAGAGAAAGAGGTAAGCGTATAACCACCTTCCGCGGCCTGGTCTTGCAACTGCTGGTGAAATTCCTCTACTTCTTCAATTGTATCGATTCGATATTCCGTAGTATTCTTTAGAATCCAATGAACTGCCATAACTTACATTTCCTTTTTCTCTACTGGACAATCAACAACTTTTTCAATCATTTCAATTAGTTTTTCAATATAATCCGCTGGGCCGCACACAGTAATTTTCCCTACTGGATTGGCCGTAATCATCTTTTCGACCATTGAAACCAGGTCAGGAAACCAACAATTTCCGCCATCAAGCTGTTTGCTATTTTCATCGATGATAACCGCTCGAATGGCTGCTTGCGGAAAACCCATAATTACCATTTCATTCATTGTTTTATCTACCTTAACAATCTACTTCGCAACTTTCGTATGATACCGAGATATCATCTTCTGTATATCCTTGAGCGGCTAGTCGCATACCATATTTGATATAATCAATTACTTCTTCAGCTGATACCAAACTACGGCCAATAATTGCATCTTCAGGACAACCTGTCAGACTGTGTACGCTGTAGATAGTTCTAGTGCTGCCATGATTATCACGAACCTCTGTCAGCTCTTGGAATTGAATAATATCATTATAATCGTCATCTTCTTCATAGATATAAAAATCTAGCTTACTCAACCTCTACAACCCCCCAGCTATAATCAAAAAGCATATACATATCTACGTCGTATCCGCCTTCATCGTTATGATTGCGAACCCAACATGAATAAGAATTAGTTCCAGGCTCATAAAAAATATCAATAAGTTCGCCACGCGATTCGAGGATTTCTTTGACTTCCTCAGTGCCTTTCATGTAATTCATATTATTGAAATGAAGAACTGTATAATCATTCTTGTCACGACACAGAAGCATATAATAATTCTCAAGTGGAGCAGTTGAAAACCAAGCACCGATATTTGCTAGAAGAGTAGATTTTTGTTGGTCAGTCAATGAAGGTTTTTGACAATATACCATCTTTTGAATTTCATAATTCGAGTATTCAATATCCATAATTATCCTTTTCTCTTTTGTATATTTATATTATATCACATAAAAGAATATTAGTCAAAGGATAATTTCTGTTTAGCATTTTTTATGCGGGCATTGCCAAGCCGCACATAATCTTTATCAAGCTCAATACCAATAAATTCTCTATCCAACAAAGCGCAGGCAACACCAGTTGTCCCACTTCCTGAAAACGGGTCTAGAATTTTGTATTCCGCTGGTATGATTCCAACAAGCCATTTCATGATTTCAACAGGCATCTGACATGGATGGGTGATATTGATGCCGCCATCATCCTTATTCTTATTTTTTACTTGCGGCATTTCTTTCCAATCATAGGAACGCGCTCCACCAGTACGCTTATATAATTCCGCAACACGCTTATCTTTCATATTCTTATAAGGCTGTTTGTATAAGCTGAAATCAGGCTTAATACCAAAATAGGCGCAATCACGATGCTGTTTTTCCGTATTCGCGTTATATACCCATGAACATACCTTTTGGGGAATTTGGTTCATATAAGCAGCCAGCACATATAAACTTTCAGGATACATGATTACACAAGATGGCGCTTTAAGAAATATATCCCGCAAATCTGTCCAATAATTTTCATTCTTTTTATTGTCTGTATAGGTATTATAATGATATTTAATATTATAAGGAGGGTCGGTTACAATTACTGTTTTATCATTGATATAATTATCAATAATTTCATAGCTATTACCTTGCACAATTGTTTGAGTAGCCATATCTCTCCTTTATCATTTAATATATATATCTCATTTCATAATTAATATAATTATATTATACTATAAGATTCTTGCTACGTCAAATACAAATAGAGCACCCATTAAAATTGATGGGTGCTCTATAATATTTACTTACTATTTTTTCGCCAACGCCAATAGCCATAAAAAGCATTGATTAGATATGCCGACCACATAATAACCATTACTGAATTTTCCGCAATGACCCACATAATAACAGTAATTATATTAGTCACAATCCAGCATAACCATTGTTCACTATATCGAGTTGCCATCAAGATAGTTGCCACAATAGAGAGAACTGTAGTAGTACCATCTAGTAAAGTCATTACTCCTCCAAGAGAAATAAGAACTAAATGGTAAATGAAAGTAATAACAGCAATTGCCGCAATTCCTATTACAATTTGCTTCCAATTCAACGCGCGGCAAATGACTTCTTGCTTATCTGTTTTCTGATTATTCTTCCAAAGAAAATAGCTAGCAATATTCATAGGGACATAAAATAGCACATTCAACATTACTTCACCAAAATAAAGACTGTTGAAAGCAATAATGCTATAAGCGATAACATTCACAAGGCCAAAAATAAATCCAGACTTTTTGCCTTTGGCACATAAGACAACACTAAAGATTCCAGTAATTGCGGCTACAAGGTCTAGTAAAGATAATGCCCATTCTCCTCCTGGAATTGCTACAATAAAGAAATAGAGTGCTGCAATAAAACTGTTCCAATAAGAGTTAGTTCGAACCAGTTCCATTCAAAACTTTTGATAAATTGCTTCATCTTTATTCCTCCAGCATATCCTTGATATAGTTGACAGCATTGATATAATTTTCTTCATACGTTCCATTTAGAATCTTGATTTTCTTATTATATTTATCAGTATACATTTTCTTTAGCTTATCGCTCAAATCCCAACGCTGTTCTTCTTCTCTATGTGTTCTCATTCCATCTGCTACAAAAGGAACTGTTGGCTCAAAGAAAAGAATCAAATCATATTGAGTCTCTTTAGACAAAGCATCTCCTACAGGCAATCCATTTTCTTCATATAGTTCCGCGTAAAAATTTGTAATAATAGAATCAGTGTCTAAAAGAGCTACCATATTGGCATCTTCTTTAGCTTTAATATTGTCCATATACTGAGAACAAATAAACTGATTGTAATATTCAACGCCTGGCGAACTAATCTTTTTGAATCCCTCTGAAATCAATCTTCCTTGTTCTTCAGAATAAGAAGTATTGAAATATCTCGCTAGCTTGCGGACAGTAGTGGTTTTGCCGCATGAACATGTTCCCACAAAAAGAACGGTCTTATTGACTAATTGCTGATATGCTCTTGGAAGATATGGATAAGCTTGACTAAACGGCATGTTTCTCAATTTTGTTCCACTGATAGGCTCTACTTCTCTTCCTTCGTCAAGAATCACTGCGTCTGCCCAAGGATAAAATTCACGAAAATATTCGCTATACTCTGATTCACTAGAATAGCAAACATCAAATTTACCCATCAAGTTGACCATATCTTCGCACTCATAATACCATGGATGCTTCCCCTCTTGTTCAGCTCTATCATCGGCTGGCTTACTGTCATAAGCAATTACTTCGATATTGGGGAAATCATTCAACTCTTTTCTAAGAGCTAATTCTCGAATGTGTGGCGTAAGATACTTTTTATTGAATCTTATATCTTGATTTTGTATAATATCAAGTTCCTCTCTTCCATTATACATAAGTACAACATAAAGATGTTCACACTGAGAGGCAGCTCGAAGAATACAATTCAAATGTCCACGGTGAAATGGCATAAATTTTCCACCATAGAAACCAGTTTTATACATTGTATTTTTCCTTTCTCCGCAAACAAAGAAAACCAGCTACCCCAAAATCTGGAATAGCTGGTTAAAAAATACAACGCAACTACGATTTGGGGACAGTTTAAAGTCATAATTTGCGACATCGTAAAACAACTTGGACTTTGTAAAAGAATAATTCTTTACTATTTATATTATATTATAATTTTTTTATGTCTGTCAATTATAAAGAAAAGACCTATTTTTTTATAGACCTTCACCAACCAATTCAGTTAGGTCATCAAGAATAAGCGTAAGCTGCTCTGACTGGGCCGCGGTACAGTCATTGACCTTCTTACCAATGCCGAGATACTTGTCGGTAATCTCGGTAATCTTTGGTGCCCACTTGGATTTGAAGTCTTCCTTTGAGACGTTCTTTTGGATTTGGCCTACGAGTTTCTTAAACTCTGCCGTCAGCTCCTCAAAAGGACGCTCTGGAGCAATATCAAAAGCAGTAGTACGCTCGTCGGTCACAAACTGACCATTCGTCTCTGCGGCTTGCTTGTCAATAGCCTCTCCGATAGCATCAACGAGATTATCATAAGAAAAATCAATCTTGTTTGGAGTATACTTGAAACGAGAGCCTGCAACAAAACGAGGAGTGCCACGCATATAAAGGACAGTATGAGTTGAGCCATCTTCATCCTCTACTGGGCGAGCATAACCAATAATGTCACTCATACGGTCTACAATCAAACGAGGTTTATTTCCAAGAGTAGGCACAATCTGATTGTATTCTTCACCAGTCTGTTCATCCTTGAACGTCTTGTCTTGTGAGTGAGAAATCATTACAAGACCATAGCCCATCTGTGGAATTGAGCGGAGAGCTTCGTCAAATTCTTTTGCTGCTTTGCCCCAACCCTGGCCATAAGGAATTTCATTGATGGCAGATACACCAGCTTGATTACAAATATACTTTTCACAAAGGTCATAAGCAATATCCGCGGTATCTACAATAATATTAGAATACACTTCATGAGCTTTTTCATCACGAAGCTGCTTTAGAACCTGCTTGAACTCAGACCATTTATTGATTGGCTGTGGCTTACAACCTTCAATGGTAAGGTAGCCAGCTTCGAAAGCTAGTAATAGAGCCTTGGGAAACTTCGCGGCAGTAGACGTTTTGCCCGTTTTAGGCTCGCCATAAAACATAACTGTATAGCCTTCAAGTGAACGACTTACTTTGTGTGGTTCAATAGAAAAAATATCAATGCCCATATATCTAAACCTTTCTTTTTATTTATAAATAATAAGAAGGGGTTTCAGCGGACCCCTTGGCCGCATTATTTACTAAAATTCGAAGTCGTCGTCATCATCATCGACAACTGCCTTGGCTGCAGGTTTAGATGCTGCCTTGGTGGTTGTCGCAAAACCGTTGCCATTACGCTGAGCCTGATACTCGTCATGGTTCTTCTTGACTTCGGCAAGGTGCTCTTCACGCTCGTCAAGCATCTGCTTCAGTTCCTTTTTAGTCAGGGTTGATTCATCATCGAACTCCATAGGCTCCTTGGATGCGAAATTGACATCCCATCCACGAATTGTACGAGTGGTAGTATGCGCCACAGGGTCGCCAAATGCACCCTCAGTATAAGTTACATTCTCAATAACAGTGGAAACAATGTCGCCCTGAACATTTGTCAGAAGAGGATTCTTGGTTGAAATATCATAACCAAGGAAGTAATCTTTTCCGCCAGGAACACGCACAGTAAAATCAATCGGCATAATAGACTTGCGGAAATCCCACATATAGCCAGACAGACGGACAACTGAATCTTGGTCCTCATACTCCTGCTCAACGCACTTGGTAATTAAAGTATCGATGTTAAATGTTGCGCCGAATTCTCGAACATCATTCACATGAACGAAGCTACCCTCAACACGCTTAGGTGAAGCCATCTCACCATCACGAGTAACAAAATCATTCACGCCAGCAGAGCCGCCAATACGAATCTTAGTTGCAGCGCTACCGACCTCTTCAAAAGTCTTGACATTAGCAATTAGATTCTGAAGAAGACCATAGTTTTGATTTGGCTTAGTTCCAGCTGCATCCCAAAACTCTGCAACATATCGGAAGTTCACAGGAACAACATTCATCGCATCTTCATCGGTCGCGACTCGAATCTCGCCTGAAATGAACGGAACACCCTTTCGACTTACTCGCTCTTGAAGGGTGTGAGAAAAAACATAACCAGCTACATTTACATTATTTACAAATTTCTTAGACATATTTTCCAGTTTGCCTTTCTGTCTCAACTTTCAATATAATTATTATACTATTTATTTTTTGTTTTGTCAAATCTTTTTTGGATACCTACCACAAGATTGTGATTCTAAGCAGTATTCAGTTTCATCGCACTTACACATAAAAATCAATTGGCATAAAGTTGTCCATTCAGACGAATAATGGCTTAACTCTCGAATGATTTCACGCATGAGAGAACGATATTCAGGCAATGCTCGACTGCACAAACGCTGTTTAGCCATATCAGCTAACCAACGAGCGTTACCGCGCACACTCAAAACTGTATTAGTTCCAAGAGGAAGAAGATTCGCGGCATCTTCTTTGGAAATTCCGCAAGCTACTAAATAGCAATATGCTTTATTGATTTCATCCATGGTGGCATTATATACGTCCAAAGCGTTTTCATCTTGTGAAATACCACTTGGAGTATAGTAATTGAAACCTTTCATATTTACATATCGAGTTGACTCTTGGAGACGGGTAGGCAATCCTCCATTATGAGTATAGAATTCTCTGGCGACTCGACAAGAGATATCTTCTAACTTCATAAACACTTGCGGATATTCAAGTACACGATTATGACCGTCTCTGATACAGCGTACTCCACGTTGATAATTTTTCATATCGCTTTCTACATCAGAGCCATAACAAATTCCAGCCATTTTGCCAATCAACGTAATTGGATTCTTTGTGGTTTCTTCAAAGATAGTGACTTTACCCGCCAATTTTATCTCCCAACTGTTTGTCAGTAAACATTTTCAAATGCCATTGAAGATTATCTTGTAGTCGCTTGTTGTTAGGTTCATAAGATAAGGCTTTAGCTGCTGCAAGAATACCTCTATCGTATGCTCCTACGTTATAACAAGCAATAGACAACATATCCCACAACTCAAATGTCCACGAGTTATCTCTCTCAAGCCATGAATAATGCCTAAAAGAATTTTCAATTCCCATCAACAAAATAAAAATATCAGAATCCCATTGCTTTTTATGCTCAAACACACGAGCCATAGCGATATAAGGTTCTCGATACGTCTTATCGGCAACAATTGATGACCAATATGCCTCTAGCGCATCTTGATATTCTTCAATCGCGAAATAAGAATCGCCCATAAACAAATAACAGCTAGCTCGTTCCACGCTTGACATATTGTCCCAATTATTGTTGATAATGTCTTTCAATTCATTGATTGAATACGCATATAGACCGCGATAATAATATTCATGGGCTAGATAAATGCGGCCATACCAGTCATCAGGATATTCTTTCTTGCGCAATTCCAAGAGTGGAAGATAAGAACCACGTGATTTCGACATATCAGGATGGTGATGAAGATGAATCGTATTGAAGAGATTCAAAGATTCCACATTATCTGAACAAATAATTTCTGTTTCTTTTTGGCACAAAGTTTCATGGACTGGAAATTTCCAATACCAATCACGAGAATGGATTTTATCATAAGTAAATGTGCGGCCATTGTTGCCATATTCATCATGCGACCAAGTATACGCATAATAGCAACGCTTATGGAAACCTTCAATCCAATTTGCTCTTAATTGTGCGGCCCAACCAAATTCAAAAACTTCGTCTAAGTCTGTGCAGACCAAGATATTCGCATCCTCTGGAATCAATTCCATGGAATCATTACGGGCTACGTCAAAACGCCATATTTCATATTCCTTTTGTGATACAAATAGTTTGTCTTTATATGTGCTTTTTTGCAATTCGCAAAAATGCTCATATGTTCCATCAGTTGAACCAGTATCAAGCACACAAATATAATCTGCTTCATTCATGCTGTCCAACCAAGTATCTACAAATTGAAGTTCATTCTTACAAATAGCATATACGCAAATTTTATTTTCCAAAGCCAACACCTCGATTGCTATTATAACCAAATTCTACAGAGTTATATACATCAATATAGTATCGTTCTTTTTCGTCTAATTCTTCTTTTTTACATTCTTCAAGTAGCTCAAAAGTAAATCCGTATAAGCCCTCTGCAAGCATTGCAGCATATAGCTTGTTTCCCACTGGGGTATCGATTCCAAGACCTGCTTTACAGTGCTCTGACCAACGCTTTTGTAGAGAAATTGCTTGTCCGACATAACACATTCCTGTTTTCAAACTCGTGATTTTATAAATGCCGCACGTGTCTTTATGCGGCAAAATATTAGCAAAGGTTTTCTTCGCCACTGGCTGATAATATGTTTGCCAAATAAGCATGGAGAGGATGCGCGGTTTTGAAAGTCTGTCTTGAATCGACCGCAGAACCTTGATATCCGCAATCTCATTTTCAGGGATATTGAGCCTATACGCATCCGCCTGATTTCTGATAGCTTCCTCTTTCTGGAACGCAGCGATTGTAGCCGCTTTAGTGGAGCGCAATGATTCAACTTGTGAAAGCAATTCATTTAATTGATATTCATAGTCAGCGAGCCTATCGTAATATTGCTGCTGTAATACTTCATTCTTCTCTTGGAAAATTTTCTCAAGATTCTCAACTTTTGAATTATGAAGACTCTCCAATAATTCTCTATCTCGTTGAATGCTTCGAGTCACGGTATCAAGTTCTGATTGCTTATTATCTATTTGCTCTTGGAGAAGAGAGCGTTGTTTTAATATTTCATCGTTATTGAGCTTTACTGTTTTCTCTGCTTGAGAGACATTATGATATTCTGCTAAAACAACGCAACAAACAATAATAAGAATTAGACAAAGAATGCCTAATGCTATTTCCATTAGGCTTTCTCAATCTGCGGGTCGATTGTCTTACCCTTTTCAGTAAGGCGTATAACCTTGCGGTCAAATCCATCGACCTCAACGCGATAAGCACAATCTCGTCTTTGTAGACCGCTCAAGATTACAGCATTCGCAGCCTTTTCAGTCATTCCAACTTTTTCCGCAATCATTGCAACGGTTTCATCAGTACCGACATTTGCTTGAAGGTGTCGCAAAATTTTCTGAGAATTTTCAGAGAATAGATAAGCCATTCATTTCTCCCATCAATTATTTTATCTTATATATTATATATTATACCATATTATTTTTACTTGTCAAAAATTTTATTTTTTAGATATTCTAAATCTAATTTTTTAAAGTCAGTATATGGTATTCTAATAAGTTTTATTTCATTATCTTTACAAAATTTATTTTTTATATTATCTCTAAACTGTCTATCTGATAATGAATCAGAACACATAGTTGTTTCTTTATAATGCTGTTCACCATCATACTCAATACAACAATTATAATCTGGCAAATAAAAATCAAAACGCAATTTAGTATTTGTTTTTGGATTTTTGCAATTATAAAAAGTTTTTTGCATTTCAAAAGAAAGATTAAGAGATTCTAATAGTTCTTTTATTTTATACTCTCCAGAAGATAACTTAGAACACCCACAAGAAATTACTTTATGGGTTAATAAATCCGATGTTCTAACAAATGAGAAGTTTCCACAATCGCATTGACATTTCCAAAGAATATGATTTCCGCCATTTCTTTTTTCTGATTCCTCTATAACTGTTAATAAGCCAAATTTTTTACCAACTAAATTTTTTATTCTTGTTCGTCCGTTCTTTTTTGCTACACAATATTGGTTACATCCGCACGTTTTTTGTCTTCCAGATGATATAGAACTTATACATGACTTAAAATTTTTATGGCATACAGGACATTGAAAAATTCCGTAACTATTCTTCAGTCTTTTTATCATTTTTATCTTATATGGACCAACCATATCGCCAGGCTTATATTTTTTTGCATAGCATCCACAGCTTCTAGTTCTTCCAGTAGAAACACTGGCAATATCTGTTACGAAATCTTTTTTACAATAATTACATTCAAAAACTCCTTTTTTATCATTTAGCCTTTGTTTGAATAGAATGTTATATGGACCAATTCTTGTGTTTTCTTGAATCATCTTTTTTAAATTTAAACAACCGCAAGACTTTGTATTTCCACTAACAATATTGGAAATTTGTGATTGGAACTCTTTCCCACACAAAGGACATAAAAATATGCCTTTTGCGGTGTCTAATCTCTCCTTAAAATATATATTACATGGTCCTAAATATGTATTTTGTTGATATTTATATTTGCTCATTTTTATATTAACAATATTTCTATTCGAATATAGATGCCAATGTGCACTCATATGCGTTCTTGTCAGGATGAAAAGATTCTAGACATGGATGCCTGAGTGTTTTATTTTCTTTATCAAGAGACATACAACTGAGAGAACACACTTTTCCAATAAAACTGCGAGGGTTGCGTGTCATAGCTATCTTATCCTCGTCAGTTAAACCAGAGGCGACTCGTCCAATAGGAACAAGTTTTCCAGTTGAATCATAGGCTCCTACGGACAATGCGTTATACCAACCATAATAATAGTCTTTAGTGATTGGACGTTTGAAATCAGCCGCAATTGAATTGTCTTTAGACCTATCTACCCAAACCTTTTCACTATTCATCTTTTCCCAAAAAGGCCAACTAGAAAGCTCCTTGCCTGTATATTCTTTCTCTGGTTCCAAAAGGTCAATAATAACGAAGTCAATGCTATCTACGTGCTGCTTGACTTTCCATGTTGATTGCGGTCGTTTGCCTGGAATATACAGACCATTCTCTAGTCGGAATACCATGCCTTCTTCGCCCCTATGAAGATAACGCTCAGTTACTTCCCGCAAATCACAATACGTGTTATCTACACATTTAGCAATATCGATTTCATCAATCAACGGAGTCTCGATATTAAAATATTTACATATAGCAGAATACCTACGGCCATATGGCACTGAATTGACAACATAATCATATCCATTGTATTTCAAAATGTCATGAATATAAAAATGAATTTTTCCTTTTGCCTCTTGGACTTCAACAGCTTTTTGTGGCAAACACCCCATTACAGTTGTTGTATCTTTAGACTGCCCGAACGGATAATAGATTTCTCCAATAATACATGTTCCGTTGGGTAAGTATTTTTCTGCCCATTTCTTGAGGTGCGGCACATTGTCGATTTTTTCGGCATAGAACCCAGTCTTTTTAGAAATAGTACGACTGAATAAGAATACTTGATTATTTTCTTTTACAAGACGGTAATAGCTGCCGTCTTTTTTCACTGTTCCAATAATGGGCTGCTTATAAATAGGGTCATCCCATTTTTTCTTAGGTTCCGCATGGACGAGCTGCGGCTCATATACAATAAAATTTCCGAATGGATTATCCATTAGCTTCCTTTGCTCTCTAAAAGAGGGCGATATATATCGCCCTCTACAAACATATTTATTGGAATCTTTTGCCAAATCCTCCGCGTCCTTGTGTTTGGACTTCAGTATGTTCATTTTTTGCAACAACTTGGCATTTTACGACAGAAGCATTTTCATGCAACGCAATTCCCTTTACGCCACCGCTGGCTTTGCCACTGGGCCGCACTTTTTCTACATCAAATCGTAAGCAATATCCATCGCTAGTTTTTAAGATACAATCATCACCATTTGACTCTTGGATACCGATAATTTTCGAATCAGTTTTGATTGCTTTCTGTCCTTTTTTATTTTGAGTATTGCCAAGATATAATCCCTTTTCGGACTTCTTGACTTGTCCATTTGCCATTGCGAACAAAATATATGGACGTTTTTCGTTCATCTCGTTTGGTAATACCGATAGAACTTTCTCATTTTGCTCAAGCTTTATGATACTACCGATAGCAACGCCCTTATCTTTTGGCCCACATTTTTTCAATAAGCTAACAGAAGGACGGAAGAAACGGCCTGCGTTTGTAAACACGAGGAAATTGTCTGCAGTAGTTGTCTTGAAACTTGGAATATTGCTATTTCGATACTGCGCAATGGGGATACACTGTAGATATCCAAGAGAAGAATGAGTAATAACAACTGGTTCCGCAACTGGCGATGCTTTTCCTCCACTCTTTTTCTCCTTCTTGATTTCCTTTTGAATAACTTGAGTACGACGGTCGTCACCAAATTTATTCTTTAATTCAAGAATACGTGTAACAAGAATTTCTTTTTGCTTAGCTTCAGAAGAAATAACTTCTTCACAATACTTTAAGTATAATTGTTTTTCAGCTAACTCGTGTTTTATTTCATCTGAGTCTAATTTTGTCAATCTTGATAGTTTCATATCAAGAATATTTTTTGTTTGGTTTTCAGTAAAAGAAAACTTCTCAACAAGACTTAACTTAGCAGCTGAGCTATTTTTACTTGTTTTAATAATATCAATAACTTCATCAATATTCTCTAAAGCTTTTACTAGCCCTAATAAAATTTCAACACGAATTTTAGTATTTGATAGTTCATATTCAAATTCTCTTTTAATACAATCAATGTTATGTTTCATATAAATATTAGCCATATCATTTTGTGTTAAAAGTTTTGGAGTTCCGTCTACAAGAGCAACTTGATTGACATTATATGTTGCACGAAGTTTTGTTTTAGACAAAAGTTGATTCAAAATATCTTCTACGTTGTACCCTCTAGCAACGTCTATTTCAAGAGCAATTTTTCCATTGCCGCTATTATTTCGAACATCAGAAATTCCACTTAATTCTTCTTTTTCACAACGAGAAATAATTTCTTCCATAATATCATCGAACATTACATTAAATGGAATCTCATTAAAAATAATTGTTTTATTGTTAATAGTATAATTGCTATCTATAATAATAGAACCTTTTCCAGTAGAATAAATTTTTTCCATAATATTTGGATTAATGATTGTACCACCAGAAGCTAAATCATATTGTAACACAGGAAAATCTTTGCCACCAATAAATTGAATTAATCCATCACACACTTCCGATAGATTCATTGTTAGAAAATTACTTGCACAAGCATATCCAATGCCCTGATTTGGTAAACAAAATAGCCCAGGAAAAACCGCTGGCAGAGTTGCTGGCTCGTCTTCTTCATTTGTAAAGTTGGGTATCCAATCAACATTCTTTTTATCAAGATTTGATAAAAATCCTTGTTCAGCCAACTCAGAAAGTTTTGATTCTGTGTAACGCATTGCTGCTTGCGAATCGCCAAATTGCGACCCAGAATTTCCATGAAAATCTAAAAGTGGATATCTTTGAATCCAAGGCTGAGACAAACGCACTAAAGCATCATACGTTGCTGCATCACCATGTTCGCTGAATCGAGCAATAATTTGTCCAACCATATATGCACATTTTTTATATTTTCCAGAACTTTTAATTTTGTCAGCATACATTTCATATAAAATCTTACGATGAATAGGTTTAAGGCCAGTGCGGGCATCTGGAATAGCACGAGATTGATTGACCGCTCCAGCATATTCAAGCATATTTGATTTGAATAATTCTACAATCTCCATACAATTCCTTTACATAATTTCAGATACTTTATTTCCAAAGACAAAATCTTTCTTAGGTGCTGAATCAGAACCCATTAAATCATTAATAATTTTTTCAGCTAGTCCAATATCATTGACGGTTACTTGCTTAATATTTCGTGTTTTAGGATTGATAATCATGTTGCCCAGCTCCTCTGGGGAAGCTTCTCCTAATCCTTTAAAGTAAGTTAAGGTAAACTTCTGATGGGTTTTCTTAAAATCTTCTAAAGCTGTTTTGTCGTCTAAATATTGATATTTTGTTCCCATTTCTGCTTTATAAAGTGGTGGCAAAGCAACATATACATGTCCATCCAGAATAAATTGTGGCATAAGTTCCCACAACAATGTTAATACAAGTGAACAAATATGCCCGCCATCTGGGTCTTTATCAGCTGCAATAATGAATTTTCCATAACGCAACTTTTCAGGTTTATAAATTACCTTCTTACCATCGTTAGACCATTCAAGTCCTAATGCTTTTACGATATCAATAATTTCAGCATTTTTAAGAATCTTACTTTTATCCGCTACATTAGCATTTAAAATTTTTCCTTTCAATCCCATGACAGCTTGGAAGCTCGCATTTCTAATAATTTTAGCTCCGCCAGAAGCCGAATCCAGTTATTCTTATGTTTCCATAAGCCCTGACTATCTCTTCATATTAAAAATATGTTCTCTATTTCAAATTGAAAAATCAATTTTACTCCACTACAAAGTGGATAGTCGATACAGTTATTTAATATCTTTATACGTTTTACCAATTACAGCATTTCTAATCGTAGAAGTTCGTTCTGTTAAATTATATTTAATTTGAATTTCACGTATCGTCATTTGTTTATTGTAGAAATCATCTCTGAATTGCCTAATTTGATTCTCAGAAAAATGTCGTTTATTATTTCTAGCTATTGATGACTCATTTGCTTTAGCTTTATGACTATGCCAGTATTTATTTTCTTCTGTATTATACTCGGGTTTTATATCTTTCCAAGTTTCAAAATACCAAATTTTTTGCAATCCTCGCGTAGTAATTTGATGATTTTTGTACTTTTTTTGAATTTCTTTAAATGGAATATGGGCATTATAACATTCTCGGATATATAGCACATCTTTTTCTGTAACTAAGGCTCTGCCATTTTTTTCTCCTTTTGACAAAGCGGGATCTCTTGCATCGCCACCAGGGGTAGCATTATATCCTTGTTTAAAAGAATTATACTTAGAAATATAGTATATTTCTAATGTATTTAATAATTCTTTATCATATCCTTCTCCATGTAACTCAACTAAAACTTCAAAAGAAAAATTGCTAACGCCATATTTTCTTAATGCTTGGTGTAATTGATGATTATAATCATCTGCTTTTTTGTTATTCGCAGAAGATAAATGGGCTAAACGCCTTTGCTCAATGTCAATACTTTGACCGATATAACACTTACCATTTAATAAATTTGTAAATTTATAAATGCCTATCATTAGCACTCCTTCCGTATTATATAATACGTGAAGGTAAAAGCGCTCTGATTATAATATAATGACCAGATATTAAATTTCCCACGGGATTTTCATATCCACAACAGACTTAGAATTCCCCGTTAATTAAAAGAATAAGGGCAATTCTACTCACCCTCTGTTACATACAACTCGCATTCCGCACGATTTTTGTTATGACAATCGGCTAATTTAGAAGGCATCGCAGCAATTTTAATTTTTGTTTTGCTTGCCTTATTCTTTACAGCTTCGCGAGCCTTCTTCGCTGCTTCCGCGGCTTTGCGAGCCAATAATGCTTTTTCAATAATTGCTGTAGCATCTTCTGGATTATTGTCTAACCAAATCTCTAAATTCTGTCCTAGAACTGAAGAAATAAACGGATTATCCTCAGTAGACGTTGCTCGAACTTTGGTTTGACTGTCGTAACGAATATTTTGAGAAACCAAATTAAAAGCAATAACTAAGCCTTCTTGGATAGACGCGCCGTCTAAGTTTTTTTCTTTTTCTTTGATAAGCCCATTCTCTCGTGCCCAATTATTAAAACAACGAGTAATTGTTGACTTGGCCGTGGAGACAGGCACTCCACTTTCTATCAAAGAATAATTACAGAATGGGATAATTTCACAATTACTCTTAGACGTAGCTGTCATACAAAAGTCAAATATCTGAATATCTGATGCTTTAGCTTCAAAAGCACAATGAGACGATACAATTTCAATATTTTTGCCAACAAAATCTTGAATAATACCCTCTAAACCCTCTGGATGATAGAATACTTCTCCATTGAAAGTAATTTTCAAACCCTTACATACGCACGATAAATTGAATAATTCTTTCTTCAATTTTGCAATATTTGGGTGCGCATCTCGAAAAAACTCTTCACTTGGATTGAATTCTACACATACACCGTGTTCTGATTTGTCGCACTTACCTGATTCTCGTTTAGAAAATTTACCTTCATCAAAATAAACTTTTTCAAATTGACCATCGCGTTTGGTTGTAGCAACTAACCAGTGGCTTAGAAAATTAGTCAATGATGCGCCAATACCAAACGCTCCTGTAGAAATTTTATATACAGCATTATCTGACTTATCATATTTACCAGAAGAATTGATATCGCCGTACACTAATTCTAGAATCGATTTACCATCTTTTATGACATTGGGGATTATCCCCTGTCCCTTATCAGTAATTTTTGCAATATTGTTTTCTTCATCATATTCAATGTTGATTTCAAAACAATTGCCAATCAAAAATTCGTCAGAAGAATTTGAGACAATTTCACGTAAAAGTTGTGTAGAATCTTCATTTGACCCCAAGTAACTATCAGGCCTATGCCTAGTAAAAGTAAGTGGGTCCATCTTTTGAATAGAATCTTTTGTATATTTATTGCTCAATCTTCTCTCCTATTCTATTCAAAATATAACTCATATGTTCCAACAGAAGTCTTTACTCTATTCATCATTTTTTATTCCATTTTTCGAACAATTTATATCAATATTTGTTGATATGTTGTAATCTACGAATTTCTTCAATAACTTCTTCAATAGTATATACCAATACACCATACTGCTTTATCAAACCAGTCACGTAAAGATTTTGATATGAATACTGCTGTTCACCAAGACTGGCCGCACCGCCATTATCTTTTGCTTCGCTGTGGGTCAAAAAACATTGACGATTATCAGTACAGATACCAATAATAGCTTTATTATCTCCACGCTCAATCTTCTCATGGAACTTACCAATTTCCGCGCATGTTCCAGAAGGAAGAACATCACCATCGATACAAGCAATAAGAATATCCGTATTGTTTAATCTATCATTATCACCTTTAGCAATCTCACGAGAACCAGCGAATTTCTTTTTGCCTTCGACACCATTGATATCAGTGTTTTCAACTGGAGAATATAAATCTACTCCAGGAAATGCCGCACGAATCTTCGCGGCCCATTCGGTATTGCGTAGCAAATCTCCATAAGTAAAAATTGGACCAGCTAAATAAATTCGCATAATCCTCCTTTTCTATTTTCTCTTTCTCATATATTTATATTATAGCATATCTTTTTCAGGTTGTAAAATAAAAAAAGAGTTGGTTATAAAAAGCCAACTCTATATAAAAATTATTCTAATGTAGCGGGATACTTTTCTCGGAATTTGCGACGAGCATTGACAATTCCCTCAATATACGCGCGACCATTATCACGCATTTCATGATATCGCGTAGTTTCACGCTTTGCTTCGCGTTGCGCAATTTGAGCTTGCCATCCAAGTGCCGCGACAACCTCATTAGACTGTCCATAAGTGTTTTTCAACACATTATAAGCATGTTGAATTCCTCTAGCTCGACTTGTCATTTCCTTTGCTTTTGCCTTTTGGATTTTTTGGTCGCAGCGGAACTCTGCGATACGCATACCATCCCACTTATTCTTGATATCTGAATCGTCCATATCGCAATAGGCAGAACCTTCGAATTTACCATACTGATTATTCTTGGAAACGTAAGACAAACCCAAAGCTTCGTCGTATACACATTCACCCAAACGATTATGTGCCATTAGGCATCAGCTCCAAGAGTAACAGAAACAGGTTCAGAAGAGCCACGTGACATTGTAAAAGTTGAGCCAGCTACCATCTTATCACTATGGAACGGTTTATTGCGGGCAATAGCTTTATTCATTGCCACTTCTGGGGTATTTCCACTGAAATGACCAAGAAATTGTTCATCTACCATTACCTTATACTTGCCTGCTTTAGACATTCAATTCCTCCTTTAGACTGCGGGTTACTGCTTTATACAATACTTCGTTTAGCAACTTATCGATTCCTGGGTCGAGATTGTCTTTTCTATGTTTATTTTCTACGGTTTCAAATGCTTCCATTTCCGCGACTGTCGATTCCATGATTTCAACTGCGGTCTTTTTGTCTAGTTCTGGAATATGATAACGCTTAATATCCATTAGTTCTTTCACATTGCTGGGAGTCAAACATTCTTTATATGATTTACACATCAACACAAAATCCATGGCAAAATTATAAACGCGAATTGCGTGTGAAAGTTGTTTAGCATCAAATCCATATTTTTCAATCAAAGGCATCTTTGAAGGATATGGATGACATAGTGCGTGCTGCTTTTCAAATACTAATCCTTTGCAACATTTCAAGAAACGATAAATATTTGAATCAGCAATTTCTTCACGATGGAGTTGTAAATCAGTCCATAAATCAAAATATCTCGGATTGACAATAAAATAATCCGTAAACAGCACTTCCATAAAGTTAATATTTTGTTTACGAAGAATCTTGAAATATTCTCGAATATCTTTACAATCAACATGTTCGTTATTTGCCATAATATGCGTTTTTGAAATAGCTGGTTCATTCATAACTAATTGCTTTACGCTTGGCAAAAACCAACATTTCGAGTCAATATCTGATTCATCATCAGCCATACCATAGTTCTGACTACCAACTAAAAAAATTCCAAACCAGTCATTATCAGGATATATTTGACGCACTTCCTCCAATTGTTCTTGGAGCCTATTCATAATTTTCTTATCGTCCATCTTCCACCTCATTTCTTTATATAAAGATTATACACTATTATACTATTCATATAAAGAAATAAAAAAGAAGGGGAAGAAAATTATTCTTCCCCTGTGTTTTCGAGTTCACGCTTGTGCTTACGAGCTGCACGGCGCTGAACGTCTTGCTTCTTTTTAGACACGCGGTCTTTATCGGAAGCAAATTTCTTCAAACCAATGTTATCATCCATCAGGTCATCTTCATAATCATCCCAATGGTTCCAATTGATTTTCATTGCATATCCTTCTATTGACGGAACAAAACAAAATAAATTTCTTTGTCTACCTAAAAGAAAACGTGAAAGAAATAGAGCGGTTTTTTCTACTCAATTTGCTTTATCGCTTACAGCAATTCCACTTTCGAGCATGAATTTATTTTATATAAACAGGGAGCGATTTCCTGAATATACCTTGGCAAGAGGGCTGGTAGACATAAAATGCCATTAGGTTATCCATAACCAGCTAAACCACGTTATTTCTAACGATTGAATACGATATAGTTGCCGCACTTTTGACAATAAGCATAATTATCGCCATCAGGTTGATACATATTCTCACCGCATTTACGACAAACAATAGGCTTATGCTTATTCTTTTTATGCTTAGGTTCCTTTGCGAAACCAGCGTTTACAAGTGCTTTTTGAAGTGCGTTCATAGAAAATTCCTTTTCTCGTTTCAATTGATAAATCAATTATACAACACATTAAATATCGCGTCAAATATTTTTTATAGCTGAGAACAAATTCCAGTAAATAAAATTCCCATAAACAAAGATAAAAATACGAATTCCATTAGTATAACCATTCCTTACAATAGCCATCATTGCTTGTGTAATAAATCGTCTTGATTCCCTTTTCCTTAATAGCTGCCATACAAGCAGGGCATGGGCGAGCCATATTAGAAAGTTTGCTACCATCATTGCAAATACGGTAAACATAAATCTTGACTTTTGACCAATCAGTTTCTTGGTCTACTTGATAAGATACACTACGAAAAGCCGCAATTTCTGCATGGTTTTTATGTTGGATAGGTTTAGAACTCTTATTGAATTTGCGATTCTTATTATAATGTTTTTGAGTAGGAGAAGTCTTATTAGTATTCCAGCCTTCGCCAATAATGCGGCCATGATATACAAGCACAGCCCCAATATGGAATTGCTTGTATGTAGATTTAGATGCTGCCCGTCTCGCATACTCGAAAAACTTATAATCTTTGTTGGTCAAATCGCATCCCATTGATATTTCCCTTTCTTCGATATTTTTATTATATCAAAGAAAAAAATGTATATCAATATATTTTTTTATTTTAGAATCAATAATGTATTTCATTCTTCCAAGACTTGTCTTTACGGTCATATTTCTTTTTATTTTTATGTGGACCATGACCATTCATAAAGCCATTAAACTTTGGCTTAACCGCACGAGTAGCTTCTTCCTTCGTCATAATCAAAATTCGTTCCATTATCTCCTCCTCAAAACTTCCTTATATCATATGATACAATAAAGTTATATCACATGGCATAAGAAAGCCTTCCGCAAGGGAAGGCTTGATTCTAAATAGAAGAAAGTCGGTCAATCACACGTCGAAAGTTGGCCTCACCTGTTCCAAGGGCCAAATCCTGTTCAGGATTCACAAAGATAATTTTATTGAAGCATTCCGAATCGTGCGGAGAGACTTTATTCTTATACATGTTTTTGATGACATCCTCTGGAACACGCGCACGGCCAGTACGAACCGCATTCTGCTTCAACGCGGTCTGAATAGGAACCTCAATCCAAACCGCAACGATTTCATCAGTATCACCAAGCTCGATATTCGCAAAAAGTTTATTGCGAGAACCAATCGTAATATGCGTCGCATCAGCAATAACATAGCGATGATTCTTCAAATTAGTAGTAATAGCATGATAAAAATTATTAGCTACCTGCTTTTCATACTGAAAATAATCATCATCGTCATTGAGTAAAGCAAAGCGAATTTTATCACGAGACACGATAACACAATCTTCATGCGTCTCTTGAATTTTATTAGCCAAATAGCTCTTTCCAACACCGCTTGGCCCGCACATAACAATCAAAGTATGTTTCATACTTCTTCCTTTCTCTTGGACAATTCTATTATATCTTATCCAAGAGCGTGAGACAATAACTAGTTTACACCCCAGTAGACACGAGCAGACTCACACTCAAGAGGAGCGTCGCACAGTTGATTCATTCCATCAGCATAACACTTTTCAACTCCAATGCTGACAATATATCCCAGCTCTTTTAGCGCGGAAAAAGCTTTTCGCTGTCGGTCTGAGAAATTCAGCAGTTCTTCTGGAACAAGCTTATGTTCCATGGTATATGATTCGATTTTTTCAATTGGCACTGGATGGATATAAACGTTTGTATTACCTACCAAAGCAGCCTCTTTGATGATATCGATAAAATCACAGAATTCTGGCATCTTCACGATTTCTTGGAATGTGGCAATCTTCTTAGTTTCTGCTATTTCTACAGCCATATTGCGAGCTTTTTCGGCAGAAAATGCTTCCGCGGTCTTCAAAAACTCTTCAAACTTCATTCATTTCCTCCAATTTCAACGTTATATTTATATACACATTGAACTTTTTCATTCAATGGATATACAATATCACAGTGCATGTGCCCATGTAGCCAAACATCATAGTCAAAAACGCGGCTCATTGCTCCAAATAAATCCTCTTGCGGAGTAGACTTGAATCTACGCTGACCGTTCAATCCCATCGTATTGAAATCGCTCAAGCAATCATGACTGAAAATACAATCGAAATGCTGGTCTACCGTATTATTTTTTTCTAAGAATAAAGTAAATTCATCAATATCCATATGCTCTTGCGGCCACCATGATTTACCAAGCACTCGATAAAATTTATTTTTTGCGCGATATAGCCTACCCAAATATTTCTCCTTTGGATACGTTAACACATTCAATCCAGTATCGGTAAATGTATCTTCCCACACATCATGACTATCTGCTTTTGCGATAAGCAAGCAATGTTTTCCGCATATATCAGCAATGCACCACGTATCAATGATATAGATATTTTCATATACGATGCCATCAAGAACTGCTTGTTTCATTGTAGTGCCGAAAGCTTTTACTTCTGGAAGTGCTTCGGCCCAATCATAGTCATCGTGGTTCCCCATCACTACGACAGACTTGTATTTTTGATTGTTCAGCCATCTAAGATTATATTTCTCTTCATCAATATTGTAATGCCCAAATACCAATCCCCAATCGCCTAGAAATACAGCTACGTCTGTTTCATCATATTGCCTCATATCAGGATTATTCCTGAAGCTAAGCTGCATGGGATTGCCGTGGATATCACCAATCGCAATAATTTTATTCATTACAGAAAATTCCTTTTCAAAGAATCCAAATTCCAGACAATTTGAAGCCGAGTTACTTCCTTACCCTTGCTATCATACATCGGCAATGTACCTTGCTCACATGTATCAACACAATAAAATACGTCCATAGTATTCTTATCTGAGATAGCAAACTCAACACTATATTTATTATTCTGAATAATACGCATATAAGGAATAACCTGAATATCTTCAGATTCTTCTACAACAGATAAAACGCAATTGCTCAATTGCGGATTCTTGCTCATATCAATTAACATCATGCCATAAAGCTCTGCCAATGACATATCATCTAATGTTATCATTTTGTCCCTTTCTTACAATGCTATAGCTATTATAATGTATAAGAAAAATATTGTCAAGAAAAATTTTATATGTATTTTATAATAAAATTATTTGACATTTTTGAAAGAATGTGATACCATAAATGGCAGATTTTTCCAAGGGTTTTGATAATAATTATTTATATATTTATTTATATATTTATTGTATTCATTTATTATACTTATAAGATAATAAACCCTTTACTGCCTACGGCAGTAAAGGGTAGTAAAATACTACCTACGGTAGTATTTTACACAAGTAAATAATATATGGTAAATAGAATTCAGTATAAAAAATATTTTACAGAATCCAAAAGTAGAGATATAATATAGTTATTACGTTAGTCAATATATCTATTACAATGCTAAGGACAAAATATGGAAGCTATTACTTATACACATATTGTGAAAATTGACTCTACTGATGCAGAAGGTATTTTAGACAATGACTATGTATCTGTAACAGCAAAAATGGATGGAACCAATGGTCGAGTATGGCTAGAAGATGGTAAGATTGTGTGCGGCTCTCGTGGCCGTAAGATTACAGTTGAAAAAGACAATGCTGGCTTTGCCGCATTCGTCCATGGTTATTCTGATGAAGCAAAAAAACTCTGGATGTTTTTGAATGGTTCTCCGCAATATGAGGTATTTGGCGAGTGGATGGGCCAAAATAAATTCATCGGTTCAACCAAATATTACGATGAAGAGGCTAAAGGAAAATTCTTCATCTTTGATGTTTATGACCGTGAGAATCAGCGCTATCTTTTTGATAGTGAATGGCGACCTATGCTAGCGCTATATGGTCTATCTGAATATTTCGTTCATCTATTCGGTGTTTATTCACATCCTACTCTTGGAGATATCCAAAAAATTGCTGACGAGAATAAATTCATGATTTCTTCTCCTGATAAAGTCGGAGAAGGAGTTGTAATCAAGGCTAAAGGTTTTACAAACAAATATGGAAATCATGTTTACGCAAAGCTAATCCATGACGACTATCTTCGCAATAAACAGCGCAAGGAGAAAGAACCAATTAATCCAGGAGAAATTGAACAAAGCATCATCGCAATTTATGTGACGGATGCCGAAATGGCTAAGGCAGTATCTAAAACATGCGTATGGGCAGAGGTCGATGAATTCAATAAAAAATCTGGAAAGATGATTGGATTCTTCTTGAATATGGTTTATCGTGAATCACTCTTGGAAGAAATGCCGCAAATCATTTCCAAACTAAAAGACCCAACAGTTGACTTCAAACTTTTGCATCAAATGTGTAACGCTAAATGCCGAAAGTATCTTGGATTTTAGGGATAAATAATATCCATAATAAAATAAATTTTGACACCTTCCTTTATTTTTTCTATAATATAAATATAGCGAAACGAGGAAGGTGTCTGATTATGGAAATGGAACTTAGTCCTGGAACTACTCTGTATGATTTGTGGACAGACGGTATCATCGGTGCCAATTGGCTAGTCTATGGATATGAAAATATTGAAGAAGCTAATAACATTGTTTGGTATGGCTCAGTAGAGAGAGTTTTTGATTTAGCTTCTGATAAAGAAGTTTTTTCAATTGACAAGCAATATAAAACAATTTTGCTGAAATAAGGAGAATCATGTATTACGTTTATGGTAAACGCGAAGGCGATAAGCAGTTCAAGCCTATCAACGCTAAAGGTATTCGAGTAACTAAAGCAGATGCCGAGGTATTTCAAACTCGCGAAGAAGCTCTTGCCTTTGTTGAAAAATATACTCCAAAGCTACGCGATGGTGCGGAGCTTTCTGTTAGGAAAGGCTAATGAAAGCTAAATACATCGGTCCAGAATATGAGTTTAATAATGTCTCTCTTATCAAAGACCAAGAATATGACATCAATATTGAGCAAACTGGACCGCAAATGGTTGTGAATGGTCAGCCAGTAATTCTTGGTGATTCAACATTGCTTGTTCATGTAGGGAATGTCGCCATTCCGTATGCCCCAAATTTGATTGAAAACGCATGGCAAATTATTTCATGACTTTGCCATTTGCCGCAATCTTCGCGCCTATTGGACGTGTATAAATAATATTCAAGAGGCTTGTGAATTTTTTGTAAGCCTCTTTTTTGTATTCTATATTATTGTTCATTTTCAAGAATGGCATAACTTCATTATTCATATGTTCATATTGTATGTATTCATCTTCTGATATGACACGGGTACAGCCACGTTTACTATCATCTCTTATCCAAGAGCCTAATGGACATACACGGCATTCGCCATTTTCGCATTCAGAGCATCTAAGTGTAATTATCATATAATTCCTCCTATTGGAATTATAATATTTTTTAAATTAAAAGTCAATTCTCATTTTACTGGAATATAAAATTATTATATAATATTTATGTTGAATGAGAAAGGTGTTATGAATATGTCCGACATGCCAGAAGATTTCGTAGAAGTGTCTCGCAAGGTAGCTGATATTTTCTGCGGTTTAGATAATTTGGAATCATTTTATGAATTCCATCATAATCTTGATTGTGATGAACGTATTGGCTTTTATTATGAAGATGCAATCGATGAACTAAATCAATTCGCAGATGTTCAATGGCTCGATAATGGAATGACCAAATTTGTATTTTCATTTAAGGATATCCCCAATTATGTAGTAAAAATTCCTTTTTTGAAAGTGTATGAATATGGGAACGAATCAAACGAAGAAGATATGGAATTCGAGTATAGCGGGGCAAATGTAAAAACGCTGAATTGCTTATTTGGCAATAAAGAGGGCAATGATTATTGTAAGCTAGAACAAGATTTGTACTTTGCTTCTTTTGCGTATGGCTTGGAAGATATGTTCGCTGGAACTTTTTTGTCCTTCACTGTAGACGGCAAGTATCCTATTTATATTTCAAAAAAAGCCAAAATCTATGATTATGAGGATATTTATTCTGGCAAGAAATACGATGACCGCATCGTCAATTCTGTAAAAACAATTGATAAGAAATATAAAGGAAAATATCTCGGACTGTCTGACGAAATCAAATGTATGGTCTGCGAGCATTGGGGTTTTGAAAAGCTTGATAAGCTGCTTGAATTTATTTACACTTTCAAAATGAATGATTTTCACCCAGCTAATTTTGGTCAAAATGAAGCTGGAAAAATCGTTCTTGTCGATTATTCTGGATTTGAGGAGTAGTTATGGAAACAATGGTTATGCGAGTCATTCCAAAAAAGAATAGCTGCGTTGCAACAATGGATAAATATTTTGTTTATGCTCAGACAATCAGTGGAGCACGCTTCTATTCTGAAAAACTATATGCGACAGAGTTGTCTAATCGATTTGATGAATATTGCGGCATGGTCAAATATTTCGGCGGTGGTATCGTTGTTGCGTGCGCATATAGCGGCGATGACTATGAAACGCTTTATGACAAAGTTATTTTATAAAAATATTTGACATACGTTTTTATAGTATGTTATAATATATAGTGTTGAAAGGGGAAAGCGATTCTTCCTTCCTTGCTTTCTTTCCTCTTATACTGATTGTTTTATTTGTTTATGCTATATAAGCTTTTCCCTTTCACACTAAATTGAATATATTGTGATTGTTTTGTGAGATACTTCAAAATAACCACAACACCCCTTGTCATGGGTTCAAGTCCCATCCAGGCGCAGAGATACGTGCGTAGGTAGCTCAGTCGGTAGAGCAGGAGTACATATTTTACTCACGATATTAACTCCAATATATTCAATTTAGTGATAGAAAAGAAATCCTAAAAGGAGATTATTCATGGCTAAGTTTAATGAAAAAACCAAGAGCGAAAAGCTGACCACCTATGAAGGCGGAAAGGCTTATGCGAAAGAACCAGCTACTGATTGGCTAAATTTTTTGTTTTCTTCTTTCCTGGAGGATGCTTATTATGAATCAAGCGAGCAGCAAATGGAACGCTTTATTGATTTGACTAATAAAATGGGTCAAATGTATGGATGCGATTTTGTTGCGAAAGCAGCTAATATGGCTCGTAATGAATTCGGCCTTCGTTCTGTCTCCCAGTTGACTGCGGCTATTCTTAATTCACAGAATTGGGAGAATAAGCGACAGTTCTTCCGTGATTTTTGCCATCGTCCTGATGATGTGTCGGAAATTTTTGGTGCCATCGATATGCTTGGAGAGAAGCGTTCTCACGCACTTGTTCGAGGTTGTGGCGACTATCTTTCCACTCTTGGAGAATATCAGATTGACAAATACAAGATGAATGGTAAGAAATATAACATGTTTGATATTATTAATATCACTCATGCTAAGTCTGCGGCCATTGGTGCTTATAAGAATGGCACAATTGAATCTGCCGATACTTGGGAGAAGGCCATTTCTTCTACCGACGACAAGTTCGCAGAATGGACTCGTCTTGTGGCTGAACATAAACTTGGCTATCTTGCCCTTATCCGTAATCTGCGTAATATCCTCAATGGTTCGCATTCATCTGAGTGGATTCGCACTGCTCTTGTTCCACAACTTGTTGATGAAAAAGCAATCAAGAAATCTATGGTATACCCTTACCAGATTTATTGTGCATATAAGAATATGGATAGCTCCAACCCTTATGTCGTCATGGCTTTGGATGAAGCATTCCGTATTGCTTGCGGCAATGTCGAAAAGCTTGATGGTTCCTCGATGATTATTCTCGATGTATCTGGTTCTATGGATGATACCATTTCTAACAAATCTAATATTACGCTCAAGCAAGTTGGAGCTTGCTATGCGGCTATGCTTTATGTCTCACAGGATGCAGAATTTGTTAAATTCGGTAACTCTGCGAAAAAGAAATCTTTCAAAAAGACTGATAGTATTTTCACTATCATTAAACAAATGACCAGCAATGATGACTGCGGTTATGGTACTGAAATTGATAAGGCATTTGGTGTACTTGATAAGCATTATGACCGCTTGTTCATTATTTCTGATTTTCAGGTAATGGAACCTCGTGGTTCTTGGTGGAGTTATCATAATGATGGTACTAAAAATTTTGCAGAGTATTGTGATAAATATGGTGATTCTCGTTGTTATTCGTTCGACCTCGGAAACTATAATAACACTCAAACCGATCCAACCGATAATCGAGTGTCTTATTGTACTGCGTTGAATGACAACGTATTCAAAATGATTCCTTTCCTCGAAGGGGATAAGAATTTGGTTGATTTTGTCAATCAGTTCTAAAGTTCATACCTTTCTTTCCTTCCTATAAACCTCTTCGTTTTAGAAGAGGTTTTTTTTCTTTATATACGTATTTCTTTATGATATAATATATTTATCGTAAGAAAGGAATAAGTATGGTTGATATCAAAGCTTTGCGCAATAACAAGCACATCAAAGAAAAGGATTTGGGTAACGGCATCCATTCATTCAACTTTACTAGTAAATGCTTTTATAAGGCCGCATGGGATAAAATCAATGTCAAAGCCCGTGGGTTGTTCATTGACGTGAATAATAGTAAAGTTGTTGCACGTTCATATGACAAATTCTTTGCTTTTGGAGAGCGTCCAGAAACCGAAATTGACCATTATGCTAAACATGCCAAATATCCTTTGTCTGTATATACGAAATACAATGGATTCCTTGGAATTCTTTCTGCAGGTAATGATGGTCATTTCTTCGTAGCATCCAAGAGCACCAACCAAGGAGAATATGCGGGATATTTCAAGTCTCTCCTTGAAAAGCATTTCGATAAGTATAATGTTAATACTTGTAGCTTATATAATTTCCTCAAAAATGAGAATTGCTCTATGGTATTTGAAGTAATTGATATTGAGCATGACCCACATATCGTATCATATGACCACAGCGAGATTGTTTTGTTAGATATCATTTATAACAATATCGATAAATTCGAAAATTTTGCATATAATGATATGGTTAATATCGCAAAGCAATATTATTTTAGTTTCAAAATACGACATGGAATTATCAATAATCCAAATGAACTGTATGCAATGCTAGACCTAGCAAAACTCTTTAGTCGTGGGGAAGGTTTTGTGATTTGCGACCAAGACAACTGGATGGTGAAATATAAAATTCCATGGTATAAGTATTGGAAACGTATTCGAGGTATTATCCAACAGCTTAATGCTGGCAAGCAACCCGAGGATATCAAGAATATGTATGTCGGAGGTCGCCGACTTGGCGACTGTATCTATGATACATGGCTTGATTTCAAGAATACCTATGGACGTGTGCCAGAAAATGTTATCGAATTCAGAGACTTTGCGGATGTTGACATAAACGGTTATCTTCTGGTATAATATTATTATTCCAAGAGGAAAGGATATGGTATGGAAGAATTGGAAGTCATGCCGCAGGATGCAAACTATGTTATTATTTTCTCTGAATCATTCAAGGCGAAACGAGTGTTGCGAAAAGTATTTGTTAAGCTCTCTGGTGGAGAGTCTGCGGCAGATGCTATGCGATATGTGGTTGACACTTATCCTGAACTTATTCAGCCGAATGTCCGCATTGACATGTATAAGGTTCGTTGCGGTCGAGTGTTTGGAGGTAACTAATGTTCGACGATTTTCTGATGCCAAGTCTATCTCTCGATAGTTTCTCCTATCCAGGGATGACAGATGATGAACTCGACTATCGAGTAAAACAATGTATTGATGATATGCAGAAAAGCTATGGTAATACCCTTTCTGATTTGAACTTCGAGGATGAACTTGGGGAATGGGGCTTAGTGTATCACAAATTGCCGCGATACTATCAAAAGCAATTCGATGATAAATTCAATATTTATAACGTAGATCTTTATTAGTTTACTTGACCCGTGTAGAGACATGCTAGCTCCTATGCGGGTCTTGTTATATTGTGTAGAATTATGGAGTTTTTATGTATCCTATTGACGCACTCACTGCTAATGACAAAACACAAATGATAAATTGGATAGAGGATACTCAAGGGTTCGAACCACAGACTTCGATAGACAATATTCTTCGCTTTTGGAATAAAAACAAAATAAGACTGTTCAAAATGTTTGGCAATAAGCTGCGTATTGAGATGCCATTAACGCTTGAGCGCCCAGAATTATGTGTTCAAAGAAAAGATATGGTCAAAGTCCTCAAAGAACATAAAATCTTTGCAACATATACCGATGCTTTTCTTGGAGACAAAGATGATAGTTATTTCCCAAATAACTTGGCTCGGTTTATGTATGATAACTATTATTATAATATGAGGTCATATTCAATTATTATAACATATAATTACCTGTTGAAAGAGATTGATTCATCTTATGCAATAAAGTCTGTTGTTTCTGGAAAATTGGTATGTGCGCAAAAGTTTGAGGTTGGTGGAAAAGAATATTACCTTCCAGAAGGAATGAAATATACCAAAGCTGTAAAGGCTTTTTGCCAAGCTATTGGATTCAAATTGGATAATACTTTTGAGGAATGGCGTAATCGCTATTCTGATTTTCGCACGCTTCGATCTAATCCAGAAAAAATGAAAATGGTTTTCAGTATCCATCCATTCGATTATATGACTATGAGTGATGGTGGAGATTGGTCTACATGTATGTCATGGAGAACAAATGGATGCTATAGTGCAAGCACCCTTGAAATGATGGGGTCAAATAATGTAATTATGTGTTATGCTACACCAGCAAATGACAATAGTAACTTTCAGAAAAAAGTGTGGCGTTCTTTGGTTGTCGTGGATAAAGACATTATCGTTACTGGAAAATCATATCCATACCATAATGATGAAATGTCTAGATTCATTCTCAGCAAAATAACGGAAATGGCCGCCAACAAATTCAACTGGAAATACCAATATAAGAATCAATTGTATCGAGATTTGTCACGGTATAAATTACAAGGGGAGAATTCTCTTCGTCATTCCAGAACTCGCGAAGAGTATCCAGGAAATCGTATTGTTATCTATACGAATGGTTTTTATAATGACTGGTTTCAAGATTTAGATGAACCATATTGGTGTAATCGTAATTACGTTTCCAAAACAAAAGGTGTTTGTGTGAGCGGGCCAGCTCCTTGTTTGTTTTGCGGCGAAAAGATTGATAAACCAAAACCATCTGACATGTCATATGCTGAATTTTTCACCGCATCAAACATCAAGCTTTGCGATGAATGCTATAGTAATCATATCTGCGAAGACTGTGGCGCTGTCATAGACAAAACTATCAATGTATTACTGCTTCAATGTCGTGAAAGAAGACCAAGTGGATTTTGCCCAGCATCAGAGGCAGGTCTTTTGGCTTTTAAAGACGAGAATGTTTGCGTAAAATGCGTTACAGATTATTTACACGCAAATAAACATAGTCACCACTTAGTTATCATATATGACAACGAAGGAAAAACAGATAAAATATTCCTTGACAAAAACGAAGCAGCAGAGTATACTATTAATAATCAGAAAAATATTTCCCGCATAGTCTTCTTTTATCGAAGTGGATATAGCGCGGAAAAGAATTATGAATTATATCAAAAGGAGGGGAAAGATTGTCTAAAGCAGTATCCGTTTCGTTCAGTCTAGACAACGAATGGAATGACGATTCCCGCATAAAAGAATTCGATATTACTTTCAAAAAAACAAGTTCGTTGGATAATCTTCTTGACTTTCTTGAGAAGTATGAGGATAAACGAGTCAATATTTCATTCTCAGAAGGCATTAACTATTCTGTATTGAAATCAGCTGTACGACTTTATGATAATATTGCGGTAAAACTTCATGCGTCTGACATCCAAGAGTGTATGAAGCTGAAAGATATCAATGTGAAATATTATTTTGACAATTCGTATCCCGCAGTCAACCTATGTTCATTAGATGCTCTTATTGCTCTTGGAGTATCTGACGTATATTTGGCGGACGATTTGTGCTATAATCTTGAACGCACATATTCCTACTGTCGCTCAAAAGGCGTAAAAACTCGTATGGTCTTGAATCGTATTCCGAGTACCGTGCCATTCAAAGGAGACGACCCGAAGTCTCCAATTTGGATGCCGCGAGATATTGATATATTATCGCAATATACCGATATCTTCGAATTTGAGAACGATTTAGATAACATGTATTTTGATGTCTTGTTCCGCACATGGTTTGAGAACAAAGCTTGGAATAATAACGTGCGAGAAATCAATCTTGATTTGAATTTAGATATTTATGATAACACAATGTTGCCTATAGTGTCTCTCAAAAAAATGCGGTGTGGCCGCAGATGCAGCCAACGTGCTGGAAATGAATGCGATGTGTGTAAAGAAATGTCTGACATATCGACAATTCTCCATGACAAAGGAGTCCGCCTAGTAGAGCGTTAGGTCTTTTTCATATAATTATTCGTCTTAAAATTTTATATAGATTTAGCAGTTGTTTTCTATAATATGTGTAATAAGAGATATAATTGAAGGCAATCATTCTTGAGCCGTACTAGCGTCTCTTGATTGCTGGAAAGGAATTGAATTGAAAACTAAAAAGAAAGCAACAATCATTCTACTGCTAGGAATTATTGTTGTAGCAGCAGTGGTAGCGGGACTTCTATTCGCCCATCAGGCGGAAGCTGAAACCGAATACAACGCTACTTCTGTTGATACTGGTAATTACCAGTACACTGTATCTTTCAAAGAAATTACATACCCAGTGTATGCTTATACGAATGAAGGATATGATAACATCAAAGATTGGTGTCTTGCTGTAAAAGAAAAGAAATCTCAATACAAGACTATCGCCGATGATGTAAATAATAAATATGAAGGTTTTTTATTGGACGAGCAGTATACCCTTCTCCAAGAGTGCGGAGAGAATATCCAGAATTGTTCTAACTTAACTGATATGGCGAAATATGAGGCTCAAATTCAAGAAGTAATTGCCGCGGTCCAAAAGACGAAAGAAGATTATGAAGCCGCGGTCGCTGCTTCAAATGCTCAATATCAAGCAATAAATTCTTATTCGTCTGAACCAACATACTATGCTCCTACTTCTTCCTCTTGGAGCGATGCCGCGAGCGCTAAAGCCTTTATTATTGGAAAAGAATCTGGTGGCTCATATACCGCGACGAATGGACGCTACTATGGCGCATACCAGCTTGACAGCAGCTATCTAAACGGAGATTATTCCGCGGAAAATCAGGACCGAGTTGCTGAAAATTATGTAAATAATCGTTATGGCGGATGGGAAGGTGCCGCATCTTTCTGGCAATCCCATGGATGGTACTAATCAGCATAAAAAATAATTGACAAAAATTAGAAAACAATGTTATAATAGGGTTGTTCTTGAAAAAGAGCAACCCATTTTTTTATTTTCAAAAAGAAAGGAAGCTATATGTCTACTTATGGTCTAACTATGAATGCTTCAGTAATTCGAGACGAGAATCGTAAATATACTGTTGGTGTCCATCTCAAGGATAGCCTTGGTATGAATGTCAACAAAGAGGGAGAAGATACTTCTCTCGACAATCTTCTCGATGGAGTTCTTTCTGATGTAATGGAAGATGCAATCAAGTTTCGTATGGGGCTTGACGGTAAGACAAAAGAAGATACTGACGCAGATGATTATGTTTCTATCGATGAATATGATGAACTTATTCGTGAGAATGATGCTCTGGTAGACCGTATTGACGAGCTTGAAGCTAAGCTTGCTGAATTCTATGACCATGAGCCAGAGCCAGAGAAGTGCTCTAAGCAAGCTGTTCTTGATACGTCGTGGAAAAACGTTACGAAGAAGCCTAATGTTGATTTGGAACAGGCAATTGCTGATATTTTGAAAGGTATGCTATAAAAGTTTTTGACATAGACTTTTCATATATGTTATAATATTGATATCGAAGGAAACAAAGGAGATAATCTATGAGCGGTTTCAACATTGGAAAAGATAATTTTTATATCTATTCTCAAGACAGCGCGATTGACTATCTCTCTTCCATCGGTGTTTCTGAAGAAGATTTTCAACGACTGGCTTGTATTCTGAATCCATTTTATTATGAATGGCTCAAAAATGAAGAAGGATACATCAAAAAAGATGAAGTAGACGATTGGGAATATATCGCAGATGGATATGTTCAGTCATACAATAATCTCTGCGAAGAAATTAGCGATGAATGCGAAAAGTTTTTGAGTGGCCGTAAAATCACTAAACAGGCTTTTGTGACCTGGCTCAAATTCAAACTTGAAGATGGTCTTTACGAATACTAAAGGAAAGACATGAATACAGAATCTCTTAATTTTCTTATTGGATATACCGAGAACAATGAAATCCTGATTGGAGAAATTTCAAAGCGATATTGCGATATCGATAATAAGACTACATTTTCTTTTTGTTGCAAAGTATGCTATTGTTTTGATGAAGAGGATATCTCCCCAGAAAAACAAGTAGATGGATACCTTTCATGTCATGATTATGATTACGAGTTTCTGTATCGACTCTGTAAATACTGGGAATGTGCGCCGCAAGATTTGCAAAACACAATGGTTAAATTCTTCTGGGATGATATCGATACATACTTTGATATCTGCTATGATGTTGAAGTTCCAGGTTATATCATGGAGCTTACTGCGTGCGGCCAAGTTGACCCACGTGAATATGATATTTCAGATTGGTATATTTCAAAGGATGCTTTCAAAATGCTTATGGATTGTTGGGATAATTATCATTTGAAGGATATCCCTCAATCTGATTGGGACGCTCTGTATGATGCGCTATCACCTGCTTCTGTCAAAAATGATAAGTCGGTTACATGGGTTGAAAATATTCTGAAATAATTTGGACAAAATAGTATTATATCATAGCCAGTAAATTTATGGTATAATACCTAATTATATGCTGCTGTGGCGCAACGGGTAGCGCATCTCACTTGTAATGAGAATGTTGCGGATTCAAATTCTGCCAGCAGCTCCATATCGCAGCGGGGAGGTATAGTATCTCGCGGTCCTCATAAGTCCGTGTAAGCTGGGGCAGTTCCAGCCGCTTGCCACCATGTATTCACAGTTCTACCGTGTGTAGAAACTGTCCTCTGAAAAAGACTAATCATCTTTTTCGGCATATAACATGGTCTATGCTTCCCATGTCAATCAAAGAAGCAAAATATTTTTTAGATATTTTGGACAAAATAGTGTAATAGATATGTCAATATTTTTACTATAAATAGCAAGAAAAAATAAAAAAAATTTTTGATTTCTTGGACAAAAAGGTATTATACTTGCCGCACTATTTTTAGTATATAATAGCGAGGTAAAATAAAAATAACGCAAAACTTTGGCCAAAAAGTTGTTATAAGTTGCGCAACATTTTTATTATATACTGTGATGAAGAAATATAGGCTGTAGTCAACCTACATACCTGGTTGATTACATCCTCTATTTTCCATAGTAGGGACTACCTTTTCAAACCGTTGTCTATAGGGTTTCCAACGGGATATAAGATAAAGAAACCCTTGTTTTTGTATCTAAATTCAAAATTATGTATTGCCGCACTCTTTTCTTTATGATATAATATTCTTACAGAGAAAGGAAAGATATGTATTATATTGAGATTGACGGGTACGCAACCGAGGAATATGATGATATTGAATCATGGGCCGCACAACTTGATTATTACAATGATGTGCTTGGCTGTGATATCCAAGTGGAAGGCAATTATGCATTCATTCTACAGTCGGATTTCGATTCCAAATTTTTTGAAAATTAGTAAAGATTTTATTTGATATCCGCTCTTGGATATGCTATAATATAAATATATTCAGTGATAGTAGATAGAGCTACTTCATATATATTTGACTTGTATACTTTTTACTCTATCTTGTAATTCCTGAATTATTTTTGGGGTTGACTCCCCTAAATATATTTTGCTTATTATCAAATCTAATATTTTCTCACTCTCTTGGATATGTTATAATAAATATATCAACAAGAGGAAAGGAAGAAAAATGGGTCTGGACATGTATCTCTATTGTAATTCTAAAGAGTTGTCTGAGAAAGTTGCTGACGTTATGTATAGCGAAGGCAGTTTAGATTATCAATGGGCAATTCAGCGCGGTGAGATTGGATATTGGCGTAAACAATCGCAAATCCATAATTGGTTCGTCACCAATATTCAAAACGGAATCGATGATTGTCATCGATATAACGTTGATTGGGAAGACTTGACTGATTTGTTGAAAGTCCTTGAGGAAGTTCTTGAAACACGAAACAAGGATATTCTTCCAACAGTGGATGGCTTCTTCTTCAATGTCAACGATGATGATGATAGTTGGTATTGGAATGGTATCTATTATACATATAAGCTTATCAAGACAATTCTCTATAATGTTTATATTGAAAATGGAGAATGCTTTGAAGATGAAACAAAGCAATGGCGTGTCTCATTTTTCTATGTTTCTTCTTGGTAAGGAATCAATATGTGGATGATTCGTTTTGACGCTGGTTTTTGGTGTGAACAATTTGATAATCAAGCGGATTGGTTTGCTAGACTTGCCGATATTTCCGCAACAATGCCCAATATGATTGATATCGATGGTTCCATTGCCTATATTTTAGAATAAAATCTAAAAATCTTCTTGACAAAGAGAAATTGATTTGATATAATAAGATAATATAAATGGTGAATTAGTGAAGTGGTTATCACGCCAGTCTGTCTAACTGGTATCATGAGTTTAAATCTCATATTCATAGCCATATCGGGACGTAGCGCAGTTTGGTAGCGCACGCGGTTTGGGTCCGCGAGGCCGTGAGTTCAAATCCCACCGTCCCGACCATATGCGTATGTGGTGTTCAATGGTAGCATGACAGCCTTCCAAGCTGTGGGAGCTGGTTCGAATCCAGTCATACGCTCCACACGCGGGTGTAGCTCAATGGTAGAGCATTTGCGCTCCCATGCAGAAGATATGTGTTCGATTCACTCGCCCGCTCCATATATTTTTATTCTATCTTGTAATTCCTAAATCATTTCTGGAGTTCAACAATGTCAAAAAATAGCCAAAAAGTCATAAATCATAGAGAAAAACGCCGAAAAGAACTTCGAGATTTATTTAATTCTAAATGTTGTTTATGCGGTTTTGATGAAGTACAAGCTGCTTTGGAGTTTCATCATGTTGTTCCAGAAGAAAAGAGTTTTGGTATTTTTTCTTCAAAAGCTTCTACTTATTCTTTAGAAAGACAAATAGAAGAAGTAAGAAAATGTATCTTAGTTTGTGCGAATTGTCACAGAGGAATTCATAATAATATATACAAAATACCTATTAATTGGAAAAATTTCTTAAATAAGGACAAAGTTAACGCCTTGTTAGAGCAACAACAATCTATAAAGCACTTCTGCATTGATTGTGGAAAAGAAGTGTATAATCGTTCACTTAGATGTTTAGACTGCTCAAGAAAACACCGTCGTAAAACTGAGCGTCCATTAAAAGATAAACTTAAAACGTTAATTCGAACAAAGAGTTTTAATGAACTAGGAAGAAAATACGGTGTTTCAAGTAATACCGTTAAAAAATGGTGTAAACAATATTCTTTACCATATACGAAAAAACAAATTAACTCATACACAGACGAAGAATGGAATACCAATTTTAATTAACAATGCTTAGATAGCTTTATAGCCTTTATATTATACTAGAATATAAAAAACAAAATATATAACATAAGAGCGATGGATTATAGACTTACTTCAATACCTCCATTATTACGCTTTGGTAAAGCCTCGCCCTAAAGTGCTTTTAACGCATAGACCCAGGGCCGTTATACAGTCTATAATGTTAGTCCTCTTGTAATAATTGAATAAAGACAATTGAATATTCAAAACGCGTGATAGAGTATACGGTTACTTCACAAGGCAAAGATAATGTATGGTGCTAAACCATTTATAGAGCCGTATCTAACAACTCCGCGTTAGCCGCACAGAAAAGGTGCGGCTATTTTTTTATTTACATACGTTCTATAAATATGGTATAATATAGTTATAGAACGAAGGAGATATGGGATATATTTATAAAATATCAAATAATATAAACAGTAAAGTTTATATTGGACAAACTACCAGAACTATCCAAGAACGTTTTTCAGAACATAAAAATTTTGCTAAAAATGGAAGCAATTTTTTGATACATAAAAATATGCGTAAAAATGGTATTGAGAATTTCTTTGTAGAAAAAATTGAAGAATGCCCAAACAATTTATTAGATAACAGAGAACGTTATTGGATACAGTATTATAATTCCTATTATAACGGATATAATGCTACCACTGGTGGAAATAATGTTTTAATGCAGAAAGCTCTTCCTAATTTTGAACAGGTTTATCAAGACTATGTTATAGAAAATAAAACAGTGCAGCAAATAGCAAAGAAATATGATGTCTGTGATGAATCTGTTAGAAAGATTCTTAAACGCAATGGTATTCAAATTAAAAAGAAAAGTTTGTATAACTATAAAGAAGTAGCTCAGAGTTATGAATTATTACAGAATGAAAGAGCTGTTTGTGATAAATTTCAGTGTAGTGCAGAAGTTGTAAAACGCGCTTGTAAAAAATATAATATAAAAATTTTGTCTGCTGAAGAATCTGTATCAAAGAATTGTTCGCGAAAAGTTTATCAAATTGATATAAAGTCAAACAATGTAATAAAAGTTTTTGATTCTTTTACTCAGGCGGGTATTGCAATGGGAGATAAATCTAAAGCTATGAACATTTCAGCCTGCTGTAATGGAAAACAAAAAACAGCCTATGGATACAGATGGTCTTATTCGAAAAATTTCGATAAAAAATATGTACTAAATGATAAAAAGAAAAAAGTCATACAAATAAATAAAGACACTGGAAAAAACATTTGTACTTTTGATTGTGTTGCTGACGCCGCAGAAGCGCTATCTGGAAGCCGTAACGGCCCATATAGCTGTTCGATTGCTGCTTGTGCAAGAGGAGAAATCAAAACAGCATATGGTTTTAAATGGCAATATGAAAAGGGGTGATGCTAATGGGAATCTGGTTTACATCAGATTTACATTGACCATGTAAATCACGAAAACATACTTAGATATGAAAGCGAATCTCGTCCTTTCAAAACAATAGAGGAAATGAATCAAGTTATTATAGATAACATTAATAAAATTGTAAAAGCTGATGATACTCTTTTCATTCTTGGAGACATTTTTATGGGTCCAAAAGAAAAAGCATACGGTTGGCTTGAACAAATCAAGTGCCGCAATGTAACAGTGGTACTGGGTAATCATGATTCAAATAAATGGAAACAAGAATATTATCGTTCTCTTGGGTGGGATATTAACAATTATGTGGTAATAGCACGCAATTGCTTTCGATTTTTCTGTCACCACTATCCTATTGAAGAAACTGGACAGAATCTTTATACGAAACAAGATATCTACCTTTATGGACACCTTCATAGTAAAGCTCCAAAAGGATTGCAGGATGATAATACTTATCATGTCGGCCTTGACACTAATAATTTGTATCCTGTAAGTATCAAGCAAATCATCAAGGAGTATTATGAACGATAAAGTGTGTGCAGATTGCGCATTTTTCCAAAAGCCAAATAGGTGCCATGTCGTGAGCGGTTTTCCGACTCCGTGCGAATTGATTCATACTTCCGCAACTGAATGCTATCAATTCAAAAATAAACATGGTGGAACTGGACGTGGACGAGTATTGATGGCGGAAATGGAAGTGCCGAGTGGTAAGTAAAGTATGCGGCAATTGCCTTTACCGTGTAAAGAATAAATGCTATTACAATCCTCCTACCGTTATCTGGGTGGATTATCATGCAATGTCTATCCATCCTCCTGTCAAAGAAGATGATAGGTGCTCTAAATGGGCAATTCATCCTAGATTGAAATAATATTTTGACATACACCTTTTGGATATGTTATAATATATTATGTCAAAAGGAAAGGAAGAAAGATATGTTTCAAGAGAAAAAGATGATTCCAGTCCAGCGTTCTATTACCGTTGACGGGACTTCAAGCACTGATGATTTGTGCGTCTTCACAACCGATACGTATATCGGTTTTTATGATGAAGACCATAATAATTGGCGAGTTATGCTCAATGGAGCTAACTTTTTTCGCTCATTCGAGATTGAGAGCTGTGACACCCTTGACGAGCTTGATGAAGCCATGTACGAATTTACAGAAGAACACATCAAATCGGTAGGATATCAGATAAACTATCGTATAGAGCTATTTTAGATTTACTAGATTTATGGGCGTATACTTCAATGGCTAGAAGAGACAATATTTTCCTCAACGCGAGATTAGCTCAATTGGCAGAGCGGTAGGTTTATACCCTATGTCCAGATAAGATACGTCGTTGTTGGTTCGAGTCCAACATCTCGCACTGGGGAAAATATGGTCATATTTATATTGATAGCCATAGAATGCCCGTATATATTTCGTCTTAGTTCAATGGTAGAACCTTGGATTTTGGTTCCAAAGATGGCAGTTCAAATCTGTCAGACGAAGCCATGCCCACGTGACGCAAATGGATAGCGTAGTCGGCTTCTATCCGACCTGTTGCGGGTTCGAATCCTGCCGTGGGCACCATATTGACTTTCATTCTATTGATAGGAATAAATAGAGATATAAAAGGAGAATAATGATTGGATTTGTAATTGCGATAATTGTGCTTATTCTTGGCCTTGGCACTGCTTTATATTGTCGAGATGGGTGGGGCTATACAGTTCTTGGGATTGCTTTTGTAATCGCTCTGATTGCTAGTGTGTTCGGTTGTGTGTATGCGCAAGACATTGGCGAAGTTAAAGTAATTCGTAATATGGGTGGCGCTATTGAAGGAACGAGCACTGAAGCTGGCTTTCATTTCAAAGCTCCTTGGCAGGACACTGTTACCTATGATATTCGCAATAACGTGCTAAGCTTCATGGGTGATTCTGAAGCCGACCAGTTTGAAGGAGGCTCCGCAAACGGTTCTGCTGTAACCATCAATGATAAATCAGGAACCACTGCTACGATTGATATTCAGGTAAATTATTCACTTGACCCGCAGACCGCTGAAGAGCTATATGCGAATTATGGCACTCAAGAGAACTTTGTGAAGTCTGTATGTGCTGTAGATATTCGCTCTATTCCTCGTGAAGTAAGTGGACAGTTCGATACTATTAGTATTTTGACCGCTCGTGGCGATTTTACTAGCGCGGTCCAAGATGCACTTACTGAAAAGTGGAAGGATTATGGCCTGATTGTTGAGCAGGTTTCTATCCAGAATGTCGTGTATCCTGACAGCATCAAGGATAAGTATTCTGAAGCAGCTGCGGCAGAAATTGCTAAGCAGACAAGCTTAAATGAGCAAGAAATTGCGAAAGTCGATGCTGATACAAAAATTATTCAGGCGAATGCTGAAAAAGAAGCTAATGACGTCTTGAATTCTTCTTTAACAAATGAAGTGCTAACATCAAAATATATTGAAGCATTAAATAATGCGGAACAACTTATTGTTGTTCCTGATGGGTCAAGCCCAATTATTAATACAAATAAATAAAATTAAGCCTGCCTTTAAATTATTAAGGTGGGCTTAATTGCGTTTTGATTAGAGGTTAAATGGAAGAGGAAAAGTGGAAGGATATTCCTGAATTCGAAGGTCTTTATAAAATTTCTAATTATGGAAACGTATATAGCAGTTATACAAAAAAACAAATAAAGCCACAGCATAGAAATGATGGTAGAACATTTCTTATATTCAGAAAAGACGGGAAGAAATACACAAGAAATATAGCGCCAATTGTTGCAAACGCATTCGTTGATAATCCAGATAATTTTAAATATGTAAAACATAAAGATGGCGATTTATCTAATAATTATTATAAAAATTTATATTGGTTTTCAAAAGTCCATGACGCAAAAATTCATTTCAAAATTGGTGAATTTGTAGATAGATATAAAAAATTTATATATTTGGGTGAAGCGCAAAGTAAAGATATGAATCATAGAAAAATAAAAGTTAAATATGCTGAAACTGGAGAAATTTTTGAAACAACTATGAGTGATATAAGAACTGGGCACGTGAAATATTCGCCCAGTCTTAGCAAGAAAATGAGAAATGAAAATAGAAGAGTCTGGAAGAATGAAGAAATAAAAAATATAAATGGTAACAGTATTATGCTTTTATGTGATGCTGGATATAGAAATAAAGAGAGACTATATTATTTTAAAAACTTAGATACGAATCAGTGCTTTATAGAATCTGTTACACCAGTATTGGAAGGAAATAACCTTGGCGTAAAAGGAATGAGTAAAGGAGAAACGAAAATATCGTCTATTTTAAAAGACATAAATATAAATTTTAATACACAAAAGAAATTTAATGATTGTTGTTCAGAAAAAGGTAATTTATTAAGGTTTGATTTTTATTTGCCAGATTATAATTGTTGTATTGAGTATGATGGTGAACAACATTATAAAGGATGGAGAAAAGATAAAGACTCTTTAAAAATTATTCAGGAACGAGATAATAGAAAAAACCAGTTCTGTGAAGATAATGACATAAAACTACTTCGTATTCCTTATACTGATTTTAATAATATCACTCCAGAATATCTTATATCAAAACTTAATACAATAGGAGTTTCTATTAAAAAAGATATCAACGCTAATGGTAATCTTGTTGTAGTACCAGAAGGCAGCACTCCCGTAGTAAGCACAAAATAATAACTGAACCTATAAAGCCCACTTTACGTGGGCTTTTTTTTATGCTATAATATAGATATATCTGAAAAGGAGTATGCCTATGAGTAATGACTATTATAAATGCGCAGTATGTGGCGGACAAATAGATAAAAGTTTGGCTGATATAATTGCGGTAAAATCTGGTAGGCGATATATCCACAATGATTGTTATGAGCATAAAGACGAAATCGAACAACAATTAAATGATATCCATGAATATTGCCAAACGCATATGGATAATTACAATAAGAAATTGGTATCATCCCAAATCGGAAAATATATCAATGACTATACTCCACAAGAAATGCTACAAATTTTAAAGTATTTTTTCAGCGTAAAGAATAACGCAAATTCTGGCGGTAATGGCGGCATTGGTATCATTCCATATGTTGCAGATGAAGCATTAAATTATTATAAGAATAAGGAGATGATTCAAAAAATGATGGAAGCGCCTCCAGTAGTTGAAATTCATGACAAATACCGAAGGCCGCAACCTCCAAGAGGAAAAATGGTAAAACCACGCAATAGACGATGGATTGATTTGGATTAGAGGTGTTATGTCTAATAACAATAAATTTTATGATGCTAACGCGGCAATCCAAGTTATAGGTTGTGTTTTGAATGACCCTGATTTGATGGATAGAAGTCGAGGATATAATTTAGATGGAATTGATTTTTGTAATGACTTCCATAAGGTTATCTTTGGTTCACTCTTGGACTTATATGAAAATGGTCAGGGAAAGAAATTCAATGCGGCGATTATCGAAGATTTTTTGAAAAATAAGCCAAATAGTATGGCGATTTACAAGGTCAATAATGGTGCTGAATGGCTACATAAAACTTTCATTGCAGCAGACCTTATGAACTTCAATTATTATTATGGTCGTTTGAAAAAAATGACTTTGTTGAGAGTCTATAATGATATTGGCTTGAATTTGGATTGGCTATATGACCCAGATAATATTTTAGACCCAAAGAAAAAACAAGAACAGAATGAGAATCTTGATAATTCATCATTAGAAGAAATCGCGGAAATGATTGATAATCGTGTAAGTCGCGCACGAGATATGGTTGTCAACAATGATATGAATGAAAGCATTCAAGCTGGCGATGGACTTGCTAACTTTTTGGAGCATCTTCAAGATAATCCTTTGAATGGATATGCAATGTTCGATGGGCATACAGATAAGATAGCGTTGGGAGCACGGCCAGGCTGTTTTTATTTGCGGTCTGCGGCAACGGGTGTTGGTATTTATTTGCCGTGGCAATAAGTAATTATTGTCTTACTATTGGAGAAAAAACTGGAACCCTAAGTCTTTTAGATAAGGGAATCAGAGGTGAAGGTTTATAGTAATATATAGGCCAGCCGCAACGCATAGATGGTGAAACTCGATTGAGAATATAATCCATCCACGAGGCTCCAACTCCTTATTTTAGGATGAAAAGATATGCTGGACTTATAGGAAACTATAAGAACTATAGGATAAAAAACCTGTAGGATAACAAATCGAAATCCCGTACGGCAATGGCTGATGCGTGTTATATGGCTTGTCCAGAGGTTTATATCAGCGATGAAGATGGTTGGGTTCAGAATGAAAATATAATTCCTACAGTATTCATTTCGGTAGAGTTGGATATTGAAGAACTATGGACAATGATGGTCGCATTCGTATCGAATGTATCAGAAAATAAAATTATCTCTCATGATGAAGAATTAACATTTGAAGAGCGAGACAGAATTAAACGAGCAATAGAATCGTTAGAGAAAGCTCCTTTATACATAGAGTATTTGCCAGATTATACCATGCGCGATATCGAGAATTGTATTCGCCGCAATATTCGAGAACACAAGGCTAGGGCGGTATTTTTCGACTATTTGACAAGCTCAATGAGTATCATCCAAGAAGTAACTCAAAGTGCTGGTGGGATGCGTATTCGAGAGGACCAAGTTCTTTTCTTCTTGGCATCCAAAATCAAAGATATCGCAGGCCAATATAAAGTATTCATTTGTTCATCAACACAGTTGAATGGAATGGCAAGAGAAGCTAAGATTTTAGACCAGAATATGTTAGCTGGAGCAAAAGCAATCGCAAACAGAATTGACTTTGGTGAAATTATGATGGATGTAACTCCATCTGATTTGGAAGATATTAATGAAATTATTGCGTCTGGCTATCCAATTCCAAATGTCAAAGCATCTATTTATAAGAATCGTCGAGGCAAGATAAATCGAGTGATTTGTTGGATGGTTGCGAACAAAGGCACATGTAGATATCAAACGGTCTTTGTGACAGACTATAATTTTAATTTAGTGGATATAGATAAGGAGGGCTAATGTCATACTCAAAAGATGATGTGAAAGATAATATCTCTATGGATGACGTATATGTCCTTCTTGATTCTCTTGGGGCAAATCCAAGAGACTGCGGCGACCATATTGAAGCATTGACGGTCTGTCATGGAGGCGATAGCTCTAAACTCTGGTACTGGGATAACACTCAGCTTTTTACCTGCTTTACACATTGCGGCACATTTGATATAATCGAACTTGTCCAAAAAGTAAAGAATTTGGACTTGAACGCGGCCATCTATTTCTTGGTCAGTTTTTTCAATCTTGAGTGGAAAATTTCAGAAGCAGATGATATCGATTATTCAGTGGAAGATTGGAAAATTTTCGATCGCAATCAAACGCTAGAAGAAATCGCCGCAGAAGATAAAACATATCATGCCGTCCATCTTGACGAGTATGATGATGATATTATTCAATATTATCCACAACCAAGAATTTATCAGTGGGACAAAGAGCATATTTCTAAAGAGGTATGCGATTATATGAATATTCATTATGACCCTTTAAATGGCTGCGTTATTATCCCACATTATGACGAGGATAATCGATGCGTAGGAATTAGGCAGCGTACTTTAGTCCAAGAGCAAGAAGAGTGGGGCAAGTATCGTCCATGGCGACATGGTAAAGACCAGTATAATCACCCGCTGGCATTCAACTTATATGGATTGCCGCAAGCCAAAAAAAATATCCAAAACATGAAAACCGCTATCATCGTTGAAAGTGAGAAGTCGGTACTTCAATACATTAGTTATTTTGGATTAGCTGGAGATATTTGTATAGCAGTATGCGGCAGTTCATTATCGAAATATCAGTTTGAGACATTGCAAAAGATAGGTGCAGAAGAACTGGTAATTGCTTTCGACAAGGATTACCATGATATGAATGATGAAGAGAATTTCAATAATTTTATTGAAAAGATGCGCCGCATTCATAATAAATATAATTCACTTTGTAATCTTAGCTTTATTGTTGATACTCTTGACCTATTGGACTATAAACAAAGTCCATTGGATAAAGGTCGAGACGTATTTTTAGAATTATTTAGAAATCGCAAATATATGAGAAGCGTGGTGAGTTAGAATAGAATACAAATTATATAAAGAAACTATCCCAGAATTAAATGCTCAGCAGCAGATTCTTTATAATAGGAATATTCCAGTTGAAGACCAGGATGCTTGGTTGAATGCGGATAGTCTTTTTTCTTGGAAGCTTTTAGATAAACCTAAGATGGAGAAAGCTTGTAAACTATTGAACAAGCATTTAGAGAATAATGATAATATTTTTATTCCTATCGACTCCGATTGCGATGGATATAATGCCGCTGCGATTCTTATCAATTTTTTGTATTATTATTATCCACACCATGTACGCAGCTATGTAGTTTGGCAGCATCATAGCTCAAAACAGCATGGCCTAGAAGATATGATGGGCAGTATTCCATATGATACCAAACTGGTTATCGTTACAGACGCAGGCTCTAATGATATTGAGCAGCATAAGCTGCTGGCCGCGCGAGGAATCGATTGTATCGTGCTTGACCATCACGAAGTATCTGTTGATATTGAAGAATCTCCAGCAACTATTATCAATGTTCAATCTTGCAATTATCCCAATAAAGCTCTTACTGGTGGTGGTGTTGTTTATAAATTCTGCCAAGCGTATCATGACCAATATCTCTCAGGAATGGAAAGCATAGACAATAAGCTTATCGACTCATGCGCAATCGCCAATATTGGAGATATGGCAGATTATCATGAGCCAGAGATTCGAGCAATTGTCAATATTGGCCTCAAAACGCTTGAGAATCCATTCATCAAAGGTTTGGCCGACGCGCATCAATATACTCTCTCCAAACGAAATGGCATGAATTATTTGAGCTGCGCATTTGCTATCGTGCCTTTCATCAATGCGATTTGCCGCAGCGGTACAGAAGAGGAAAAGAATCTTATTTTTTCCAGTATGCTTGAAAAAGATGCTTATAATCCAATTTTTTCTTCTAAACGTGGCCATACTGGTGAATTATGCTTGCTTTGGGAAGAAGCTGTTACCGTTGCTGAGCGTGTAAAACGCAGGCAAACCAAAGTTCAAGATGAAGCGATGAAATATTTCGAGCAGCAAATTCAGTCTGAAGATTTGAACAACAACGCCATGCTCTTTCTCTTGGATAAAGATGACACCATCGCGCCAGAGGTGCGAGGACTTATAGCCAATAAGATTCAAGCAAAATATCAAAAACCTACGGCAGTTTTGACCCCAATAGAGCAAGAAGATGGTCATATTAAGTTATGCGGCAGTATGCGAAATTATTCTTTATCTGTCAACCAAGATTTGAAGGCAACCCTTGAGGGAACTGGGCTTGCGAAATGCGCTGGTCACGCAAACGCCGCTGGTTTATTCATTGAAGAAAATAATCTGAATGCTTTATGCAATAAGATGAATGATATCTATAAAAATATCGACCAAACTCCAACCTATTGGGTGGATTATATTTGGCACAATACTGCTGATTTTGACAAGGTAATGGATATTGGCAAATTGAATATTTATGGTCAAGGCATTCCAGAATCGTTTGTCGCAATTGAGGATTTAGATTTATCTCAATGTAGTGTTCAGCTCTTATCACGAGACAAGAATCCTACTTTGAAAATTGTATTGCCTAATGGTGTTACAATAATGAAATTCAAATCAAGTGAAGAAGAATACGAAGAGTTCTTATCTGACCATGCGGTTCTTACGTGCATTGGAACGTGCGCCATTAATAATTGGAACGGACAAGTAACGCCGCAGATTATCCTAGAAAATATGGAACTACGAGAGGAATGGATTTTTTAATGAGTGAGATTCCAACGGTTACGATTCCCTTAACAGAGCTTATCCGCTTGCGTCAAGACTCTTTTGAGTTGGAACAATTGAGACGATTGATTTATCAAGGATTTTTCTCAAGCGCTTCTAATGCGTCATGTGAGGATATTAATAGGATTTTCAATGGCAGAGATAGTATTTGGCGAGACTTGGTAGATGATTATCATGACACCATAGAAAAAGAAGAAGAGAGTTTCCAAGTAAAAACAGTATTGTCATAATATGAGGAGCCTGTTTATTTGACAGGCTCTTTTTTATTTGGTATAATATATTTATATTGTTACGTTGAACTTATGAAGGTGAACAATGAGCAGATTTGAATGTCATTCGCATACTATGTATAGCAATTTGCGCTTACTTGATTGTATCAATCAGCCGAGAGCACTGGTAAACCGCGCTATTGAAATTGGTCTTACTGGTATTGCTATCACAGATCATGAAAGTCTTAGCTCATTCGTGGAATTGGATAAAATTCAGCAAGAATTAATTGAGCAAGGGAGCACTTTTAAAATCGCTCGTGGAGACGAAATTTACCTTACTGATACAAGAGATAAAAATCAAAAATATTGGCACTTTATTCTGATAGCAAAAGACGCTATTGGGTGTAAAGCTTTGCGAGAATTATCATCAATAGCATGGATAAATTCATATTTCGATAGAGGCTTGGAACGTGTTCCAACACTAAAAAAAGACTTGGAGCGAATAGTTCAAAAATATGGTAAAGGGCATCTTATTATGTCTACAGCCTGTTTAGGCTCTGAATTAGATCATTGGATTTTAGAGATGGATAAGGCTGAAAAAGAAGGTCGAATTACTGATCGTAGTTTTTGCCATAAACGAATTGTGGATTTTATTCAATGGTGTAATTCACTAGCTGGGGATGATTTTTATCTTGAGATTCAACCAGCTCAATCCCAAGAGCAGCTCACAGTAAATCGTTGGATGAAAAAAATCGCAAAAGCAATGAATAAAAAAATCATTGTTACTACAGACGCTCATTATTTGCGGAAAGAAGATAGAGCTATTCATAAAGCATTTCTTAATTCTAAACAAGGTGATAGGGAAGTCGATTCATTTTATGAATTTTGTTGGTTACAAACAACCGAAGAAGTAATTCAAAATTTAAAAGGGTCTGATTTAGACTATTATGAATTAGAAGCAAACACCAATGAAATTTATGATAAAATTGAGCTTTATACCTTGCATCGTAAACAGCGTGTGCCACAAGTAGAGGTAAAAGATTATCCTAAAGAATCTGCTAATTCGCATCGTTATAATCCAAACAAATATCCCACGCTTGATTTTTTGTCTCATTCAGATAATCTCCAAGAGCGCTATTGGATAAATCAATGCCAAGAAGCGCTGATAGCTAAAGACTTAAACAATGAGACATATCTCACTCGCCTTGAAGAAGAAGCTGATACTAAAAAGGTAATTGGTGAAAAACTAGAAACTTGTATGTTCGCTTATCCTATCTTTCTACAACATTATATTGATTTGTTCTGGGAATGTGGCTCTTGCATTGGCGCTGGTCGTGGCAGTGCTGGAGCTGGCTTGAACCACTATTTGCTTGGCATTACACAGACCGACCCAATCAAGACAAACGCCCCATGGTTCCGTTATATGAACAAAGACCGTGTAGAGATTGGCGATATCGACACAGATATGGACCCGACTAAGCGTGAGTTGATTTTTCAAAGAATACGTGAAGAACGAGGCCTATTAGGATGCGTTCAAGTATGTACGTTCGGCACGGCATCATCCAAAAGCGCAATTCAAATTGCCGCACGAGGTCTTGGTATTGATAATGATATTTCTCAATACCTATCATCTATGATTCCTTCTGAGCGTGGCTTCTTATGGTCATTGAGCGATACAGTTAATGGCAATAAAGAAAAAGATAGACGTCCTAATCAGCAATTTATTGCTGAAGCCAATAAGTATCCTGACTTGTTGAATATTGCGATGGGAATTGAAGGGCTGGTAGTTAGCCGCTCTATCCACGCATCAGGAGTCAATTTTTACGACGATGACCCATATGAAACGGCGGCTTTTATGAAGGCTGGTAATGGTTCTATTATTACGCAATTTTCTCTACATGACAGTGAATTTTGTGGCGATGTAAAACAAGACTTCCTTGTCACTCAACAAATGACTATCATGGGTCAGTGTATTACGATGCTTCAAGAGCATGGATATTTTGAAAAAGGATTAAGCTTGCGCCAATGCTATGATAAATATGTTCATCCTGATAAATTACCACTCAATGATAAAAAGCTTTGGGATGCGATTGACAGCACGGATATCTTAGCTTTATTCCAATTGAACACTGCCGTAGGAGGAAATGTAGTGCGGCAGTTGGTTCCACGTAGCGTAGAGGAATTGACCGCATGTAATGCTCTTATGCGATTAACTGGTGAAAAAGGCGCAGAACGTCCAGCCGATAGGTATGAGCGTTTGAAAAAACATCCTGAGCAATGGCAACAAGAGATGGATGACTGGGGATTCACTTCCCAGCAGCAAGAAGTATTGAGAAAGTATATGGGTGCAGACTATGGAGCGCCTTCCTCGCAAGAAGTATTAATGCTTATTTTGATGGACCCAGAGACATGTCATTTTACGTTAGCGGAAAGTAATAAAGCGCGTAAAATTATTGCGAAGAAGCTCGTGAGCGAAGTTCCTAAATTAAAAGAAAAGATTATTAAACAGGCTAAAACACCAAAACTCGGTGAATATATTTGGGAATTTGTAATTATGCCGCAAGCAAGCTACTCTTTTTCACGCATTCATGGGTACAGCTATTCACTTATCGCTTGTCAAGCCGCCTACTTGGCGACATATTATCCTTCTGTCTATTGGAATACTGCATATCTACGAGCAGTAAGTGGCTTAGATTTAAGTGAAGGAACTGATTATAAAAAAACAGCTCAGGGAGTATGCGACATTGCTTCGCATGGCATCAATGTTTCTCTGATCGACATTAACAAATCTCAATACTTGTTTGAGCCAGATGAAGAGAACAACCGTATTATCTATGGTTTGAAAGCTGCAAATGGTTTGGGCGGTGAAGTAACTCAAGAGATTATCAAACATCGTCCATATAAGTCGTTCGAAGATTTCCAAGAACGAACTAACTTCAACAAAACGGTTATGACAATGCTTATCAAAGCTGGTGCATTTGACCAGTTTGGCGAACGAAGCGATATTATGCGGCAATATCTTATCAGTGTCGCTGATATTAAGAAACGCATTACCCTTCAAAACTTCAATGCTTTGATTGAGCGTGACCTTGTGCCGCAAGAACTTTCATTCCAAAAACGCTTATTTATATTCAATAAGGCGTTGAAAAAGAATTGTAAACAATCTACTTTCTTCCTCTTGGATAAACCAAATTATTATAAATTTTATTCCAAGTTTTTCAATACTGATTTGATTGAACCTGTTGGAAATGGCTCGATTGGAATTGACCAAAAGAAATGGAAGAAGCAATACGATGAAGGTATGCGGCCAGCTAAACAATATATTGATGCTCACAAAGAAGAATTGCTTAAAGCGTTGAATGATTCTATTTGTCAACAATATTTCGACAAATATGCCGATGGTAATTATTCTCATTGGGAAATGGAATCGCTGGGTATGTATTATCATGAACATGAATTGGCTGGAATAAATCAACGAGCCTATCAGATTAATGATTTTGAATCATTGCCTGTTCAGCCAGAGATTGATAAGACCTTCAAAAAGGGTGCTATAAATATCCACACTTATAAATTACACAGGATTTGCGGCACAGTGATTGCTAAAGACGATATGCACTCGTCATTCTCATTACTAACGCCGCAAGGCAGTGTTATTACGGTGAAATTAAGTCGAGATAATTTCGCCCGATTCAATCGTCGCATTAGTGAAGTTCAAGTTGATGGAACTAAGAAGATTATTGAACAAGGGTGGTTCCAAAAAGGCACTCTAGTCTGTATCACAGGTTTTAGGCGTGGTGATACTTTTATGATGAAAACTTATAAAAAAACACCATGGCATTCTATTTATAAAATCACAGAAGTGAATTCTAACGGCACCGTTGAAATGACCAATAGGCGTTATGATGATCCACTAGAAGAAGAATAGATAAAACCCGTCAGTATATTTGACGGGTTCTTTTTTGTTTGGTATAATATATATTAGTAATAAGAAAACAGAGTAAAAGGCTATTCTTATGACAACTTTTATTTGTACCGTATGCCAAAATCGAATCAAAGAATATGGAACCAATGTTGAATGCGGATATTATAATTGTATCTGTCCCATGGTAGAAGATACGACTAAGCTGTATGATAAGAGTTTTCTGTGTAAGTATTTTATCCATGTTCGAAATAAGAACAAACAAACTTGTAAAGCAAAGCATCGATATAAATACAAGTATGATGCTTTGAAGGTTGCCAAAGATAAATACCTTGAAAACAAAAGCAAGCGGCTTCGTCCATATAAATGCGACCAATGCGGAAAATGGCATCTTTCAAGCATGGTATCACCTGAATATAATCCAAAAGAAGAGTATGAACGCGCTAAAGCTAACAATAAATTGTATGATTAAGCGAGATAGGAGTAGCTTATATGCGGATGGCTGCATGTCCTAAATGTAAAGAACATAATGTGAATGGTTTCAAGAAACACGATAAATGGTATTCCAAGTGCTATAATTGTGGATTCACTACTGAAGTAGGTCAGTACAGTCGCAAGAATAGTCGATATAACTGGAATCTGCTTTATGAGAAAATGACTGGCGAAACCCTTCCAGATGAATGTTGTGGTCGTCAGCCGAGAGCTTATATGAAGAAAGAAATTCAAGCAGGAATTCCGCAATTGATTTCTTGCTTCACTCAAGAGGATTATGAAGCATGGCAGGAACAACATCCGAAGGAGGATGTTGCGTGGCTTCTCCAAGGTAAAAAGAAGAAGCAGAAGAATCCAAAAGAGTTGAAGATGAAAGTTCATGGTGCAGAATAATGGCCTATATGATTTTAGAAAAACCGCGAGATTTCTTTCAAGATGGCTCAGTGGGCAAATGTTCTGTGTGCCACAAAAAGTCACGCGCGGATTATAATTATTGCCCATGGTGCGGCTCTACTTTCAATAGTAAAATTCAGTATAAGGATGATACGAAAAAAGCTGGACGATTGCTTGCTATTTGCGGTCCTAGCGCCAGCGGAAAAGACTTCATGGCCCGCAAAATCATGGAAAAGTGCGCCGAGGAGAACATTACATGCCATCAAATAGTCTCATGTACTACGCGACCTCCCCGACCTGGAGAAGTCAATGGTAAGGATTACCATTTCGTTACTCAAGAAGAATTCTATGATATGGTAGAAAAAGACTTGATGCTTGAATATACAGAGTTCCGAGGATGGCATTATGGAACTCCTAAGAATGAAGTAAAGCCAGGAGTCTTGAACATCGGCGTATTCAACCCGCTTGGCATCAAAAATATGACTAAAACTTATTATGAAGACATCATTATTCGAGTTATTGAATTACGAGCTAGTTTTATGACTCGTATGAAGCGTTCCATCAGCCGCGAAAGCAAGTTCCGTTTTGAATTCTTGCGGCGTGCCGTTACCGACCATTTCGACGCGAAGAAGTTGGACTACCCATGGGTCGAGAATGCCAAGTTATTTAGTTATATTGATACAGACAATCCGATAGCGATTGCCTATGAGGTAGAGAATAACATTAATATTACTAGGTTTATTCATGGCGATATCTAGGCCGAAATAGTTGGTCTATATTCTATTCACCTCTTGGATGAATTTTTAGTATAAATACACAATATATGGATTAGAATAAAGTGGGTGACACTATAGATGGTAATTATTAAACGAGATGGCAGTAATGTTGAATATGATATTGAGAAAATTGCGGCTGCAATTAGTGGGGCTTTCGCAGATTTCAATGAAGAGTTCGACGATAAGGCCGTACTTGATAAGATTGAATCAAGTATTTATAGTATGGAAAACAGTATCAGTGTAGAGGAAATCCAAGACATTGTTGAGGATGTGCTCTTGGACTTTGGCTATCGTCAGGAAGCTAAAGCCTATATCAAGTATCGACATGAGCATGAGCTAGCGCGTCAGCGCCATAATGATTTAGAAGTTATGGCGATGATTGGTGGAGATGATGATAACTATTGGACTACTGAAAATTCAAATAAAAACCCAGAAAGAGTAACGGTTCAACGAGATTACTTGGCTGGTATTTTATCTACCGACATTGCACGAAATTATATTTTTCCTAAAGAAGTCATTGAAGCACATGATAATGGTTATGTTCACCAGCATGATATGGATTATATGGCCCAAAAAACTCTTACTAATTGTGAACTTATCAATTTGAATGATATGTTACAAAATGGTACTGTTATCAATGACACAAAAATCGAAAAACCTCACAGACTGATTACTGCCATGACGATTACCACACAAATTATGGCAAGTGTTGCTGCACATACTTATGGCGGTGAAAGTGTAAATCTTGCTCACTTGGCTCCTTTTGTTCGAGATAGTTACAATTATCATAAACAAAAATATCAAGATGCTGGTTTAGACAATGAATTGATTGAAAAACTCGCAAAAATGGATTTAGACAAAGAGATTGAAGATAGCGTTCAAACATTTAACTATCAAATCAATACTTTGTTTACGCTGAACGGTCAAGCACCATTTTGCTCTTTGTTTATGTATCTAAAAGATGCAGGAGAATATAAAGAAGAATTTATTATGCTTGCTAAAGAATTTCTTAAACAGCGTATGGAAGGTATGCCAAATCAAGATGGTGTAAAAGTAACCCAAGCTTTTCCGAAACTTCTGTATGTTTTACAAGAAGATAATTATAAACCAGGAACTAAGTATTGGGAAATGACTAAGTTAGCAATTCAGTGTTCATCTAATCGTCTTACCCCTGATTATATTTCTGAAAAGAAAATGATGGAACTAAAAAATGGCGACTGCTTCGCTTGTATGGGTTTGTAAAATCTACTAGCTCATATAAAATCTTTTGAAAACGGCTAGGACTTTTATAAAAAGTTGAGGCCGTGCTAATAAAATGTGTATCGACTATGGCTGATGAATGTAAGCCAGTAGGGCGAAAATGCCCGAAGCGAAAGACTATCAAATAAGATAGAAGATATAGTCAGTGCCGCAGGTGACTGCGGATAACATGTGTAGAAGTTTCCTGACCCCTGACATTTCAGGTAATGGATATAACAACATTTCAAAAGCTTTAGATTATGATTCTAAACAGCATAAATACTGGGGACGTTTCAATTGTGGCGTTGTCAGTTTGAATTTACCAGATATTGCTTTTGCATCTGGTGGAGATAAAGAAAAATTTTATACTATTCTTGATGAACGATTAAATATCGCGCATAAGGGATTACAAACTCGTATCCAAAGAATTTCTAAGACCAAAGCACGTGTCGCACCTATTTTATGGCAATATGGTGCGTTAGCTCGTTTAGATGAAGATGATACATTGGATAAGCTAGTTCATAACAATTATGCCACCGCTTCTCTTGGATATGTTGGCGGATATGAAATGACAAAAATTATGACTGGTGAGTCTCAAACTTCAGAAAAAGGCAAAGCGTTTCTCCAAGAGGTCATGAAATATTTGAATGATACTTGCACTAAATGGCGAGAAGAAGAAAATGTGGGCTACTCAACTTACGGCTCACCCGCAGAGAGCCTTTGCTACAAATTTGCTACAAAGACACGCGAGCATTATCCGCAAGAATTTCAAAAGTTATTCGGTAATAAAAAGTATTTTGAAAATTCTTATCATATTCCAAGTTTTCAACCAATCGATGCTTTTACAAAAATTCAAATCGAGGGGGAGTTCCAAAAACTTAGCCCAGGTGGTTGTTTGTCATATGTAGAGAGTGTCGACCTTAGCAATAACGTCTCTGCTCTTTATCCTATCATTGAATGTATTTACAATAGTTGTATGTATTGCGAAATCAACATCAAAACCTCCTATTGCCGAAAATGTGGGATGCGACAAACTATTGATGTTCATAAAAATGAAGATGGAAATACTTGGTGGGAATGTGAAAATTGTGGCAATACAGATACAAAGCAAATGGATGTTGCTGCAAGAACTTGTGGATATGTTGGAACTAACTTTTGGAATCCAGGCAAAACTCAAGAACTTGCCTCACGGTATTGTCATTTAGATGATATTTCAGAAAAGGAATTCTAGAATGAATTATTCAGCACTAAGGTCTATCGATATATCTGACGGTCCAGGCATCGGAGTAAGTTTGTTTTGTTCTGGCTGCCATCGTCATTGTCCAGGCTGCCACAACCCTAAACAATGGGATTTCGAGTACGGTGAGAACTTCAATTCAGAAGTATTGGGCCGCATCATTGAATTGATTCAGCCCGCTCATGTTACTCGATTCTCGCTCTTGGGTGGAGAGCCATGTGACCCAGAGAATATCCAACAATGTGCGGCTATCCTTCATGCTGTGAAAGATACTAAGCCTTCAATCAAAGTTTGGTTGTATACAGGATATACTTTTGAAGAATTGGAGAAACGACAAGACGTTGTTGATTCAAAAATTCTATTCAATGTAGATTATCTCGTGGATGGACCATTTATTCAAGAGCAACGAGATGTAACGCTTGCTTTTCGAGGAAGCAGTAATCAAAGAATCTTTGACATCTCAAATTATCCAAAAGTGAAAGATGTCACAGAAAAATTTTAACATTCAAAGCACGCTATGTTATTGGCGTGCTCTTTTTTTTATGTTATAATATTTATATCGAAGGAAAGAGAAAGGGGCAAAGGATATGAAAAAGCAATCATTGCTCGAATATATGAAGAACAGTCTGGATGATATTCTGGAATGGTGGAAAATTATTGGGGCGTTTTTTATTTGCGTAGCCATAGTAATTTTCATTACTACCGTATTTACATTTCTTTTTATATTTGTTCTTTGTTTATTTATTTCCAGTTCGACAGTAATCACGCTGCTTAGTACGATTTTCTTCTTGGCTGTTTTGCTTGGTCTTATACCAATAGCTTGGACAGTTTTCGAATATTTTATTTATATGTGATAAGACTGCTTAATTCTTACAAATAGGAGAAAATATGTTCAATCCTGACGAATATCCTACAGACTATGACTTTCTTTCCCAAAAGCAAAAAGACAATATCCTGAAATATATGAATGCTCTCAAAGGGAAATATTGGCGAAACATCCTCACTATGCGAAACAGCGGTGTGCGGGAATTGGAAGCTCGAAGTAATCAATATCTTGAGAATTATCGCAAACGAGTTGATGCAGCTCGTGGTGCTCTCCAAGCAGCTGGTATTTATGTTGAATTTGGGTGGCGAGGACATGGCAATGAATGGTTCCTTGCGACTTATGCCGATGCTCTTCTTCGTGAAGATGATTTTTTTGAGGTGAATGGATAATGACTAAATTCATGTATGCTATCGAGTTCTCTACCGTCAATGGATTCAATGAATCGTATCATTATCGTTATTTTGATAACGCGGAGGACGCTCTTGATTATGCCAACAAAGTTTGCTACACCAAGGAGGCTTACAATAACGAGCATTGCCCTACGGACCTTGCTTTGATTCGCATTCCTGTCGAGAAGTTCAGTGAATGGATTATGAGCAATCCAAATGAATGCGATTGGCCCATGCTTGCTTCCTGGTTCGAAATCGACAATTACGTCCGCAAATAAAAAACCTTTGTGTGCGGTCTTTGATATGCTATAATATATTTATAGCGAAAAGGAAAAGAAAGGTTTCAGTGTATGACCACTCCTGAAAAAAACTTCCGTCCGACCACGTTCGATGATTACCAGGGCCAAGATAAAGCCAAGAAGATTTTGAAGATTGCCATCAAAGCAGCTCAAATCAAAGGCGAATGTCTTGACCATATTCTTATTAGTGGTCCCAGCGGCACGGGAAAGACGACTTTGGCTAATATCATTGCCAATGAAAGTGGTCAGCCTATCAAGTGCATCAGCGGTCCTGCAATTAAAAAGGTTGACGACCTTATTGATGTTCTTAGTGAAGTTGAAGAAAATAGCATCCTATATGCGGATGAAGTGCATTCTTTGAATAAGAAACTCCAGGAAATCCTCTACTTTGCACTTGAGCAGTTTGTGATTGATACGAATATCGATGGTACTCCACTGCGTATGGATATCCCGCACTTTACTTTTATTGGTTCTACAACTGAACTTGGAGGATTGGAAGAGCCTTGCCGCAATCGCTTCCCCATCCAAATCAAACTTGTTCCGTATTCCAATGTCCAAATGTTTGATGTAGTGGCAGGCGTGTTCAATGCGATGGGTGTCACGTGCGATGACGATTGTATGGCCATGATTGCGAGGGTTTCGCGTGGAGTTCCCCGCAACGTCAATTCCTATTGCCGACGAGTTTATGATATGGCATTGGTTATGAATGATGGTAATATCACCCAAGAGGTAGTAGCGGACACTTTCGACTTGCTTGATATCAATAAACATGGCCTGAATAGCCTGGACATGGAGTATCTGAAGTATCTCTACGCGGCCCGTAAGACTGTTGGTGTTGACTCTATTTCTCTTGCTCTTGGAACTGACAAGAAGAGTATTGAGGAAGTTGTTGAACCTTGGCTGTTCAAAGCGCAATTTGCAACCAAAGGTCCTCGTGGCCGCAAGATTACTCAAAAAGGTATTGAAGTAATCGAATCTTTGTAGTATAATAGGGTTGAAAGAGCACAGTATATGGTTTCAGTAGTGTATAATATGGTTGAAGGAGAGCCGCATATGATTTCAGTAACCGATAAATATGAAATGGAAGATCTCTCTGAGTTTGAAGCTTGGAGTGGCGCGGCGATTCGCCTTTCTGATATGCAAGAACATCCGAAAGCTTTCGATTATATTAATTCTATGGTAGAGGATTGGAGCTTCGAACGTGAGCAGGGCAGCAACCCTCTTACCCGATGCGAAATTAACGACTTCTTGTGGTTTGATTCGGATGAATGCCTTCGCGAAGCTGGACTGTATAATCCCGAGACAGGTTTGTTCTATGACGAAGATGGCTTCGAGGGAGAAAATGAAGAGGACGAAGAGGAGGACGAATAGTGGTAGAATCTTTTTGCTTGATTCTTCTTACTATCGGAGTGCTTATCGGTATTTTTTGTTTGAATCTAACATATTACCGCTTCGAAAATAAACGATATAAAATCGCTCTCAAGGATAGCAAGGCATATCGCAAAAGCTTGAAAGAATACAACGAAGAGTAAAGGAAGTGTTCATTGAAAAATACTACCAAGACAGAGATTCTTGTGCTTATCATTAGCCTTCTAGTGGCCGCGGTTGGTATCTTTATTGTACTTATGCTGCCAGATAATGTTTTTAGTTGCCTTACGGCTGCTGTGTCTGGCATAGCACTTGGACGGGTTTCGGTATGGTTAGGCCGTAAGATTGTAGATTGGATTGTTGCCAATGGACGATAAGGATTTACTGCCCAATGAAGTAGTTTGGAACATGCTTGCAGCGCTTGGGATATTGTCAGTAGTGATTTTCACTGCTTTCTTGCTCAGTTTGATATTCCCTAGTATCGTCGCTGAAGTGTTGTTTGCTCTTGGAATTTTATATTGCGGCGTTGCTCTTGCTTGTATTATTTATATCCTATATTTCATTTTGAAAGAGTGGCGGAAAAATATTTTATAGACATGCGGCCTTGCTTTATGGTATAATATAAATATACCAAGAGGAAAGGAAAAAGATATGGCTAAGGTTTATGCGGTTTGGTTCGATAATTGCGAAGCTTATGAAGATAATTATATGAACGTGATTTCGGTGCATACCACTTACGAAGGCGCGGTTCATAAAATCACTTCTATTATCAAGGAGGCGGAACAAACCAATTCTTTGGTTCAACTTGATAAGATTCCTTCGTGCTTCTATAATGGCATAGCGTGGAGCCTTACTCTCAAAGATGAAGACGATTGGATTTTTGAAGAGGCATACTCAATTCAAGAGTATGAGTTAGAAGCATAATAAAACCATATCACCCAAAAGGGGTTACATATGAGTCGTTCTTATAAAAAGCATCCCTATTTTTTGATGATAGGCGATAAATCATTCAAAAAAATATATAATCGTCGCATTCGTCGCGCTCATTTGGTTGATGATATAGACAGCGGCGGTTCGTATAAGAAACTCAATGACTCTTGGAATATCTGTGATTGGAAGGGCTATTATTCCTGGGAAGAGTTCAAGCGTACTAATCTTGAATTCTTTGAAGATGAAGAGAAATGCTATGCCCACTGGAAAAAGAATTTTGGAAGCAAATAATGATACAAGGTATCCTTTTTTTCGTAGTCACGTGGTTGGTATTAGAACTCATTGCGGGAATAATAGGTGGTAGATTTGAAAGAGTTTTCCCTGTCACTAATAATGCCAGCAATAAAACAATCAGCCGCAAGAGACAAAAAATAATTGCTGGCCGCATTCGCGAGGGTATTGAGAATTCCGAGGCATGTGCAATTATTTATTGTAATATAGAACCTCCGAGCGCAGGTGTGCGCGTATCTATCGACTTGCGAGGTTTGTCTATTCAAGAAAAAGTTATCGCATATCTCGCGATGATAGATTTATTTGGGCCAGATATCGCTAAGCAGGATGTATTTTATACATCACACGGTGTTGCATACAGTACGCCAACCAAAGAAACTAATACGATGCGAGTATATGTAAAGGATTTTGTAGAATGATTTATTGCGCATTCGATTGCTATTTCAACAACAGTTGGAATGGGGGTCTTTCTCGCAAGCATCTTGACCTCCTTGATAAGTGGACCAAGAAGTTTTGGCATTCTGCTAAAACTGGTTGCATCAGTGTAACAGTCCCACTTGAGCCGCAAACCGCAATTGAGTTCCAAGAGATTCAAGTTTATTTGTTCTACCTCGGCTATAAAGTAGTATGGCATGAGGAATATATAGAAGTCTTTTTCGTGTAAGGAATATTTCATGTGCTATAATGCTAAAGCCTGCCGCAATGCTTGTATCGATTATTACAGTTCTGACGACCTCGTTGAAAAATATACCGAAGCTTTTATGGACAAAGCCAGTCGAGGGTATATGAATTGTACGGTCCGCAATCCGTATAAGATTGAAGAGATTGAAGCTATTGCTGTTGAACTTCGTGCTCTTGGATATACACTTATTGCTACTGGAAATGGGATTTTCATTGATTGGAGTGGAGATACCGATGTTTAGTAACATCTTATTTGAAACATATATCCTGTTAGTTATTTGTTATTGCTTTGTAGCCTATGCTCAAAAGTATGATGAATTTCGATTCAAGATGTTTAAACGATATTGCGGGGTGAAGTGTTAGCTATGCGTTACTTTATCAGCGATTTACATATGAATTGCAAAAGCTTGATGGAATGGGAGCGCAAGCAATTCGAAACCATCGAAGAACATAATCAATTTATTCTTGATTCTCTCCAAGAATGGCGCGAAAAGAAAGCAAAGGATGGCGACGAGCTTTGGATTCTTGGAGATATTGGTAAGCCTGAAACGTATGGCGATTTAGCAAATATCTGTTATGGTAATTGCTCCGACAAACCACTCGTTGAAGTTCATATTGTAATGGGCAATCATGATAGAATGGCTGATAAAGAAAGAATGGAATATTGGTTTGATTATGTCCATCCGTATCCCGTGTATTTGAGTAATCGTCTCGTAGTAAGTCATGAGCCTCTTACAGTTGACCCTTTTACTCTTAATGTGTGCGGCCATCTTCATGGAGCCACTCTTGATTCTCCCAATCATTTCTGTGTATCCATTAATGATATTGATTATAAACCCGTTAAAGAAACTTATTTCAATGGCCTCTTGGGGAAGCTACCTCCTCGTAATATGAAATTTCTTTGGGAGCCGTATGCAGACAAATATATTTTCAAAGACAAAACGCGAGAAGATATTGTGTGCGACCCTAAGTCTGGCAAGATTGATTTGTCTGCCAGCCGCACTCTCCAAAAAATGAAGCGAGACGAGCATTGGAATCTCAAAGCAGAATTTAAAACCTCCTAGTTGGAGGTTTTTTCTTTATATACGTTCTTTTCTATGATATAATATTTATATCGAAGGAAAGGAAGAAAGAATGAAGGATTACGAACTTATCGAGGAAATGGTAGAAGAAGTCGTGAAAGCTTCCAACTACAAAGAGACTTCAGCATGGGTTGAGAAGTTCGCAGTTGCAAAGGATATGCGCCTGGATATTGACTGTGAGAATTATAATCATACAGTGCTGACTGTCAAGCACATGTATAACAAAAACAATGTGGAGTTCCTACTTGTCTATGGCGCGTCTTATGGGTATCGTATCAGCCTTAGTGTAAACAACCGTGAGCGGGAGTCGGTTGAACTAAAAGCTTATTCCACAATTCCCGCAGTTGACGGACTGATGATTTGGAATGCGATGGCAAAGTTGTATGAGGATGTTTTTGGCACATGCTATTAGTAATTATCTAAGAGAGGATAATATGAACGACGAGCTTTACGATACTGCTTTTAAGTATTTTCACATGGGTAAGCGTGGACATGATAGCTATGACTTTGACGGAACTGAAGTCGACTATGCCTATTGGATGAAGAAAGATGATGGTAGATTATTCCTTATCCAACGTATTCTGCCAAATAATGACACCATGTCACCGTATATGGCAATGTATGAATCTGATTGCGACGATAAGCTTCATCGTATCTATCACGATGATGAACCTGCCGCGGACTGGCATACTGAGGAATGCAATTGTCTAGAACGCCTGATTAGGGTTTTTTATCCTGGTGCGCTCTGTAAAAAGTAAATTTGGAATGAGATAAAAGAATTAGATTAAAATGTCCGCAATACATGCTGCTAATTTTATCTTATAAATCATTATCCAAGAGGAGATAAATATGGAAGAATTCTACAGTATCGCCAACAGATACTTTGACATGTGTAAACGCGGACATGAAATTTGTTTGGGCGATGACATCGAGGCTGTTGATTACGCCTATTGGAAGAAGAGGGATGATGGCAAGCTTTTTCTTATCGAACGTATTATTCCCCCCCACAACATCAGGGCTATCTACATGTATGAAGATTTATAAATGCGAGGACCGACTTTATCCTATTTATTCCACCAACGGGCCTGCTCCAAATTGGCACACGGAAGAATGTGGCTGTCTAGAGTACCTGGTAGAATTTTTTTTATCCTGAAGCGTTATCAAAGTAAGTGACACCAACTCTATCTTTATGGTATAATATTTATATCGAAAGGGAAAGGTGCTCTGATATGAAGAATTACGATATCGTTGATGTTTGCCGTATTATTGAAAATACTTGTGACAAAAATGGTTTTTCTTATGGAGAACTCGGCAATTATCGTTTTGCTGTTTGGCTTCGTATTGATGGAGAAAACAAAGTTGCTTCTGTTTTGGTAAATGACTCTGGATATGTCGAAATCTCGAATCGTTCCAACTCGGCGATGTTCTACAACTTCGAAGACCTGGACTATCCCTATGACCCCGACCTTGGGATGGCTATTTACGAGTTTTTTGATTAATACTTTTCAAGTATAATTGTTGTAATTAAGTATCTTTTCCTTGTTGGCACCTGTTACGAAAGGTGTTATAATATAATAAAGAAAAGGAAAGGGAAAGGTTTTCTACATGGCTTGGATTGCTGAAATTCGTTCTGACTACTTCGAAAACGCTCGCGGCAAATTCATCAAGACCGAGTATGAGAATGTCGAATTCAACGACATTGAGGAACTTGAGAATGTTTGCCGCAACTATGAACTGGCCGCAGACGTTGACAATAATAATTGCGATGTCAAGATTATGAAAGTGTATGAGGCGAAGTAATGATTGGTTCTATCTGCGCGATTACTTTTTTCTTGGTTATTTGGTTTCTTCATAGCATTTAGGAGATAAGATGGACAACACTATCTATGGCTGGTATTGGGCGGACGTTTTCGAAGATGCTTGCGACTTTATGGATGACTATTTGGATGAAGAGACTGCTGACCAAGAGTACGATGAAGTCTATGACGTAATGTGGTTTACCGATGAAGTGTGCGGCAATGGCGTGGATGGTCATGACCATATCTACGATGAAATGGTGAAGGCAGCACTTTTCGACGAGTATATCATGAACGAGATTGAAATCGAATTCGGCAGGTTGGATTATGATAGGCTTGTCGGAAAAGGCATGGATGGTATTATTTATCTTGATGCGACTATTCGCTGTTGGATGCTGGGTCAGCTTAGAGCGCGTCTTGAGCCGTTGTGGAACATTATGCGCTCGGAATACACTGATAAGGAGTTGGAGGATTAGACATGGCTACTTGGAATGACAAATTCAATTGGTGTTATCCTGAAGACAAATTGGCTGATTACTTCAATGATGGCTGCCGCCATGTCAGTTGGAAAATGTTCGAGAACCAAGACAAATGGGTCTATATGGTAGATGAACTTGGCAAGGGCCGCAATCCTAAAATCAAGTCCTTCAAGGAATTCGAGGATGCTTTTGATGCCGCATTTAATGATTATATTAGCATGATGCGGACCACGATGTTCTATGGATTCCTTCAAGAGTATGCGGATGATGATATCGATATTGATGAAGAGACTGCATATAGGTTGAATGACTGGCTTGGTCTTTCTGAGGAGGATGGGTATGTCGGAACAGAAGACTAATCTGTTTGAAATCTCGGATAATGACTTGAAGTTCAATGTTTGGGCTATGGATGTTATGACCGAAATTCGAGATACGCTTATCATGTATCCAAAAGCATGGACAGACGACACAGGCCGCAAGGTCAAGTCCCTCGAAGCTGTGGACAGGTGTTTTGAACAAGCATTCCTTGAAGCTCTCAGCCGCCTGGAATGCAATATGTTCTATCAGTTCCTCTTGGATTGCGTTGAACATTATGGCATCGAGTTGGATGAAAAGACTCAGGAACAGCTTGACTTTTGGATTGCACTCCGAAAATAGTTGGTCAAAATAGTGGATTATAGAGATTTGCCCAGGAGGCCGCATGAAAATCACTAAGGAAATTATCGATACCATCAATGATATGCTTGAGGATGATGCACTATCATTGGAGGATGGCCGCATTGTTGATTATCGTGATGCTAAAGTAAACATTGTCAACACTGAATGCTTCCAAACGTATGAAGGAAATAGCGTTGCGAGTATTATTGAGAGGGTTCGTTTTAATGTTGGAAAAGATGATTATAAGGTTGTATATAGGTCAGTAATTTCAAAGGATGATGCTTGGCAAACATGGCAAGAAGAAAATTGCCGTGCAGCGCTCAGCGGTGGATATTCATATCTGTTGAAATATGACATGACTTCAAGCTCATGGCTGGTATGCGGTAGGATGGCCTTCAGTATGTATGCGACTCTCTACGAGCGGGCTGAGGGTTTGATTCATATGTTCATCAACTCCAATCTAAAAATGCCCTTATTTTGAGTAATAACCAAAAATGGCTCAGGATTGAAGAATTTTTATTAGATTAGTACAATTGGTCTACTTGAAAAAATAAATGCGATTCTGGGCCAATTTTCATTTTTTTATACTTTATATTGTATGTTGCTTTTAGATACTAATACAATATATAGTAGGTAAAAGTAGCTATTTTCAAAGAGAGAGTCAAAATGTTGGATGATTTTACCGCCAAAGGTATGTATGACCGCATGATTCGAACTAACTTCCAAGAGGAGTTGAATTTGATTGCGGAAGCTGCTGATGATGGCGAAGAAAGCGTGATTATTCCAGTTCAGAGCTTCGACTATAAGCAGTATGGTTTGCTATTTCGCTGGTTGGATAAACGTGGGTTCTCATATTCTTGTAGCGGATACGGATATTCCATTAGGAGGGAGAAGACTATTGAAGTATCTTGGACTGCGACTCCATATATGGATTGATAGGAATATTGTATGATAAGTATTCATGAAGCAAGGAAGCTGTCAACGTCCAATGGACAGAAGCTTAGAAATAATTTGCCTACATGGCTTGAAGAGGTTATCGATGATAGGATTATGGATGCCGCATCCCGTGGACATTCCAGTCTATGCCTGCGACTTAGCAGGTTTGATAAATTATCTGATGAAGAGATTGATGCTGTGTTGCAGGCTTATACGGATTACAGTCCTAGGTATTACTCTTTAGATAACGAAGACGATAATGTACTCTATTTCTTTTGGGACTAGGATATTGAGATGAATAAAATGACGGTGTTTTTGTCCAAGAGTGATATCGAGTTCTTGCAAACAGTGTATAACAGTATAATGGCTGCGGCAGGCATTGGCCGCACCAGTGTGGAAATCAAACATCCGAAGGCAAGTGAGCGTTCTATCGCTCTGATAGCAGATATCTTGGAAATGGAAGGATGTTCTGTTAAGATGGAGCCATGTGGTATAGGGCTGTATATAGATTGGTGTTAGTATGACGATTGCTGATAAGACAACAGATATGAAAAAAACGTCTGATGCGCTCGTAGCATTGTCTCTTTTGTGTGGAGCATATGTAGATAATGAAAATGTGTTCTCGGTTCCTCTTTATTTAATGGAGAATATTGATTGTGATGAATGGATGACTATTTTCAATATTCTTGGTCTACATGCCGAAAAAGGAGTAATTGACTACCTTGGGCCGAGTATTTACGTTTATTTGAATCAACCAGAAGGAGAGTAAAAGCATGGTATTAGTAATCGGTTCATTTGCTTTCACTTTGGCATTGATGTTCGCCTGTGCCGCATTTACTGGCGTGCCTTTGTTTTATTGGCTATGCTTTTGGGCCTTCTTCTGGGTTGGTCTGGTTATGTTGTGTCAGGCATTTAACTATTATGAGCAGAAGTATTGGAAGCAGTATTTCGACGAGTATATCCAAGAGCGAGAATGAATAGGGTAGGAGCCTGCGGCCAATCGGCTGTGGGCTTTTTTGTATTATAAATGCTCTGTAGAAACTAAGTAGAATATAGTGATATTTTTCAAAATATGTAACTTTCACCACTCATGGTGATTTTTACATATTTTAAATAGTAAAAATTTTATGTAAAAATCACCACTCGTTATATGTAAAAATCACCACTCGTTATGCTCAAAATATGTAAAAATCACCACCCGTTTTATGTAAAAATCACCTAAACCCTAGAACATATTTATAACATATATTATAATAAACATTTTTATAACTGGAGTCCACCAGTGGTGATTCTTACATATTTTGATAGGAGCAAGAGTATGGAAATACCCGTTAGTACCGACTTCAATTTTATGACGCAAAAAGGTTTGAAGCCTAATAGCGTTGTCTATATCGATACTGAGTCTTTTTATAATGAGAATATCAAGAAGCGATTGATTGAAAAAAAGAAATTGACAGGTCAGGCAATAGCTGACAATGTATATGATATGAACAACAATAATGCGTGCAAGAGCATTAAAAAATTAAAAGACGATGGGATACTGGAATTATATTTTCCAGAAAAAAATAAAAAAGCAAAATTCTATGTCGTCAATGACAGACCAAACAAGACATATGTTCGTTTGCCAATTGATTTCGTTAGAGAGCTTATCTCCCGCCGCAATAGCGAGACAGTTATGGTATATTTGTTTTTATATCGTAGATTTGAGTATTGCCGCAAAATGTTTAAACCACCTTATTTCTCTTGTGGAGATATTATAGAAAAAGTATTTGGATATGAATGGAAAGGTGGACAGATATACAAGCGTGTTCAGACTATGATAGCGGAGTTGAAAGCTGATGGATTGATACAATATGAAATCAAAAAAGTCGGAAAAACCTATTTGCGATGCTTAACCCAGGTAAATACGCGTTTTGTTGCAACTGAAAAAATTCTTGAAGAAGAAAGCAAGTATGAAATAAACGAGGGCATCACGAATTTGAATTTACTAGAAGATGATGAAATTATTTATAATCCTAAATGTGGATATGGGTTGGCATGGGGAGAATGGCGAGATAAATTAGTTGAGTATTATCTGATGAAACATTCAATGCCCAAAAAGGGTGATGGGAACTTGGATGGTTTCGAAGTCGATGAAGAAGCAAGAGATGAAATGTTTGCGCAAGTATACGCACAATGCCAGCTTCAAGCGTGCAAAGAACTGAATATGTAAAAATCACCACTTACACTAAGAAATATAGTTAGGGAACATAGGCAATATTGATGAAGCCTATGGATGTTTTTATGTCAAACCTCGGGAGGTTTATTTTTATGGCTAAAAAGAAAGACGTATCTATCACGGTACTCATGACCGAAGAACAGCGAGAACGATGGAAGAAATATGCTGAGCAGAAGGATATGTCTGTGGGTAGTTTCGTGAGAAACTGCGTTGAAGCATACATATCTGCTAGCGAAAGACTAAGGAAAGAACGCGGAAACGGGTGACGACCCAAGTTGTTGGGTTTGCCGCACCCATCACGCGTATGTCAAGTATAATTTTTTGCCCAACAAAATTATTTTCAAAAGAAACATTTGGCCGCACAAAATTCGGCTCTGAACAGGGAAAACAATTTTGATTTTCATTTTCAAAATTGATTTTCATTTTCATTTTTGGCCGCATTTTCATTTTTAAAAATTTTCATTTTCAATTCCATTTTTCACTTTTCTCATGGCTCTTGGGTGTGTTATAATATAATCATCAAAGGGAGAGAGGAAAAAAGGAATCCTCCTCCAAGGTTTGAGAGATAAGGAATCAACTATGGCAGAGAAGATGACTCAGAAGGAAATGTTCGCTCACATCATGGAGGCTATGGCAGACGACGCAGAGGTCGTTGAGTTCTGCGAGCACAAGATTGAGCTGCTTAGCAAGCCCCGCAAGAAGGTCGTGAATACCGAAGCCATCGAGTTTGCCAAGGCAGTTGCTACCTACCTTTCGGAATGCGACATCCCTAAGACCTGTTCCGAGATTGCGGAGGAGATGGAGTGCTCCACTCCCAAGGCATCCGCGGCTCTCAAGCGTCTTGTTGCTGAGGACCTGGTCATTGACATCGCTCCCGCTAAGAAGTCTGGCCGCAAGACCTACGTGATTGCCTAACTCTATCTCCTATTGGATAGTCCCAAGAGTAGAGAGAGGTATGAGGAATGAATTATACGTTCACGAACAAGAATGGCAAAGAGCAGACGGTGGATATTCCTGAAGCATATATTCACCAACAGCAAGCGAGCTTGGGAATCGGAATGATGGAAGCTTGCAAGCTGTATCTGTCTGACGAGGGGTATGTGGAGAACGCGGCCATCGATGAACTCACCGCGAAGGCTTCTGGTAAGCCCAAGAGGAAAAGGAAAGAGGACCCAACCAAGAGGGCGATTATTTCTGAACTCTATGGGCTTCTTGCCAATGGAGACTTTCGCATCGAAGAGGACGCGGCTGATACCGTGGATGTAATTCATCCTGAGCGTATCATTGCTTTCACTCTTGGAGATGATACCTATACATTCACGCTAGCAAAGAAGCGCAAGCCTAAAGAGTGAGATACTTGGACCCTGGAAAATAATTCCCAGGGTCTTTTTTTTATGCGGCTAATGGTCAAATTGCTATAACCTTTCATTATACCACATAAAAAGGCGTGAGTCAAGTTTCTCCTATTATTTTTAATAATAAATTTTCATGGATTGAAGGCGTATGCGACCCAATTTCCAGGGATGCGGAGCGTATAGGCCGCATAATACCTGGGCATTATAATAATTTGGCCAACCTTTTATTATACCATAGAAAAGAGCGTGAATCAAATTTCCCGCGGTATCTCCACAAAACAAAAAAGTTGCGCAACAAATTATTTTTCTCTCCTCTTGGATGCGGAAAGCGAAAATCGCATAAAAGAAATAGGAGAACAAATCAGAGATAGCAAAGATTGATTTCGGGATTTTTATAGTCAAAGGGCGTATAGGCCCCATTTCGATGAATTTTGGGCGTATAGGCGCACGGAGCGGATTACAGCCCATATCACAATTTTCATGGTTTGTCAAGTATTTTGTGTGGAATCCACACAAAATACAGACGAGCGACACAAGTCGCGAAGTCAAGTATGCGTGATGAAACTACACAAAATCAACACAAAATAAAATATATTCCCGTTTCGCGTAGCGAAACGAGCGCAAAGCGTCAGAACCATTATAGCACAAGGGAGGGCCGCAATTGTGATGGAATTATGGATATTTAGAAACATTTAGATAACAAATTTTGTGTAAATGCGGTGAAAAAGTTGTGTGCGCCATGCTAGGGTATCTGTAAACCAACGTGAGACGTTGTAAGCGTGTCAAATGCTTACCTGCTTATTAAAATTAAGGGTAGGACTAAATAGGGGTTTAGAATGGCTCATATGGCCGCATACGGCCAAAAAATGCGGAATATCGGCGCATTTTCGGGAATTTCGGGAGAAAATAAAAAAATTTTTGAAGATTTTGTGAATTCTCTTGACAACTGCTATGCGTGTGTGGTAAAATTTTCGGCCTCGAACTGTGTTTTTCTTGTGAAAACATAAATAATTTTCAATTTTGGGTTGACAAATGAAAAATTTTGGTTTGTCAACCCTTTTTTGAAAAAATTCACAAAGAACTCAACCCGGGCGGAGCATAAAAAAAGCCCCCATATTCGGGGGCTTTTTCGCTATTCGGCGACGTATCCCGCAGGTTGGTAGGTTTGCCAAACCTGCCCACCGTCCTTCGCTTTGGGACCGCGCTCAATGGTCCCAAATTCCTTAATACATTTGCGCGTGGCACCGTTCACGCGCTGGTAGGACGTGCCGCCCTCATTATTCGTGAAGCCCGTGATTTTCTCGCCAATCTCTTTTGACGTAACAGGGCGATTCGCTTGCAAAATGTAGGCTTCGACGCGCTTAGCACGTGCCATGGCCTCACGGCCTGCGGCGGTGTCTGCATACTTGCCGCCCTTGCTAGGCTTGTTCATGGTTTCCGCCATGTGCTCGAGCTTTTCAATAAGTTCGGGATTATTCCACTCAACTGCGTTGAGCGCTTCAATAGCGGCCTGAATTGCGGTGGCGTTCGTGTACTTTGCCATAATATAGGCTCCTTTTCTATCACGTGGGAATTACTTCTTTTTCGTTCCCTAACGGATTAACTATAATATAAGGGTTTGCGGCAGGTTTGTAAATGCTTTTCACAAACCCACCACAAATATTTTAGGCGGTTGCTTTTGCTAGCTTGCTAGCGTCGCGCCAACCTTGCCCCATGCTATGCCGCGCTTTTTGGTGACGTTTCATCGCCGCCAACAAAATAGCGGTTTCATCTTCGGCATCGCTCAATGCAGTATGGCATTCTTGATATTCCATATCGCCCCGCAGGTACTTGCCTACGGTATCAGCTGTAGTGCTAGGGTTTCCGTTCTTGGAAACGAACCCATTATCGCGGCACCACTTCACATAGCGGGACGTATTACAGATAGTAGAACCTGCATAGTCCCATATATCGCGATATCGTGTGCCATATGGCGCGAAGAAACGACGAAAACCATTCGACGCGCGAAGAATGGTATTATTCACGCAGTCTCTATCATATCGAGCATTATAGGCCCAAATATCACGCACGCCATAATCAACTACGCACTTGCAAAAAGTGTTCCAAATTTCAAGCGTGCTCGCGGGAATCCACATATCGCCCATACCTTCATGGTATTGGGGTAGCTTATCGGCGTAATAGGCGCTTTTCATAAGCTCATAATCATTGAAAATATCAACGTTTACAAATGAAAATTTATCTAGCGTTTCGCCTTCACGGTTCGCAACTGTAAAGCCAAAATCATAGAAATGCGCCGTTTCCCCAATGTTATTGGGGTTTTTAGGCTTGCCGATATTTACCCCTTCGGTATCGAGAACGATAAAATTCTTTGACATGCTATACCTTCCTTATAGTCCGAATTTTCACGTATCTAATCTATATAGAATTTTCAAGGTTCCGCCATAGTTACGTGCGCAGTGTTGGGCGGCTTCTGCGTCACGCACGCTTTACGCGCGGGCGATATGTGCGGGCGGGTCATTCATCTTGTTACCTCATTGCTTGCTTTCCGTTTCCTTTGACACCACATATATTACACCCATTTGGCCGTTTTCCCGCGAGAATCTTTGCCATCACAAATTGAACACAAATAGGTTGCTATCATGCTAGCTTGCTATTTTGCTAGCTATCAAAATAGTTGTGTAGGAATTATGTTTTTCGCAAAATCAAGGTTGACAACAGAAAAAACATAATTTCGGGACTAATTATGAAGAGTTTGTGAATTTTCAAAATCAAGTCTTGTTTTTTGAACGCGGATGTGCTAAAATTTTCGGCCCACAACAGCGGGCTTTTGGCAACATCATTCATGGAATCTCCACACAATCTCCATAAAGTTTTGAGCCTAATACGCTCTCCCGCAATGAGTTGTAGTTCGTGCTATTTGCATATCTACCTCATAACCTAAATATTACCATATCCAAGAGTGAAGTAAGTGAGAAATGCGGCAAAGCACACAATCCACATAACTAGAAACGGAAGAAAAAAGAGCCCTTAAAAAGGCTCTTTTATTTTCTAGAATAACGTTATCACTATCACAATGCCGCCCGTAATGCCGCATAACGCCCAATCGCGTACCTTATCAGCTTTAGGACGGTCTAGCACATAATCGCGGGCAATGTTTACCACGTTAGCAGCCAACCATACTACCTGCGCAGTTAGAACGCTCTGCGTTGAAACTATCTGCCCCGCGATAGTCATACACAACGCAAGGTAGGCCGCATTCTCCGCGAGTTTCGTTACCATGCTTACACCTCTTCACCTCTTGGATAGATAGCCCCTTAGAGCGATTCTAAGGGGCTTAGAACGTCTTTAATCGTCGATATCGGCGTAGAAAGTAACTTCGGGATATTGCCCTTTATTAGTTACTTTCGCTAGTTCGAAGCTGTGCGTTATTCCGCTGTCTTCGTCGTAGTAAGTAAGATATACCTTTTTTGCAAGTTCATTGAACAACGCAGCAAATTCATCCATCTTTTTGTATAGCTGCTTGTTTTTTCGGTCACGCAGAACTTCTTGTGCTTCGTTGATAAACTTGCTCAATTCATCATCGGAATAATCAGACAAGGTAATATTTTCAATGAGCATAATAACCTCCAATGTATAGGCGGGCGCGTTGCCCGCCTTATTGTTTACAGTCCTACGAATACCGCGCCGAATGCGACAGCGGCAACCAACAGAAGCGGAGCGGCGACGTAATGCCATGCCGCACACCTCCCGCGCCACATCCACACCGCAAGCGCGAAGCACAGCGCGGCCATGCCAAACAGTGCGGTGTAAACCATGAACATGGTGAACATTTGAAACCTCCTTACGTCCTTACCTGACGTTGATAATATTACGCTATCAGGCAGGAGAATACAAGGGGTTTTTAGAAAAATTTTCCAAGAGCAGAAAGAAAATTTTGTCCGTTTCGGCTATGCCGAAACAGCGCAAAGCGTCAACAGTTTTCACAGAATCTTCTTATTTTTTAAGACAGACTACGCTCTCCCGCAATACCCTTTGGTTAGGTACAATCCCCGTTGATATGTTTTCTAATCCTTCAATTTTCTTTCCTTCCTCTTGGAACAATTCAATAATAAGGCTAGACATAACAAAATGCAAGAACTATTTTCAATTGTGAATTTGTCTCCATAAAAGAAAAGCCCCTGAAATAGGGGCTTTCTGTTTTTTAGAGTTGGGCAGTTACAGTTTCCAATAGTGCCGTTAGTGATTGAATCATTGCGAAAGTATCGCTTGCGTCTATGGTAGGCATTTCAGCGTTGCAAGCCTTAGAGTTCTCCCACGACGTTCTAACCTTTGCGTTATCGTCCACTAGAACCGCGTTAGAGCGCTTTGCAGCCTTGCTTTTAGGTGTGCCGTAGCTAATAGCGTGGAACTCGCTAAATACGCCCTTAAAATGCTTCTCAAGCCATTCTAGCTTGGCTTTACGAACTTGTTTATTATATTCCTTGCTTCCTCCTTTTGCAGTCCAAGTTATCACACCTAATTCGAAGCCATTTTGTTTCATATTTTCCAATAAGCTAGGCAGACATTCATTCATCAAGCCGCAGACTTCATAGGGCTTAGTATCTTCGGCTTGAATATCATCAAGCCAATTAGGAACGGAATATAAAGACGCGATTGTTCCGTCCATATCGAAGTAAATAACCAATTATCGAACTCTTTTCCAATAGTAGGGAGAAAGTAGGCGGGAGATTATTCCCGCCTACTGTGTGCGGCCTAGTTAGTCTTTTTGCGGAACATGCGAATGTGCGTTTTGCCGCAGGTTTTGACTTTGAAGCACTCAATCTCAGGACACAAACCATCGTCGCAGATAGCATAAAGCGCTTTGCGAAAATGGTCACTATTGATGAACTCATTCGAACAGACATAACCTTTGCGATAATTGGCGGCGAAGTTTTCCCCACATATCCGTAAAGCTCATAAAATCAGGACGGATATAATCGTTGATGAAACGGCTAACACCTTGGGCTTCTTTTTCGGTGTAATGAAAGTACCACAAGCCGTTGTACCCAATAGTGCCGCTTGTGCCCACAAAATCACGGTACAGGGCGGCGAACTGTTCTTCGCTCAAGTCTGCGTAACGGTTGCGCAGCTTCTTGTATTTTTCCGTGTGCTCAAGCTCGCGGCCTTCGCACGATTTAGGATAGACGAGCTTGTTAAGTTCTTCGGCAGTGATAGTGAACATTGTGAGCTTTCCTCTCACTCTTGGAAACGCCCTTCGCGTTTCGCCTTGATTCCATTATCAACATTTCTGCCAACTACGCAAGGGATTATTTTTCAATTCATATTTCCTACACAAATAAAAATAGCGGCGTTCGATCGAATATCGAAACACCGCTAAATCACGAATATAGTTCGCCCAAAACTTACCACGGGTATAATTGAAACGTGGAGCTAACTAATACGTTTTGCTTGTGCTCATTCGCCTAAGCTCATTCGCTTGTGCCGCTCATTTCATGGAGCGGCGTTATCATCAAATTATTTTTGTGTTGATAAAATGAATTCACAGAATAAACATAACGTTTATTTGTTCAAATCACTTGAACGTTTTGATTATACCACATGAAAGTTAAAAAGTCAATACTTTTTTATAAATTGTTACCGTTCTGTAAGAAAAATTTTTGTGCTGAAAATATTTTTCATTTATGTTTTTCTTGTGAATCGCTCTTGGAATAAGGCGCGGCGATAGCTTGCTAGCTTGCTATTTTAGTATTTTGCTAGCAAAATAGCAATTTCGGGATATCGGGAGAAAGTTGTGAATTTTTTGTGGAGATGAAAATTTTCACTTGACTTCCGCTTGCGGGCGTGATAAAATTTTCGCCCTCCAACGGAGGGCTTCTAGGAATTTTATTCTTAACACATATGGTACTATACGGCCATGGGTTTATGAATGCGGGGTGGATAGCTCCACCCCGCCCATTGTGGCTAGTATAGACTAGCTACAATGCCTTGCATTACTGCGCACTGCTTGGCTATCCAAGCGCCATGACACCGCGATACGATATCGGCGGACACCCTTGCCATATCTTCCACGCCCGCACACTCCCAACTTTCTTCGTTTAGCGTCTCACCGTTTAGCGACGTGGCGAACGTCACCCAATACATAAGCTCACCGTTACAATAGCCGCTTGTGAGTGTCACAGTCTTGCGGAACGTGTCGAACGTCTGTTCGTCTGTGAAAGAGTCGGTAGCCGTGTAGGTGGTAGTAGTACTCATGGTCAAACCTCCATGCCGTTGTCGTGGCGCGAACCCGTTGCCCGTGCCGTTGTCTAGAATTATAGTATAACGAAAACGCGCGTAGCAGAAAAAACTTGCGAATCTTGCGACACAAGCGCAAGAAGGTATGCTAAACTAGTCACGTCGCAAGGGAACCGCGACGCGTCTGTTCAACCGAACATGCGCAACCGACCGAATGGAGATACGCCATGACTGCTACCATTACTACTACTGCTCGCTATCTGTTCGCTGAAGCTACTTGCGAGCTTACTGTTACCACTACTAGCGTAATAGTGGATATTGCCGCTGATAGTGGGTCTGAAAGTGTTGTACTTAATCGTTGCGATAAGGCCGCGACAGTAACGAATCTGTGGCAGGCCGTTTACAACGTTGCTCGTAGGTTTAACGTAGCTGCACAACATGAAGCGCGTCCATCTTGTCGTTACGAGTTGCTTGCATCGTGCGCTGCGTTGTCTGATATGGCCGCTACTGTAACAGCCCTTGGCATGGAGTCAGAACTAGAAGATATAGACGAGTGGAACACTTTCGTTGCGTAGCATTTGTAAGCGATTCTAACGGGCGGGGAGTGGCTCCCCGCCCTACTAGTTCATCTTTTCCACTATCGCCCGTTAGGCGGGCTTGCAATGCTTTACGAACTGCATCGTCTGTTTACCGTTATCGACTATTACGTTTGGCGTTTGGTCGAGTTCGTCAAACGTCATGACGTGATTATTAGCCTGCTTGTGGGAGTGTTGGTGTTTCTGCTCATTGCATCTGCCTACACGTCATGGGAGGAACACCGCAACGCGCTGCCTGAGCCTGAGTCACCGCGCCTTGTGAACGCCATTACTTTTTGCGACGAGTGCGACGCGCCGATGCTTGAAAACGACATTGCCATAATCGACCAGGACGGCGCACATGTGGGGCTTATGTGCGCGGCTACTCGCGCAGGTGTGGAAATGCCGTCGTTCGAGTAACCCTTGGCTAACCCCTCCCGTGAGGGGGGGGGTGTTTCGGGAGATTGTGGAGATTTTGTGAAGATGGCGGATGCCCCGAGCATTCCATCCGACACGGAAAAATTTTGAATTTCGGATACAACCAACTTTACCAGACACAACACATTTTTGAACCTGGGGTACAATCAGTAATTGAAACATTGGGCCGCACTCACCTTCTTACTTTTTCCTCTTGGATAACATTTAAGCGCAAGCATGGATATCACCCAAGGTTCGCGAAGCACCAGCGAGCGAACCAGGATAACGCTTGAGGGTAAGCGAAAGTGTTATCCATTTTTGGCTATGTTCCCTGGGCAAAATACTATACAATCCATATCCTCTTATTCTCATAATAATGTAATCTTTTTTCGATTTATGGTTGACATTATTCTAGCCATATAGTATAATATAGTCTATCGAATGAGAAAATCCTATATCGAAAGGTTTATATATTTTGAAGCTAGATTTTTCAATTAAGACCAAGAATGGTCGTGCGGCATATGTTGATAAAATGCTAAAAGAGAATCCAAGCATGTCTCGCCAATACAAGGAATATATTTCAGATTATCTTCTTTTTGTGGCGGACAAACAACAGACTAAATTGGAGCGTGAAGAAGAGAATCCAATCATTACGCGCAATCGCGAGGTGACGGTAAACAAGCGTCAAATGTCTTATGAAGAACTTGTCTCTAAACTTGAGAACGGCGAAGATGGAATCTATGCTATGATTGCCAATGACAAGAATCAAATCATGGACCACAAGGAAGCAATTACCGACGCGGATATCGAGAAAATTCCTGGCCTGAAGGAGCAGATGAACACAATCGAATCGCTCAAGAAGCAATTCGATAATGCTCAGGGGTATGCAAAATATGCGCTCAAGCGCCAGATAATTGAGACTTGGCAGCAAATTTACATCATCAAGGCATCTTGGAAGGGCGTTCCCAAAAGTCGAGCAACCAACCAAATCAAAAATTTCGCTCGTATGCCGCTGCCAGAACATGTGTGGCTTAACGAGGACAATATGCCCGAGTCGGATTGCGCAATCAACCTTTTCAATCCCACTCATGTTTCATTCCTCTTATGCTATTACTCGCAGCTAAAACAGGAATGCGAGGATGACCTTCAGTCCGATATGCACTGGTTGCTTATCGATTTGGAGAATCTAGCGGTCGAGGCCATCCAAGAGAAAGACCCAATTTTATGGGAAATCCTTCTCCGCAAAGTCGATGGCTATACCAATACCGAAATCAAGGAGATGATTGAAAGAGATTACGGCGTTGTCCACAATGAGCAATATTACTCAACCTTGTGGCGTAAACGTATTCCGAAATTGATAACAGAGCAGGCATCCAAGAATTGGCTTCTGTGGCACTACACCACGGAGGAGTATGGCAAATGGAAAGTATGCGGCCAATGCGGCGAAACGAAACTCGCCCATCCAATGTTCTTCACACGCAATAAAACTCATGATGGCTTCTATTCCATTTGTAAGGAATGCCGCTCTACAACCGAATAAAATAGAAGGAGGATTATGGCAACTTCTACCGTGAAGCAGACTTGCGTAAAATGCGGTAAAACGATGTCGGAATCATTTTTCTTTTCGAAAAAGAATGGAGAGCGAAGCACTATGTGCCGCGATTGTCTTACTATGTATATTGACAATCGCAAGCCCTCCACTTTTTTATGGATTCTTGAAGATTTTGATTTTCCGTATGTCGAAGACGTGTGGGTAAGTCTCGCGAATAAAGTATACAAGCAAGACCCAGCCAACTTTGGTCCACGTTCAGTTATTGGACGCTATTTCCGCACAATGAAGATGGTCAGTTGGCGGGATTATTCTTGGGCCGATTCAGACCGATTGAATGCGGAAAGACAGGGTAAGCGAGAGCATGTGACAGCCAATAGGCGTGAAGCATATTTCGACGAAGAGAAAGAGCAAAAGCTTTTAGAGCAACTTGAGAAAGGCGAAATCAGCCAAGCCCAATATCAAACTTTGAGCGCTCGATATTCATTTGACCACAATGAGATGGACAAGAATCCCAATGTAATTGCTTCGGACCCCGTTGCTAATATTGCGGAATCTACAGAGGAAGAAGATTCACCTCCTGCTCAGACTGAAGATTCTACACTTCTTACACCTCTTGGAAAGAATGAAACAGAGTTAGATATTGGTGTTGTTGAGGATAAAAAGCCAGAATTTTTAGAAACTATAGAAATCAACGAAAATGATATTGTCTCAGAACTGACCCAAGAAGATATGAAATATCTCGCATTGAAATGGGGTATGGCTTACAAACCTGCAGAATGGGTCAAACTTGAGGAAATTTATAAGAAATATGAATCTGAGTATGAGCTTAATGTAGACCGTGCGGAAACTCTCAAATCTATCTGCAAAACTAAATTCAAAATGGACCAAGCCATCGATATTGATGATATTAGGTCATACAAAGATTTGTCCGCAGTTTATGACCAATTGAGAAAATCAGGCAAGTTTACTGAATCGCAGAATGTAGAGCAACAGAAGAGAGAGATTGACTCTATTGGAGAATTGGTTCAATTCGTTGAGAATAAAGGCGGTATTATTCCTAGGTTTGAAAATCCCGAAGAAGAGCCGCAGGATAAAATCGATTTTCTTATCAATGACATGAAGAATTATGTCAATAACCTCGTGCGGAATGAGCTTGGCCTTGGTTCATTGATTGAATCCTATGTTGAGAAATTGCGTAAGCAAGAAGTCAAATCTGCGGAAGACCTTATCAAAGAGGGTATTAAGCTGGAGGAGCATGACCAAGTTACTCAAGAGGAAGCAGAGGAATTTCAAGAATTCCAAATGAGCGAAATCGAGGACGAGAGCAGAAAGTTGGTGGAAGCTTTTGGCTCTTTCTAATTTACTTAGTTTCATCAATGAGCGAGAAAAGGCAAAAAAGGAAATCTCGAAGAAAGAAGTCGAGGATAAACTTGGAGCTTACCAACGTATTATCTCCTATTGGAGACGCTATCCTGATAAATTCATAGATTTTCTTTGCTCACTCAATCCAAATAATAAATTTAAATTTTATTTAGTTCAACGAATTTATCTAAGAATTGCTTGTCGCTATCGCAATATGTATGCGGTTTTTAGTCGTGGATTTTCTAAATCATTTCTTGCTGTTCTATCTCTTATGATAAAAGCTGTCTTGTATCCAGGAGCCACATTGATTGTCGTGGCGGAGGGTAAATAAAGTATAATAGTAATAATGCGAAAAGTGGGGTATCCGACTTTATGACAAACAAAGTGTATAATCAGTTTATACCAAATTCTACAAGAAATAATTGTTTTGAAAAAATTGAAACAGAAGAGCAAGCTTATTGGCTTGGTTTTTTATATGCGGATGGCTATGTAGCGTATCAAGATTGGAGCAATCAAATTGAGCTTACTCTACAAGAACGTGACTACCATCACCTAGAGAAATTTCGTAATTTTATTGGCAATAAAAATGTTTTACAGTATCGACAAAAACAAAAGGCATATCGTTATAGTTTTAAATCAAAACAAATCAAAGAAAATTTGATATCTTTAGGATGTACTCCTAGAAAATCTCTAACTTTGACTTTCCCAACTAAAGAACAAGTCCCAGATAATCTGCTGCGGCATTTTATTCGAGGATATGTTGATGGCGACGGTTGTTTGACCGTTTATTCTAGAAAAAATAGTATGCGGATAGAAATATTGGGAACGATGGAATTTCTCAGTGGACTACAAAAGCGTTGCAATTTATTTCAGTGTAGAATTTATACTAAGCCGCCAACGAAAATTTATCGAATTATGTTAGGCAAACAGACTACTGTAAAAATAATTTGTGACTGGTTATACAAAGATGCTTCTATATATTTAGATAGAAAGTATCAAAAATATTATGATTACTATTATAATGCCGTTCAATAAAGTGATTTATTGAATAATTAGCGCGGAATAAAGCGGGAATCCTGAAATGGCAACCCGAACCGAAGGCTAGCTTCAGGCTAGTCAGGGGCAACGCATAGGTAGTGAAAAGATATAATCTACCCACGAGGCCGCGCCTTCTCTGTGTGAGAAGAAAAGATATGCTGGTCTGATGCGAATAAGTAAGCATTAGAAGTAAAAGATAAAAAACTTTTACGATAACAAAACGAAAGGTCAGTCTTCTTCAATCCTTGCTTCGAAAATGGAAGAGATATGCCAGCTTATTCCAGCTTTAGCGATGGAGATTGAATGGGATACGAAAGGCAAAATTGTAAGAACCTCGCAAACAAAAGATGAGGTAAGTTTCCGATTCAAATGCGGAAGTGTAATTAAGAATGTCGCCATGTCATCCAATAGCCGTGGTTTTCGTGCGCAAGGGGTTCTCACAGAAGAGGTTGCGACAATTACAGACCAGGCCAAGTATGAGGAAATCGTAGCTCCTATGTTGGTTATCTCTCGCAAAATCAATGGTGAAATTGACCCGAATGAAGTATTGAATCAGAACGCTATGTACGTCACGTCAGCAGGCTTCAAAGGAACTTACGCTTATGATAAATTGATTGACTGCCTATGCCGCATGGTTGCGGATGATGGCAGTTATGATAGCTTTATTTTCGGAGGCGACTGGCGCATACCTGTTATTGAAGGACTCCAGCCAGCCAACTTTATTCAGCAACAAGAAGCTGGCAATTCTATGGATGAATCTGGATTCGAACGAGAGTATAAACGACTTCTGTACTCTATAAATTTTATAAATTGCTGGGAACTCCCTATGGGACAATCAGCAGCCTAGAAATGGGTTCAACGACTATTGCGAAAGCAAGTATACGACAAGCGTTGGTCGTAGAAAAATAAAACAATATACTTCTTCTACATAAGAAAGGAAGTGTTAGTTATTTATGATGAAGCAAATTATCATTGATAACCAAGTCACACCTTACTATATTACTGATAAAGGAGAATGTTATAATTCTAAAACTGATAACTATTTAAAAGGACAGATATCAAATAGTGGTTATAGAAATTATAACATTTCTATTACTCCAAATGATAAAAAAAGATTCTATGCGCATCGTTTGGTGGCGCAATTTTTTCTCAACGGAGGTTTGCCTATCCCAAAGGGATATGAAGTCAATCATATTGATTGCGACAAAATGAACAATATGCTTGGCAACTTAGAGATAATCACTTGTAAACAAAACACTCAGCACGCTATTTCTAATAAACGGAAAAAATATAAAATTGTTTATCAATATAACGATAAATTACAAATAATAAATACATTTTATAATATTTGTGATGCGGTGAACAATACTGGAATTAGTCGTAGTAAAATTGTAGCTAATTTAGGAGCTGAAAAGCCTTCTTTAACAAGTGAAGGGCATTATTGGTCTTATAATAATCGATTGACTTTTTCAGATATTAATGTTTCTACGAATAACGGTATCGCTAAGAAGGTTGTTCAATATACCCTTGATGGCGTTTTTGTTAGAGAATATTCTTCTTGCGGCGAAGCGAAGCGTATAAATTTTCCTGACATGAAACGTGGGACTGGTCATATCTCCGAATGTTGTCGAGGTAAGATAAAACAGTATAAAGGTTATGTGTGGAAGTATAAAGATGATATAGTCTAATCTGTATAGCAATATACAGTCGTAAGATACAGCAAAGTAGCGTTTGTTGTAAAATATAAATAGGAAGTATCTGGTCGGGAACCATTGAAGGCGCGTTTTTCGATATGAATCGTTTCGACAAGCACCGTATTATCAATTTAGCATCCAATTGCTATGATAATGGAATTTCGAAGCGTCGAGATGGCGGATATTATGTAATGGGTGTAGACGTAGGACGTTTGAATTGTCCTACAGAAATCATTGTCTTAAAAGTCCAACCAACTCGTTCGCAAAGCGGGTCAAATATCGACGTGAAGCAAGTGGTGAATATTTTCACTTTAGAGGATGAATTTTTCGCCAAACAGGCAATTGAAATCAAAAGAATCTTCCATCGATTTAAGTGTGATATGTGTGTAGTTGACGGAAATGGTCTAGGTGTAGGTCTAGTAGATGTATTGATTACCGACCAGTATGACCCCGATACAGACGAGCCTTTATATAATATGGGAATTGCTAATCTTGATGATATGGCAGAAGACACCCGTAAAATGTATAAAAGTTTTGAGACTCCAGACACAATTAAGAATTCCTTGTGGGTTATTAAAGCGAATACTGCTATCAATACAGAATTATATTCATATTGCGGCAATCAGCTGAGGGATGGCAAACTCAAATTTTTGATTGATAGCAATACCGCCAAGAATAAATTAATGTCTCAGTCGCAAGGACAAAAAATGACTCCAGCGCAACGCGCAGACTATTTGCGGCCATATGTTGAGACAGATATCCTCAAAGACCAGATGGCAAACTTGGTCCAAGAGAACGAGGGTGCTAACATCATTTTGAAGCAGTCAAATCGAAAAATCATGAAGGATAAATTTTCAGCTTTGATTTATGCGCTCTCTTGGTGTAAACACAAAGAAGACCATCGCAACAAGCGAGGAAAGCGAAATATCAGCGACTTTATGTTCTTCTCAAAGCACTAAAATTTTTTGATTTTTTGGACAAAATAGTGTTAGGGTGTCACGCATAAATTTATAACCTAATAGCAAACATATTGGGTTTGCTATTGGTAAAGGAATGGTGAATATTATGCGTGACTCTCGCGGAGAGATAAAAATTTACGATATATTGACCAAATATGGTTTACCTTTTGAAGAAGAATATGAATTCCCAGACCTGGTAGGATATTGCGGCGTTCCATTGCGGTTCGACTTCGCGGTATTCGATGATGATGGGAACCTTGATTTCCTTGTGGAATATCAAGGTAGGCAGCATTATGTGCCAGTGTCGAAGTTCGGTGGCGCTAAAGCAGTTGCTCGTCAAAAAGAGAATGACATAAAAAAGAGGAAATACTGCTTGAAGCATAATATAAATTTGGTGATTATTCCATACTATGACGAGAATAAATTGTCTTATGAATATATTATGCGTGCGGCAGGATATGATTTTTAGGAGGTGAGCTTTGGCCACCGTAAAGAATAAAGTCGATAGAGATTATCGTCTCGTGACTTCTAAAATGAATGAAGCTCCCGCAATGGACTTCAACAAAATCGCGGTTGGTGGAAAGACGCTTTCTAATGATGTTGTCCTCGACCTTGAGCGAGCGCGTCTCAATGAGCGTTTCAGCCGACGCAAACTTACTAAAGAAGATGTGGAAAAAGCGATAGAGCGGAAAAACATTGTTGAGCTTCGTCGTATTTCCAATCTTTTTTTCGCCAAAAGCGGTATTTACTCACGTTTGTGCCGTTATATGGCATATTTATTCAAATATGATTGGTTCATCACACCCGTGCGGCTTAGCACGACGGTGAAAGATGCGAAAGTCATAGAAGGATGGTATAAGTCCTCTCTATATCTAGAGAATAGCAAACTTAAACGTAACTTTGGCGATATAGCTCTAAAAGTAATTAGAGAGGGCTGTTTCTACGGTTATCGCGTGGACCAATCAACAGCGAGCTACTTACAAGAGTTGCCCGCGAACTATTGCCGCAGTCGTTATAAAATCAATGGCTGTCATGCTATAGAGTTCAATATGAAGTATTTTGATGATGCTTTTTCCGATACTGCGTATCGAGTACGCGTCCTAAAAATGTTCCCAAAAGAAGTTCAACAGGCATATGTGAAATATAAGAATGGAACTTTGCCGCTCGACTTCCGCGGAGACACAAATGGATGGGTGTTGCTCGATCCAAAAAAGACAGTGAAGTTCAATATAAGCAACTATGACGCACCATTGTTTGTTTCTGTTGTTCCGAAGCTATTGGATTTGGAGGAAGCGCAGGATTTAGATAAAAAGAAAATGCTTCAACAGATTTTGAAAATCATTATCCAAAAGATGCCGATTGATAAAAATGGCGAATTGATTTTCGATGTCGATGAAGCAGCGGTATTACATCAGAATGCGGTTCGCATGTTGGGTGATGCCGTAGGCGTGGATGTTTTGACAACATTCGCGGATGTTGATGTGGCTGACCTTTCAGATAAAGGAAATGTTTCATCAGTTGACCAACTGAATAAGGTTGAACGCGCGGTTTACAACGAGGCTGGCGTTAGCCAAATGCAGTTCAATACAGAGGGAAATATTGCGCTTGAAAAGTCCATTGCCAATGATGAAGCTACTATGACGGATTTGCTTTTACAATTCGAAGAGTATGCTCAATCGCTTTTGGAGCCATTCAACAAGAATCCTAAGAAATTAGAGTATAAGGTTCAAATGTTGCCTACGACCGTCTATAATTATAAAGATTTGTCTAAGCAATATAAAGAACTTACCTCTATTGGATTCTCCAAACTTTTGCCGCAAGTGGCTTTGGGTCAAAATCAAACTACGGTCATTATGACTGCTATCTTTGAGAATGAGATTATGGGTCTGAACGATTTGTTTGTTCCTCCACAATCTTCTAATACCCTTTCCGCAAACGGCGGAAGTTCTTCTGGTTCTTCTAAATCGAACGGTAACTCAGATGGTCAAGTTGGACGGCCTGAAAAGCCAGACGAGAAGAAAACAGAAAAAACAATTGCTAATCGAGAAGCGGAGGGTAAAGAGTAATGGCATTGCGTAATCGTAGCGTAGCTACAATTGATGCCCCCGAGTTTATCAATCTTGCGGAAGACGCTCTCAATCCTGGCATTTCTAAATGCGAAATTAAGGTGTTCTATCTTGGCAAGAACCGTAATGGTTCTTATATTGATAAGAATACTGCTATTCAAATGGCTAATTCACTCCCAGCTACGCCGATTGTTGCTTGTTATCGCAAAGATATTGAGGACTTTGGCGACCATGGGAGTGTTATCCATATTGAGAATGGCGAGATTGAATTCTCGGTAAATACAATTCCCTACGGCTTCGTTGCTCCTGACGCTGATGTCTGGTTCCAGAAGTTTATTGATACTGATGAATTCGGCAATGATGTCGAGCGTGAGTATATGATGACTACTGGATATCTTTGGACTGGTCAGTATCCTGAATTGGATAAGGTCATCCAAGAGGGTCAAGGTCAATCAATGGAACTTGGCGAAGATATGGACGGCCATTGGGCAACTGACAATAGCACGGGAGTTGAATTTTTTATTATCAATGACGCAGTTTTTACAAAACTGTGCATTTTAGGTGATGATGTTGAGCCTTGTTTTGAAGGGGCATCAGTTGAAGCACCTCAAGTGAGCAAAGAATTTGCGGCCAATAACTTCAACCGCACTCTTTTCTCTATGATGAATGAACTGAAACATGCGTTAGAAAATAAAGGAGGGTCGGATATGCCTAATGAAGAAATTCAAGTTGAGACTGAGGAAACCACTGAATTCACGGAAGCTGAGGAAAATCAGGTTGCGGCTGTGGAAACTGCTGCTGAGAGTGAATTCGCTGAGGAAGTAGTTCCTGAGACTGAACCTGAAGAAGGCAACGACACTGCTGAAGAATTTGCCAAGAAAGACGACGAGGATGATGACTCTGACGAGTCTAATGACGCTGCTGAATCTGACGAGGAAGATTCTTCTGACGCTTCTGACGAGTCTGATGACGATGATGAAGAGGATAAGAAAAAGCCAGCTGCCAAGCACGCGCTTGAGTCTGAGTTTGCTGACCTCCAAGCTCGCTATGATGAACTCGCTTCTGAAGTTGAGGAACTTCGCGCTTTCAAACTTGCTCGTGAAAATGCGGACAAGGATGCTCTTATCGCCAAGTATCACATGCTTAGTGACGAGGACAAGGCTGAAGTTGTTGCTAATAAAGAGAAGTATTCTCTCGATGAAATCGAGGGTAAGCTTGCTCTTATCTACGTTCAAAAGAACGTTGATTTTGAGACTGTAGATGGACAGGTTGAAGAAGAAGCTGAGGCTTCTCCTGTTGCTACATTCTCTCTTGAAGATACAAATGAAACTGCGGACGAGGCTGATGCTTTCTTGCTGGCGCTCCGTAATACAAATCTTTTCTAAAAGGAGGAAAGAATAAATGGCAATCATAATTAAGCGTGCTGATGATGCTATCGTCGGTCACGACAATTTTGCTGTTCTTGAACCTAACCATCTTTCCGCCCCTCGCAATGGTGGCGTTTATGGTCAGCTTCCTGCCGATGAAAGCATCGAGGTTCTAGAGCAAGGCACTTTTGTCAAGTATGACTATGCTGCTGGCAAGTGCGACTTTGACGGCGAGGGTCCTTGGATGCTCGTTTTTAACGAGGAAAAGCTCTATGACGAGCGCAAGCAGATGCACTGCGACTTTGCTCTTCAGAAGTCCAACTTCTACGATGGCATTATGACTCCTCGTGTTTTCAAGCCTGTTGCTGGCGACCTTTTCACCACCAATTGTGTCAAGGATGGCGAGTATAACGTTGGCGATAAGCTAGTTCCTGGTGCCAAGGGCATTCTCGAAGCTGGCACTGCTGAAAGTGCTACCCTTATTTGTAAGGTTGTCGCTGAGACGACACTTCCCGAGGGCCAGAAGGCTGTCAAGCTACAAGTTATCAAAGCGGAATAAACAGAAAGGAGAATACAGTATAATGGAACTTATGGAATTCAATGACCTTCAGAAGCTTGCTAAGGCTGCTTCTCGTAAGACTGCTCTCACTTTCTCCGCTAATGGTGTTGAGCAAAAGTTTTCTGCGGCTGATGTTGATGGAGTTCTCCGCGACCAGTTCGCTATGCTCACTAAAGACTATTACACTTTCAAGCGCAATGAGCTTACTATCTTCGAGCTAATTTCTGAGACTATCGACGAGGTTCTTCCTAAGAAGGTTATGGCTCAGTATGAACGCTTCGCTGAGGTCAAGAGCATTGCACAGGGCGATCAGGCTGTTTTCAAGCTTCGCATTACCGAAGCTGCTCGTAAGCGTGCCAAGACTTTTGTTACTCGTGTCGGTCTTGCTGGCCGTTACGAAACCATGATTCTCGGTGGTCGCGAACTTACCGTTGCCACTAGCGCTATTGGTTATGCCATCCGAATTGGCTTCGAAGAGTTCCTTGATGGCCGTTATAGCTTCGCTGACTTCACTGAGGTCATGCTTGAGGGTATGAACGAGTTCATCTATGCCGAAATCGCAAAGGCTCTTGCCGCTTCTATCAAGCAGCTCCCTACAGCTAACGTCTATGAGGGTGCTGGCTTTGACGAGACTGCTATGGACCAGCTTCTTGCTATCTCTGACTCCTATGGTGCTGGCGCTTCTACCATCTTCTGCACCCGCGAGTTTGCTGCCAAGATGCTTCCACAAGACAAGTTCATTTCTGAGGATATGAAGAACGCTCTATGGCGCGAGGGTATGCTTGGTGATTATAAGGGTCACACCGTTATCGTTCTTGAGCAGTCTATGGCTGATGAAACCAATGCCAAGAAGGTTCTCGACCCATCTCAGGCTTATATTTTCGCTAACTCTGGCGAGAAGCCTGTCAAGCTAGTCTTTGAGGGTCAGACCGCGGTTCGTAACGTTGAGGGCAACGATGACTGGTCAACCGACCTCCAGACCTACATGAAGTTTGGCGTTGCGGTCTTCACCAATCCTTCCATTTGCGCTTACAAGAATACCGACCTCAAACTTGAGACTCGCTAATCTTACCTCTTGGAATGAGCGCAATCGCAAAGGTTGCTAATCTTTATTTATAGAATAAGGGGTCGTATTATGCGGCCCCTTTTTTGTTTGGATATAAAAGGAGAAAACTAATGTCTGATAATGCTAATTATGTTGCTGATAACACTGTAGTGGCTATTGAGAATATGACCTCTTACTATAGTGGTTATACCCTCGATACTGGTGTGAAGCGTCGTATTCCTGGTTATGGTCGTCTGAATGTTACTGCTGAGGAAATTCGTCAAGCCAATTATGAGCATGGCAATTACATTTTTTTGAATAACCTGCGTATTACTAATAATGCTCTTGCTCGCGAGATTGGCGTTTCCGATGATATGATTGAATATCAATGGACTGCCGAAGATATCAAAGATGCTTTGACAACTAGCGATATCGCTGTATTTCTAGATGCTATGGATTTTGGTCCAGAAGGTATCAAGAATGAGTTCGAGAAACTTGCTGTTGAGCTTGAGATTACTGACGGTGCTCGTAAGGAAGTTCTCAATAAATACTTCAATACCGATATCGATGCCAAAATTCGCAATAAACATGCTGCCGAAGAGACTGACGAGGACGAAACTCCTGCTGAAAAGCCTAAACAGCGTCGTACTGCGACTAAGACTACCGCTTCTGGAACAAAACAGCGCCGCACAACCGCCAAGCCCAAAAAGGAAGAGGCTGGCACAACAGTTGCCACGGATGAAGTCGCTGAATAAATAAAATAAGGAGGTATATTAGGATGACTGATAACATTCCTGCCACACCTCTGATTCCTGCTCAAAAGAAGCCCACGACCTTTCAAGAAATGTATGATTTCTTCCTTAGTGGTATTACCGATGATATGTTTATGGAAATGACAAAAGAGGACACAGAAGCGATGTTACAAGAAATTCTCGTCGCAGCTGTTCCTCGATTCGAATTTCCAAGGTGGGGGCATCCTTTTGACCTCGATTTAGAGAACAAGGTCTTTACGACCGCTCTAACTATAGAAGAAAAAATTATTATTCGTTACTTCATGATTAGCGAATGGCTTAGTTTTCAACTTGCTAATGTAGACTTGGTTCGACAGAAGTATTCATCTTCTGATTTCTCTTTTACGAGCCAAGCAAGCCATATGAAACAACTTACGAATTTGAAACAAGAGTATGAACGCCAAGCATTCCATATGCAGCGCCTATATTGCCGTCGTAGGCCAGACAAGAATGGTGTAATGCGTTCTACTTTTGCAGATATTATGGAGCCTGCTAAATGGCGATGATAGTATTTGAAGATAACAGGGAAACCTATCCAATAGATGATGATATTTTACGGTTCAACGTTAAACGCTTAACAAATCAAGTATATCGATTGCTGCCAGCAAAAGAAGAGGGCAGTGATTGGGTAAAACCGCTTGAGACATGTATTATCGAACTATTGGGGCTAGGCGACCTTTTTCCTGACCAACCAAAGTTTCTTATGTTGGTCAGCAAATTAGACGGCTTGCGGGTATCCCAAGATGATATTGAATTTGCTTTATATCGCCGCACTATCTTTGAATGTTGCGGTATCCTCAACAAGATTGAGAAAGAATTGTAGGTGCGGTGTATGTCAATGAAAACTCTTGCTAGCCGCATCCAATATCTTGGTGGCGACCAGATTTCCCGCATGAATAAGCGTAAAGTAGAGTCTTTGCGCTTGGCTATGAAGAATAGTTATAATACTCGTATGATAAAAGTCGGCAATAGCGCTTGGCCCTGTCTTATTAATACTATGACTGGCGGGCGTAAAGCCAATTATGAAAAAGATATGATTTCTGTGGAGTACGCGGCAGGATTAGAGCCTGGCGATACGTTTGAAATGCTTGATACTGGAGTTCACTGGATGATTTATTTGCCAGTAATTACAGAAACAGCATATTTAAAATCTGAGATTATCAGGTGTAGATATTCCTTGGAAATCAATGAAAAAAAATATTGGGTAGCTGTTACTGGTCCACAAGAAACTGACCTCCGTTGGCTTATTAAGAAAAACATTAATGCGAATGAACTGAATCTTTCTGGCGTTGTTTATATCAAGAATGACGAAAATACTAAGAAGTTTTTCAAACGATTTACTCGCATCAAGCTTGATGGGCACACCTGGGAAGTTCAGGTTACTGATAGCTTGACCGTGCCAGGTATTATCGAGCTTAATATTCAGGAATACTATGATAATACTATTGAAGAATTACCTGAAATCAAGCGCGACGAAGATAATACTGAGTTGAATGTTATTTCTGGCAAAACCATGGTCAAGCAAGATACTATCGTTGGTTATGCTATCAATGACCTAGCCTATGACCCTAAAGCGGAGTGGCACGTTAAAAATAATCCAAGAGTCAAGATTGAAGAAGTGCTAGAAGATGGTCGTATTTGTAAAGTGCGTATTTTCCCTGGCGCTATCAAGACTTTTGATTTGTATTATGGTAAAGAGCAATTCATTACCGTAACTGTTGATTGGGCTAAGCCTGTCATTCAAGGACCTGATGAAGTGCGGCCATATGATACCCACACCTATTGGGTGAAAGGCGAAGATAGAAAAGTCAAATTCCGCATTCAGTCAGATTTGGCTGAAATCATCGATGCGGATGATTCAAGTTGTAAAGTTGATATCACGACTGGCCGTAGTGGTAAATTTGTCATTGAATGTCTATTGGAAAATGGTGAGATTACTTCTCTCCCAGTTGAAATCAAATCGTTATAGAAAGGTAGAAAGAAATGCGTAAAGTTGCTTCGAATATGTTAAAGAAGAATTTTTCTTCTACCTTTCTTTCTTGCGCTAAAGACCAGGAACTTATTTGGCGTAAGCTACTTGTTGATAGTAAGCCTTATAGCGATAAACTAAAGAAATTGCTTATCGTGAACACGCCAAATTGTCTTGATCCCTCCCAAGAGCAATATCAAAGAACTATCAATAAATATACAGTCAATGATATGATAGACGATGGATATATCAAAGTTATTCCAAAACTTACATTTGGTGAGCATGAGGAAGTAAAATCTTATATCCTTTTGGAATTCGATGATTTTGTTCCTACCGATAATCCGCAATATAGGGATTGCGTTATATCGTTTAGCATCATCTGTCATCTTGACTATTGGGATATGGATGATTATAAATTGCGGCCATGGGAAATTGCGGGATATATCGATGGTATTCTGAACAATGAACGTCTCTCAGGCATTGGAACTCTTCAATTCCTTGGCGCAAGTCAACTTGTCTTGAGTGAATATCTTGGTGGAGTATCGCTACGATATTTAGCTACTCACAGTAAAGCTGATGACGAAGAGCATTCAAGTGATAATAATATTCCATCTTTCAATGATGTGAACTATGCGTAGGTGAGAGCCTATGGCGGAAATAAAAGGAGATTTAGCACAGATACTTTGCGGCATACCTATTATGATACCAGGTTGTAATATTGCTGTATCACAACCTAAAGTGAAAGATATTTGTGCTTTTGGAGAAGACAGTTTTTTTCTTGCTTTGAATATGTTTTTGAAAGCTGATAAAATGGCTGAGGAAATAAAACAGGGCAATTCTCAATTATCTTATTTATCAGATTTTCAGATATTGATGGTTGTTTTTGAGCAAGAACCAGAAGCTAAGTCTTCTATAATCGATTTGTTCAATCTTATTTTTCCAAACTATATATATGAGTTTGATGCGGGTTGCATTAATTTTAGGATAGAAGAAAGTGAACGAATCATAGGCCGTTTAGACCCTATGAATTTTGAGAACTTTCAAGGTATCTTGAAAACTTTGTTTTTTCCTCAAGGTGGAGTCAACGAAGATGAAGACCCAGAATATAAGCCAGCCAATGATAAAGCCGCGGAAATTGCCGCTAAATTAAAACGCGGAAATGAAATTCGTAGGCAAATGAAAGAACAAGAGAATGGTAAGAATGCGCCTAGTAGTTTATTTGCCACCTACGCTTCTGCTCTTGCTATTGGGCTTGGCATTGATATAAATATTCTGTTTGGATATACGCCTTTTCAATTGTTCGATGCTTTTATTCGATATAATAAAAAGAGCGCTTATGACCTGTATCAAAAGGTTTCTACTACTCCTATGATGGATGTAAGTAAAATGGATGCTCCTGATATTTGGTTTGGTGATATATACAACCAATAATCGCCTTTTGGCGTTTATTATAGATGGATTTTCTTATTGTTGGTGCGTAAGCAATAAGGAAGCCAAGGAAAAATATGTATACAAGTTTTTTCTGGACAAAAAACAATTTTTGAAAACTTGAAAGGAGAAACAACATATGTCACGTTATGGCGTGAATAGCTTGCGCCAATATACCTTATCCGTGTAATCGCACGGGGTTTGAAATTTATATTTGTTTCAATAATATTATTATACTAAGGAGTTTTGCCTAATGCCCCTTTTAGAAAAGGACAAGGAAATTCTACTGACGCAGAGCGGTAGTAAAACCTCGACAGAATGGGTAGAATTTTTTGAGAATCGTTATCCTAAAAAACAATTATATGATTTTTGTTATGGTCATAAAATAAAAATGAAGCCGACTACTCTAGAAGAGTTTAGCCAATTGCAGTCAAGGCGTGCTCGACGATATAATATCAATGAGGATTATTTCAAAACCTGGACTCGGAATATGGCTTATATGTTAGGCTTTTGGTTTGCTGATGGATGTATTTATCGTGGACAAATGTTTGATATTACTGTCCATAAAAAAGATAGATATATTTTAAAGAAATTCGCTGAAGAGTTACAATTCCAAGGTCATCTTTATGATTATGTTGACCGTCAAGCTAGTCGAATAGATTTTTCTTGTAAAGTTATTTACAATGATATTGTTGCTCTTGGCGGAAAAGAATGTAAAAGCATGGATATTGAGTTTCCAGACGTGCCTAAAGAATATCTCTCTGATTTTATTCGAGGATATTTTGATGGCGATGGCTGTGCTTGTTTATGTAAAGGTAAGCGATTACGAACTTCCTTCGCCAGTGGCTCTCCGCAGTTTTTGTCTACTCTCCATCAAATTCTGAAAGAAGAAGCTGGCGTTATTGGAGGGTGTCAGTCAAAATGGGCGCTTAGCTTTGGTAAGCGAGATTCTATCCTTTTAGGTAAATATTTATATCGAAACAACCCTGAACTGTTTTTGAAACGAAAGCGAGATAAATTTCAAGCTATCGGGGAACCTATTTAGGAATCCCGAGTCATGTTATTCTATTTTAGAATATCGCGATGTAGAGACTAATTGCCTTGATAGGCATTGAGGGCTATTATTGATACATAGCTCAAAACAGGTATACTAATGTCTTAGAACGTTAGTAAGATATAGTCCATTATAAAAAAAATAATGACGCGAAATTTGTGATGTTGTTTTCAAGCCTCTCACCTCTGTTGACCTAGGTAATCAGCACTTTGATGCGATGCAGCCTATGCTATTTATTGATAGCGCTAAGACTTCTTCTCTCGAAGGCGCTGCTACCACAGTCTATGCCCAAGGCGGCAAGGGTAATCCTCGTCTTATCGGCTGGGAAGTGCATTTCATCTGCCCAGCCTATACGTATCCAGAAGCGTATATAAAATAAATTTTGTGAATTGCGGGAAACTCCTAATCATAAAGGACAATCCGCAGCCAAATAAAATGGTTCAACGACTAACCGAAAGGTGTAGGAATTATATAATTCCGAAGCGCAAAGTTCTTGAGTATACACAAGAAAAGAGATAGTCTAAACTGTATGTATATATGAAGATACAGAAAATTGCGGTGAAAAAACGCTCACTCTGACCCTCGAAGATGCCTTGCTAAGCCCAGTGAGCTTTGCTATGCTCTCTGGTGCTGGCCTGGTAAAGGGTAAAGCTGGTGTCAAGGGTCGTGAGATTTTTACTCACGCTACCTATGATATGGTCATCGAGGAAGTTGGCGGTAAAAAGGTTGCCGCACTCACTAATGAGGACCGCAATGGTGCTACCATCGTAGTGTCTAAGGAAGCTCCTGTTTATCCTGTTACTCTTGACAGCGCTGGCGGTATGGCTGAATACCTCTCTGCTGTTACTGAAGCTCAGGTTATGGTTGCTGGTGAAAGCGATTCTGATACTGTTACCCTGACCAAGGCTCAGTTTAGTGCGGATGGTAAGGTTCAAGCCGAGGGCAAGACGATTTATTTCGTTCTTGAGCCAGAAGCTAAACCTGGCGATTCAACCCTAGACGATGCCGCTAAGGTTGGCACGACTGTTCGAATTGATTGCTATGAGGTTCATGGCGATGAAGCTTGCGAAATTCAGATTGATGCTGAGAACTTTGCTGGCTACTACTACATCGAAGCCGATACTCTCTTCCGTGACGAAGAGACTGGTAATGATGTTCCTGCTCAGTTCGTCATTCCTCGTGGTAAGATTCAATCCAACTTTACCTTCACAATGGCCAACTCTGGCGACCCATCTACCTTCACATTCACTATTGACTGCTTCCCAGCTTACACAAAATTCAATAAGAAGAAGAAGGTTATGGCTACTCTTCAGATTATTGGCGCAACTGATACCACTCACAACTACCAGGATAAGGGTGTGCGTGGTCATAAGGAACGCACGAGGGATAGCGATGTTGATGGCTGGTACACCAAGTCAGTCTTTAACATGGGAAAATAACAGCTTCAACGTCCGATAAGTCTGAAGCGGTTACTGATAAAGTAGAAGAGCAATCTCTTCCAACTAGTGACGTAACGATTGATAATTCAACCGTTGACTCAGCTGAATCAGGTAAAACTGATTTCAAATCCATTCTAGGATTTTAGTTACAAGGGCTACCTGCGGGTAGCCCTTTTCTTTGTTTTAGGAGGTGATATTATGACTACTTTAATGAATACTATATCAAACCCGTCCTATCATCCATTAAGAGTAAAAAAGAGTCCAGATTACCTTCACTATTGGAGTCAAAACGTCCCTGATAAAGTGGCAATGGATATTGGCGCATTGTTTACTATAGATAAAAAACAAGTCATAACAAATCAATTGATTCATTTTCATAATCTTCAAAATAAGCAAAAACAAAATTTATCTGCAATGGGATTCACTGCCGATGAAATTGGCATGTTGTATGATGTTAATCAATATCAAACAGATTTGACGGATATTTTGATAAATGAATCAAATGCAATATTTCCTCCTAAGCCAAAAAGCTTAGAAGAAGCAATCACTGGAATGAAAAGTGTAAATTTAAGAGCCGCCAATAGTTCTATTGCCGCTGCCGCGAAATCAATTGAGGATTTTATCGATGTTTCTCTCATGCCATCTCAAAACGATTTGGCGAATTTGCAGTCAGTCTTGGTCCATGAATATGCTCAATATACGGGTATTTCTAAAAGTAGTAAGCTCACTAATGCTCAAAGAAGTAAAACATGCGAACGTATTTTACGAGATATTGCGGCTAATAATAATGACTCTTTTTTTAGGGTGAGAGATGTGAATGCGGCTTCTCATGGTTTGGATACTGCCAATAGGAAGTTGATTATGCTATCGGCAGCACTAAAAGAATTTCAAGGCGAAGGGCTACCAATCAAAAGAATGACTGTTAAGGCTGGTGATACCGCTTTACGAAAAGCGAATTCTCGTAAGCAAGTTAGTGGCACGTCAGAAATTTTACAAGCACTTATGAAAAAAGCTCAAGGCTCAGCACAAAATATATATGCGAATGCGGCAGAATTGGTGTCATATCAAGGAACTGTAAATGCATATGCCAAATTTTTCAAAGAAGCGAAAGAACGTCTTGGTTTAGAAAAAATGAATGGTCAATATTTGGGAAATAAAACCAATGGAATCTCTGTTCAAACATATACCAAAAATAATCCAACGTATGAGAAAATGTTAGATAGCCTAGAGCAAATTTCTCAACAAACATGGAATGTCCGTAGCACATCCGATTATGGCATTATCATGAGTAAAGATGGCGTTGAAGCAAATATTAATTTCACAGTAAAAGCAGGAGAAAGCACACGGGGACCCCTTCAAAAGAATGGCGCAATTATTAAATTGAAAGACGGTCAACCTCTTTTGACGCTTTTGGGTAGAGAAGCGGGCTTTTCTTCTTCTCAATTATTTGCGATTATGCAGGCGTTGGTTGCTCATGGAGATGAAGGATATTATGAATCTGTTTGGGAAAGCGTAAAACAAGCAGCTACCGATTTGGCGTTTTTGAATGCGTTAGCAGGACTCGATGATAATTCCAAAGCAACTTTCATGGTGCTTGGAAATCAAATTACGACGGTTGAAAATATTTTAGCTGAAAGATTACAAGGCAATGTTGGTGCTAATTTAAAAGCAGCAAGATGGAATACTGGCTCATTAGGCCGCAATCGATATCTTCAAATGAATAAATGGATTGATGCTACTAGTGATCCGAATGGCACGCCTAATCATGAATTGGCTGAACAGCGTTCTGAATTTTTATATAAAGACGTAAGCCGAGAATTGTATGCTACGAAAATTCAAATAGACATGACGATAAAAAGTTCAAGTGCCCTCTTGAATATTTTGTCATAGTATGCTATAATATAATAGATATATCAAAAGAGATAAAAGGAGTTATAACTTATGAATTTAGAGTTCGAAAAACAGCGCAAGCTTTCTACTCAAGATATGTATGATATCCTTGCTTTTGCGGTAGACGCGGCTGAGGATAACGGTTTTATGAATAGTTTTGTATTTGAGCGTGCCATGTATGAGTATGCGGCCATTATGGTTTTCCAAGAGGATAAAGAAACTCTTGCGTCCAAGGTTGCTCAGAATGTGAATAGCGCTTGGGATTATATGCTTGAGGAAGGCTATATTGACCGCCTTGTTGAGCAATATCAGCCCGAGCTTGATATGTTGGCCGATTGCGGCGAACGTTGGATGGAAGAGTATACAGCATATGCCCATTCGGCTCGTGGTCTTTTGGATACCGTAAAGATGGTTAGTGGTGATATTACTCAAAATATGATTTCTCAGCTGAAGCAGACAGCTGATAAAGAAGGAGTATCAAATCTCATTCAAATTGCTGACCAGTGGGGCATGAACAATACTCTTGAAGAAGTTGTAACAGAAGAGAATGCTACTGATTCCGTGTTTGAATAACATGGGCAGATAATAATAAAATGACCAAGCCTATTCTCCTATAGAATAGGCTTTATTTTTATGCCTAATCGCGATTATGAGATAAAAGGAATGCCTGTGATTTTTTAATATCACTGGCTGAATAGAAGAGAAAGGAGTGATTGCTTTTGGCAAAATATTCAAATACAGTTGAATATAAGCTTATCACTAGTCTTGATAGCAGCGGTATTACAAAATTACAAGCAGAAATTTTAAAGACCTCTAATGCTATTCAGCAAATGTCAACAAAAAAGCTCATTAGTGATAACTCAATGCGACAAGCAACAGACGCATTGGCTAAGCTACAACAAGCTTTGAATAAAAATTATAATTCAAAGATTGGCATGTTGGATATCAGTGGTTTTACTAAAGACTTAGACAAGGCTGGCATTAGCATGGATTCGCTGTCGAAGCGATTTAATCTTGCTGGAGCTAGTGGATTACAGACATTTACTTCCTTGATGGGTCAAATAACTAAGCTTGACACTGGTTTTAAATCAGTAAGCAAAACTGTTGATAAAATGTGGAACACAGTTGGCAATACTGTCCGTTGGGGCGTGGTTGCAAGTGGGTTCCAAACAATGCTGAATTCTGTTCATAATGCGGCTACATACGTAAAAGATTTGGACAGTTCGCTAACTAATATTATGATGGTTACTGACTACTCACGAGATGCAATGAATGAGTATGCCAAATCAGCTAATCAAGTTGCTAAAAAGCTTGGCAGCACCACTGTTGATGTCACACAAGGCAGTTTGGTTTATGCACAACAGGGCAAAGACTTACCTGAAGCAAATCAGTTAGCTCAGCTTTCAATTAAGTTGGCGAACGCATCTGGGCAAACAAGTGACGTGACTTCTGACCAAATCACCGCATATATGAATGCTTATGGCCTTGATAACAATATCCAAGAGCTATCTAAAGCATTAGATTCTTGGGCCGAAGTAGCAAATGTTTCCGCGGCTGATGTAAAAGAATTGGCTACAGCCTCGCAAAAAGCGGCTTCAACTGCAAATACTGTTGGTGTAAACATGGACCAATTGGCCGCGCAAATTGCGACAATTGAATCAGTTACCAAAGATGCGCCTGAGAATATTGGCAACGGTCTTAAAACAATTTATGCACGTTTCTCTGATATTTCCATGGGAGAAACTTTAGACGATGGTGTCAATTTAGGTCAAGTCACTGGTGCTCTTGGACAAGCAGGAATTAATGCTCTTGATAGTAATGGGAAGATGCGTGACGTTGGAGACATCATGGAAGACCTCATGGACGTATGGGGCCAAATGGACCAAACGCAAAAAGCAGCTATTGCTACAACTTTGGCTGGTAAATATCAGTTGTCCCGTTTTGAAGCATTGATGAATCGTTCTGATTTGTATGACCAATACAAACAATCAGCCCAAGAGGGTAAAGATAAAGGTACTCTTGATGTAATGAATGAGAAATACCTTGATTCCATGGAGGGCAAACTTAATCAATTACAAGCAACTCTAGAAGGTGTTTTCAATAATATCTTTGAGAGTGATGATTTTTATGCTGCCATTGATGGAATGACCAATTTAGTTGATTTGTTCAGTCAATTGACAGATGCCGTCGGTGGCGGAGACGTTGCACTTCAAGCTTTTGGTGCGACCGCGTTGCGTATTTTTAGTAGCCAGATTGGCACTCAAATCGGTAATGGTCTACAAAACATGGCAGTGAATCGTCAAAAGAAAAATAATTCTAAGACTGTTCAAGATAATCTTAATGCCCTTGGATTCAAAGATATTGAAAATGGGCGTTTAACTGATTTGCGAGATTCAATGATGAAGTCGCTAGACCTATCAGCGGGTGCCAATGACGAACAACGAGAGTCATTGAATCGTGTTAATGCTCAATTAGTGGAAACTAAGCAAGCCCAAATTACCGCCGAGCAAGAATTAATTGACCGCGCTAATGCTTTGAACGTTGCTTATGGAAATCAGCTCAAAATTGCTGGAGATTCGCCAATCGAGGTTAGTCATAAAGAGTATGTTGATTCTGATGGTAACAAGCGTACCTCGGCTTTTAGAGAAGAGGTAGATACTTCTGGATTACAATGGCTTGAGAGGGAAGGCTCTACTTTAGATAGTGCAGCTATAGACAAACTTCAGAAAAAGTATCTTACAATTAGTTCTACTGTTGAAACTTTTTCAAAGAATCTCAATGATGCTCGTGGTATACTTATTGATAGTGAGGACAATGCCACAGGTGCGGCCTTTGCTATAGAAAAATTGAAGCAAGCATTTAATGATACTAAAAATGCTGTTTATTTGACAAAGGAGCAAGCTGATGCTTTCAAAAAGGCACTTAATGAAGTAGAGGCAGCATCATTGCATGTCGGCGAGCCTGCTGAAGTTAGCATTGCTGAACTTATAGAAGTTCTAGATACAGCTATTTCTAAAAGTCGGTCTTTAGGAAGCAGCTTCCAACGTCTTGCTACTGATGAAAAAGCTGCTAAAGCATACGTTGAGGGAGGTTCTGCTGGTCTTCAGTCAGCTGCGAATAAATCTCAAATTACGCGTCAGCAAAATAGTAATGCGCAAAGAGATGCAGAAGGGCTAGAAGACCAAATAGATTTTTCACAAAAGATTTCTTCTATAGTCGATATGGCGGGTGCTGTTGGACAAATAGCTATGAGCTTAGAGTCTTTAGGTAGCTTAAAAGATATATGGGGCGATGATTCTGTTTCTACTACGGAAAAAATGAACTCCACTTTATTGAATCTTGCTATTACGCTACCTATGGTTGGTAGTGGCATAAAAGATATGCTGCCTGGTATCCAAAAAATTGGTAGTGGAGCAAAGGAATCTCTAACAAAAATCGCCGCCTTTGGCAATGGTTTTAAGACCTTGGCAACTGACGTTATCAAGCCGACAGGGGCTATGAAGCAAAGCAAAAATCTTATGGGAGATTTGAAGCTCGCTGCTCAACTTTCTTCTGAGAGTATCGGTGGATTAGGTAAGGCTTTCAAAGGGTTGGCTGGTCCAATAGGTATAGCAGTTGCAGCATTAGCTGCGTTTGCGGCTTATACAATTGGCAGCCAAATTGATAACAACACTAAATCAATTGAAGCTGCGCGGACAAAAGCTTCAGATGCAAAAGCTTCTTATGAATCTGTCAAGTCTGATAGCGATAGTTTCAAAGCTTTATACGAATCATATAAGGAAACTGGACAAGTTTCTGATGAAATGAAAGAGTCAGCTGATAAACTAGCAGATTCTCTTGACTTACAATCAGAGCGTGTTATGGCTGCTAAAGGATACTGGGATTTATTTGCCAAATCAGTAAATGATGCAACCGAAAAACAACGTGAGAGCGCGGAAACAGCACAAAAAACAGCCATTTACGCTAATCAAAAAGATTTGAATGGTGGATGGTTTACCAATGGAACGTTGTATAAAGGCAGTATCCAGGAAGATATGCGTGTTAACGCATTCAATATGCGTGATTCTCTTGGAGATGTTTCTGAAGATTCTAATTTCTATTCACAAAAAGACTTCGATACTATTACGGGATTGTCTGTTGATGCTATCAATTCTGCTAAAACATTTGGTCAACAATACCAACTTATCAAAGAAGCTCAAGAAGGTATAACTAAAGAACTCGATAGGCTAAACGCTGAAGACACCTCAAGTATGTCGGATGCTGAATTACGAGCACATACTTCCAATTTAGAGAATGCTACTAATTGGCAAAATTGGGCCAAAAATCTTTCTGATAATCGATTGTCTGATCAGTATCAACAATACTCAGATTATTCTGATATGCGTATCAATGATTCTGATATTCAAGCTGCGATAGGTCGTGGTGCTGATAATTTTGAGAAGATGGATGATCAGCTTCAACAATCTGATAAGATTTTAGCTGATTTTGTTCAGTCTCAAGGAAGTTGGTCTGACCAATTACAATATTTGATTCAGCATACAACGGATGAAACGGTAAAAGATAAGCTCACTGCTGAGCAAGCTCGTATGGACTTATCTTCTGCGGCCTATAATTATTATGGTGAACATAATGACAACGCGTCAGAAGAAGATAAAAATAATTTTGCTGATGATGTTTATGATAAATTACAACAATCCAATCTTTCTGATGAACAAATTATTCAACTCAAAGCATCTATCAATACAGATGATTTGATTCAAAATTTAGATAACATTATTGCTGACATCAACAATGGTAAGAGTGTTGATGATATTGTTCTGGAATATACTCTGAAAAATGACCCTGAAAATTCTTCTTATGAAAATGATTTAGCAAAAATTGATGGCGGAACCACAGATCAGGATATATCTAATCGTATTACTGCGCTTGATGATAAAAATATCACGAATGATTCTATCGCAAAAGAGGCAGAAGCGTATTCAGAAGCTACTGACGAACTTAGAGCCTACAAAGAACAAATTGAAGATACTAACAATGTCGCGCAAGACCGTATCAGACAGCTAAAACAGGAAAAACGTGCTCTTGAGCTACAAGGCGAATCTACAGAAGACGTAGATAAAGAAATTTCTAGTTTAAGTAATAGTATCAAAAAATCAAATAATGTATTCAAGGATATGATACTTCAGCAGCATGAAGCTCAAAAAGGTGCCGAGAAATGCGGCGATGCAATTGATGATTTTGGTGATATTTTACGAGGTCCAGTCGATTTAGCTTCTACCGATTATGTTGACGCTCTTGGACAGATGACCGACGGTCTTCAAGATTTCTTGTCAATAGATATGTCAGATTGGTCAATGGCTGACCAGGCAGCTTTTGTTTCTGCCAATATGTCTGACATTGAAGCAGCTATCAATGGCGATTATGACGCTTATATGCGTTTGAAGAACGCTTTTGTTGAGCAGGAACTACGAGCTAAACTTGATATTGATGATGAAAATTTTTGGAATCAATTATCAACTATTCAAGACTACGCAGCAAGTGGTTGGTTCGCCAATCTAGAAGCGGGTGCAAGCTTAGATGATACCGATTTTGCGGCAACATTAAGCGCAATGATTCAATCCATTATTGCCGCAGGCGGTGATATTGATGCGTTTATGAACGCTATCGAAAATATGGGTATCAAAGCTAACGTTTCTTGGGAAGAGATTCAATATGAAGTTCCAAGCACTGAAGGTGAACTTGGTGCTCTAGCAAATCCTACGACAAAAACGCTAAAAGTTCCGAAGATTAGCTTTACAAAAACAGGGCCTTCTGCGAGCGATTATGGTAATTACGTTGGTAGTAATCGTGGCAACAGCGGTGGAAGAGGCGGTTCTGGCGGAGGCGGCGGAAAAGGCGGCGGCGGTGGCGGAGGTTCTACTTATGAACCGAAAACCAAAGATAAAATTGACGACGAGCCTGATCGCTATGAGCGAGTAAACACTCAACTTGAAAAAATCGGTAATGAGTTAGACCGCATTGCTGACGAACAAGACCGTTTGACTGGTGATAAGCTTGCTAAGAATATGGAAAAGCAAATTCAGCTTCTCCAACGCCAAAAAGAACTTCAGCAAGAAAAGCTTCAAATTGAACAGCAAGAGGCTCAAGAACTTCAAAATAAGCTATCTTCGCAATACGGTGTTCAATTTGATTCCGAAGGCTATATGTCAAACTATTATGAAATCCATCAAGGTATGATTGATAAAATTAATAATTTGACAGACCAATATAACAATACCTCTGATGAAGCTGGTCAAGAAGCATTAGAGAAACAAATTGAAGATGCGAATAAAGCACTCGATAAATTTAATACAGATTATCAGCGGTATGACGACCTCTGGGCTGGCGATTTAGAGGACACTAAGAAGGCCCTCGAAGACATTGAAGACCAGATTGAAGATATCCGTATTTCTGCTTTCAAGAAAGGCGTTGAAGCTGCGGATAATATCAAGGATATCCAAGAATCTCTGATTGAATTCAACTCGCTCTATAAAGATATTTATCAAGAAGACCCATTCAACTCTGCAGCTGATTCTGTTGAAAAACTTGGTAAATACTTTGATGTTGCCACTGGTAGTATGTCAGAATATTATGATACAATGATTGCCAAAATGGAAGAATCCGCAAAACAAGAGGGCGTATCCGATTCTTATAAGACATATGCGGCTGCTCAAATTGAAAAAATGAAAGCTGCTAAGGCCGCATCGGGTCAAGGTACTGTTGAAGAATATGGTACTGGATATCTCGATATGGCGTACAAGAACGTCAGCGATATTATGGAGCAGATAGACCAGTTCAATAAGACTGGCAAATCCGATATCTTCGGCGAAGATTCCGCAGATATGTATGAGGTCGCTAAAGATATTTTCGACCAAGCTACTTCTATGGCAAAATCTTTTGCTGAAGAAGTCAAAAATCTACGAGATGAAATTATCGATTGCATCGATAAAATTGCGGATGAAGCTGAACGTCGTCAAAATTCCTTCCAAGCAATTACAGACCAGTTAGAGCACCAATTGAACATCGTTCAAATGCTTCATGGCGAGAACGCCTATGACGAAATGAATACCATCCTCGATGCTCAGCAAGGCGCTTATACTAAGCAAATTTCTGAAGCTCAACAAGTAATTGGCTACTATAATGAGCTTTTGAAGAAGTTGCCAGAAGGTAGTGAGGAATGGAAAGCAGTTCAAGACAAAATTATTGATGCTCAATCAAACCTGAATGACTTAGTTGAAACTTCTCTTGAGAAGATGCAGCAGAAGTATCAAAACACCGTCAACAAAATCACGAATGCTTGGGTAAAAGGTGCATTAGGAACTGACATTGATTGGATGAGCACTCAATGGGAACTCATCAATCGCAATGCTGATTACTATCTGGATGATGTGAATAAAGCATACAATATCCAAAAACTCCAAGGCAAATACCTGGAACTCTTGGACGGGTCTAATGATTTAGATATTCAGAAAAAAATTACAGACCAAATGGAAGACCAGCTTGATAAATTGCGTAAAAAAACCAAGCTGTCTGAATACGATGTTCAATACGCTAATGCTCAATTGGAAATCCTACAAAAGCAAATAGCTTTAGAGGACGCGCAGCGCAATAAGAACCAAATGAAGTTGCGTCGTGACACTCAGGGTAATTACAGCTATGTTTATACCGCCAATCAAGATAATGTCCGTGGTGCAGAATCTGACCTGCTGGATGCGAAAAACAATGCCTATAATCTCTCAAAAGACCAGATGAAGCAAACGCAAGATGACAGCCTATCCGCGTTGAAAGATGCTCAGTCTACTATCAACGATATTTGGACTAATGCGAACCTTACTCTTGAGGAAAAGCAAAAGCGTACTCAAACTATTATAGATAGTTTAAAAGAATACTTGGCTGCGACTAGCGAACAGCTTGGCACTTCTGAAAAAAATATTATTCAAGACTTTTTAGGAATGTGCGAGACTCTTACTGAAGAAAATAAGAGTGACCTACAAGATGCTTATGACCAAATAGTCAATGGCAATAATGACGCTTTCGACCAAATTGATACTCGTTGGCAGACTTCGCTTACTAACTGGTTACAAAATATGGATGCGTTTAATACATCCACCGATGAATCGATGAAACAACTTATCGCCAACGGTGAAGAATGGCAAAAAAATGTATCTTCCATTGCTGGCCTTGTTCAAACCGATTTTACCAATACGACTGATGTTGTAAATAAGTGTAAGGATGCTACTGCAGACTTATCAGCTACTTCTAAAGGCTTCTTCGAACTCTTGGATGAACAAAGCGGCTCAATCGTTGAGTACGAATCTAAGCTTCAAAACATGACTGATAAAATCAGCGATATGAAGAATATGATGGTAGCATATCGTCAACAAGTCAATGACCTTGCCAATCAGTTGACGGCTAAAGAGCAAGAGAATACCCAACTCAAAGCTCGAATCGATGAACTTGAGCATCCTGAAAAGTATGGTAATGGAAGCGGCTCAGGTGGTGGCTCTGGTTCTGGTGGCGCAGATGCAGATACTGCATATCGTATCGCCAACTCAATTTGGAATACTGGCGATAAGGGCGGATGGTATGATGACCCAAGCCGTAGTAAGCTTATTACAGAACGTTTTGGCTATGCTATGTATGAAGCGGTTCAAGCGTTATTCAATAGTGGCTATGGCTACCACTGGATTGACTTGAGTAAAGGCTATGAACACTATGATACAGGCGGGTATACAGGCGAATGGGGACAGCCTGATACCTCGAATGGTCGTTTTGCCATGCTACACCAAAAGGAATTGGTTTTGAATGAAACTGATACGGCTAATATTCTCGAAGCGGTAAGGCTTGTGCGAGACATGACTGAGAATGGTTTATCCAACATGGTTAGCTCAACTCAATCCCAATATAATTCAGTTATTGGCAAACTCGCTCAAGCGCTTGATTATAATAACCAACAACTTGACCAAAATGTCCAAATCACCGCGGAATTCCCCAACGCAGAGAATTTTGCGGAAATACGTGCAGCGCTAGAATCTTTGAATGGTTATGCCGCGCAATATGCGTATCGTACAAAATAATGGTCAAAACAATATTATTCTAAATAATTTATTTTGAATAAGTTGTAGGACAAAATATTAGGGAGGACTTCGATTGTCCTCCCTATTTTTTATTATAGAGATATAAAAGGAGTTATGAATGGCTAATATTCAGGAGAGCATACTTCAGGCGGTGGATACGCTTGTTCAGAACCGTATCAACGGCATTGAAGCCGATAAAACGGTTATTGCTACCATTGTAGCCTGCTCCAATGCTTTTACTCGTGAGTATAAAGTAAGTTATAATGGCGGGCAAACAGTGGCGTATGCCCAAGAAGGAGTAACATACGCTGCGAATACGTCTGTTTATATGCTTGTGCCGCAAGGCGATTTCACGCAAAAGAAAACTATCATAGGCAAAACTCAAGCTATGAGCGACGATGAAAATATCAGCTTCGTCTCTTCTGCTATTTCAGATTATAATGTGATTGGCAAAAATTGTATTGCGGATAAAAATAATGCGACTCCCGCGGGCTTGAATTCTTATTATAAAAATGATTATGCTTTGATTTATAAACACAATGATAATGACGAAGACCATAAAAAACAATTCGTTAGCATTGATAATGGTGCGTTAAAAAATAATTTACTTGAAGCGGATGCTGTTCTTGTTGAAGCATCATTCATGACGCGCTTACCGAAAGCTCACCGTTATATTTCCCGTGGTAAATACGGCATTGAATTCGTGCTGGCTTTTTTAGATAGTTCCAAAGACCCAGTTAGTATTGTTAATAAAGACTATCTTATATCTAAGTCTATTACGAGTAATGATACCTTTGCAATAGATACTATTACCACAACAACAGAACTCTTACAGAATTTATGGTTGGATGATAAGTTCATTAATGGTGATTTTGGTGACTACCAACAACAAATGTCTAAGGATGTTATAACTCCACTTAATACTATTGTGAATTCAGCCTCTTTGACTGAAGAAATCTCTAATGCAGCCAACAAACTAAAAGTCATCGCTGATGCGATTTATGAAAAAATGCTTGCAGCTAACTCACTCAATGCTATTGGATATGATTGCGCTGATATTATATTGGAACATATCTATCTACCAAACTATAAAGAATATTCAGAAGAAGAGTTGAAAGAATGTACGGTCCAACAGGTCAAATATCAATCTTATACAATTGATAGTAACGCAATGACTGGCGACCCATATAATTTCAATGTATATGCTGACCAATATGTCATTTTTCCAATAGACAAAGAAAACTTTCTACATATTGATAGTATTCTATTCTATTCTCAAGACTTCGTTGAAAAAGACGACGAAATCAATTCTGATTTGTATGGTGACGACATTTTTGTCAAAGAATTAGAGTTCTATGGTTTGCGGAAAATTAGCGCCAAGAATGGCGAGTATGTTTTATCATTATCAATGCCGCAAGGCAATACTTTCAAATCAATTTTAGCCACAGACAGCTTGAAAATCATAGGCCATGTGGCACAGAATATTAATACAAATCTTTCTGATGCTACTACTTTCTACTGGCTAAAGCAAGACAATCGTATTGATAGCAGCAAGGCTTTCGCATATGCTGGCAAAGGTTGGCGTTTGCTTGACGTCGGGCACAATTATTCATGTAAGATATATGCCAATGATAATATGGCTTTTGAGAATAAATATTTATGTATAGCTATCTATCAAGACCAGCTTATTCTCAAAGAAGAATTTATTTTATATAATGATTCAGTCAAGAGAGATTTATCAATCACCTCTTCTCTTGGAACTAAATTCAGCTTTGACCGTGGCGTGCCAGAGTTGACTTGCTTGGTCAACGGACAAGAATCTGGATTCGAGAAGTCTGACCATCCAGATAATTTTTTCCGTTTCGTGTGGTCAAAAGTTGCGACAGATGGAACTGTTACCATTTTTAATGAAACAAAAGAAGAATTAGAAAAACGATATAAAGATAATATTGGTAAGCTAAGTTATAGCGAATTATCTTCCATCAAAAATAAGATTCAGCAACTTGAAGGCGTGTCTTGGGATAAAAACAAACTCATTTATCCTGTGAAGCAAATTGTCTCTCAAGAAACATTCAAGTGCGCCGTATACCTGCGAGATGAAGAACCAAACGATAATCAAACGATTGAGGATATCGAATATCTGATTGGCTCTCCTGAAATTACATTGCTCAATGAGGCAGTGGCTCAAGCTAAAGATTATTATATTGAAATTGTTAATGGGGATCAGGTATTCCAATATAGTGAGTCTGGTGTAGCTCCCAATAGTGAAAGATATGAAAATCCGCAGACGGTTATGCCGCTTAGCTGTAAATTCTATGACCCAAACGGTCTTGAGATTTCAGGTGCGGCATATAATGTGAAGTGGAAATTCCCAATTACGAACTCAATGGTTGTTGCGCCAACCGTCAATGTAAGAGTCAATCCTGCGAATGGTAAATTAGAATACTGTATTTCACAAAATTATCCACTTGCAATTGCGGCCAATTATAATTATAATAGTACAACCAATCAAATTCAATGTATCGTTGAATATGAGGGCGAAACCTATACGCAGTATACCAACTTACTATTTACCAAAGTTGGTGAGAATGGCACCAATGGCACAGATATTGTAGCACGAATCAAGGTGGATGCTTCGAATTTGTCTGATGATACTTTACCAGCGTTGATAATTTTTTCTAATGGCAAAGTGACTGAATGGAATACAGGCAAAGGTATTGACGAACCTGTTTTTGGTTTTCAACTCTATCAACGCAATGAGACGATAGATGCTCATTCCGTGAATTGGACGATGGCAGGCGGTCGCACACGATTCTTTGATGTTAAAAATGGCATTCTTTCATATGACGGCGATTCTACTAAGAATTGTTTCAGAACGCAAATTGTCAAAGCTTCTACCTCTTGGGAAGGAACGCAATACTACGCTTTCTATGGCTTCCCCGTGATTCAATATAATTATGGCATCAATGGAGAGCAATTATTGAATGGTCGCGTCGAGATTTGCGACTCCGATAGTTTGAAAAGTATTCTATACAATGCCAATGGGTATAATCCATTGTATAATAAATTACAAGGTGTCAAGCTTCGCATTATTGATGGTCAAGCTGATGTGGTCAAAAATCATTATATCAAATGGGCCGCGGAAGGCGGTATGCCTACGAGGGTTGGTAGCGTATATCCAAACAACCCTGAGAATCCTAATTTCAAACTTATTCCAAAAGCCAATAGTAAAGACGGTAAAAGAGTGTTGGACTCTTATCAGGTTGAAGATAATAGTATTGTATATATTCTTCCTGATGATTTTTATAGTGGCGAATATACGAACAATCTAGTTCATATTTCAATCTATCTAGATAAGAGTGATGCAGATAAAGGCGCTATTCCAGAAGCCGAGGTTTATTATCCTATCAATATGAGTTTGAATACTTATGAGCTTCAATCTTTGAATGCGTGGGATGGACAGCATCTTGAAATCAATGAGGACGAGAATTATATCCTTGCCCCGCAAATTGGCGCTGGTGAGAAAGATAAGAATAATAAATTCACTGGCATTGTAATGGGCAAGGCCCAATACTATGATGAAACCGATGCACAAGGTAATCTTGAGGGTACGACAAGTCTTGGTCTTATTGGATATAGCCATGGGTTACAATCTATTTTCTTGAATGCGGAAGATGGTAGTGCGACATTCGGCTTGCCACAACTACCAGATGATAAAGGATTACAGTCGAACCAAGAGCGAGAAGGCCGCATTAAGCTCGTTCCTGGTGGAACTTCTACTATTGCTAATTGGCATATTGGGGCAAACTCGTTATACAATATTAGTAACAATGGTAAAAGTTATTTGCGCGATGATATTGGTCCTAAATACGCCGATTTGAAAGGTGATTATAAAATATCTATACCGAGCGAATCAGAAGGTGTTTTGCTTAGCTCATTGCCAGCATATGTTTCAGTCAAAGGCCGCATGGTAGGTAAAGATAGCAACGTTGATTATATGGCTGCAAATACAATTGTTCAGCCATACGACAGTTTTGAATTGCAGTTAGACCCCTCACAGCGTTCGGTATTTACGGTATTCAGGCATACCTCTGCCCCAGAAGGTATTCTGTTTACTGTTTGGGATAATAAAATTTGGTTATCAAGTCAGTTGACGGCTACAGATAAGGGCTATAAGTTAAATGAGGGTGTTACGGAGCCTTTATCTACAGGTATACCTAATAAAGAAAAAACCAAGATTGTCGGTTGGGCTACTAATAATAAATATTCTAAAACTGGTGATTATATTATTGCTCGTCCCATGATTGATGAACAAGGTAAAATCCAAGAAAATAATTGGTATTTTTGCGCTGTTAAGGAAACTGGTAATTATTATTTGCCAGAATATAATGATATCATAGAGAATCAGAAAAAGATTTACGAGAATCTTGTATGGCATCGTGAAGCAAAAGTTGGCATTAACTCACAAGGCCGTTTCTACACCAATGCGTTAAAAGATAGCACAACCGCGTTAAACATCGGTCCTCTTGGAGGAT